AATAGGTACATTCCTGACAATGTACACATCGTCTTTCGGATACTGGGGATCGATAGAGTACGCTGGGTATCTATTAATCTTAACCTCAGCAATCACGGCAGTCTGTGTGGTGTTTGCTAAGTTGCACCCAATAATCACAGTCTGTTTCTCCACCTGCGTGCCTTGCAGCTCTACGGCGTAGATAGAAGTCTCGACAGTGCCGATACCTGTTTTAGAAGTTGAGATAAATTTATTTGCCATTTTTTATTAACCGAGAGCGATAGCAAGAGCAGTAGCATCAAGACCTGCTTCCACAGACACACCGACCTGGGCAGCAAGAGTATTCACCTCAACCTGCAATTCATTGATCGCATTAACAAGGTTTGCTTTGTTTTGTGTTGTGAGGTTGTTAAGATTACCAATGGTAATGTCTTTAATTTCGTTGATAGCAGCAACGATACTGGATTTAGAAACTGTACTTAAGTTGGAAAGAACACCAACAATGATATCCTTTGTTTCATTAAGAGCAGCAACCAAACTAGTGTGATCTGCAATGTTTGCAGACAGTTGTGTCAAATCGCCAACGTCAGAATCAAGTTCATTGATCGCATTAACGACACTAGTTTTATCTACAGTAGTTAATTGAGATAAAGCTTTGATAATGGTATCAGTAATATAATTAATTGCCTCTACCACATTATCTTTATCATTAGCAGGAATCTCGCCAGTAATACTTGCGATGGGTCCTAACTCAGTATCAAGTTCAAGCAGACAATCTGTAATAGTCTGCGCTACAAGGTTATTCGCAACAGCCTGAGCAATGATTTTGCCAGAAAAGTCGCCATTGTCAGCGCCAATATCATTGATTTCAAGACGCTGCTGCTCAAACGTATAATTTTTTGCTACGTTCCTGACAGTCATTATCGGATAGGCAGTTAGAATCTAGATTTATTTATATCAAGATCTGATGAGGGATCTATAGTATTTAATTGTGTTAGTTGCATATGTAGGGGTGAAAATCACCTCTACATTACTGCCATTATATTGAGCAGAAATAGTACCTAGTGCACCCTGATCTAAACCACCAGAAGTCATAGTGGCATATTCTTCAATAAAGATATCAGTGCCATCGTGCATAATCAAGACTTCTTTAGTCTGGACAAAAGCTCCAGACATTACCTGAACAACATACTTACCGCTAAAATAATCTGCACTAGTGAATGTATCGATAACTGCAGCTTGGATAACAGCAGTGGTAAGTTGACCGCAATCTTGACCGTGAATATCGCGAGTTAATACAAGTGAATCCCCTTGGTCATTGTAACGAATCTTCTCGTCACCGCCAAGAACTAGACCAAATTGGTCGGAAGCAGGACGGAAGAATCCGTTATCCTGATCGAGATAGAATGAAATGCCAGGAATAGCTTCAGTACCATCACCTGCACCAGTGAAACCAGACAGGTTAGTCAGTCCATTACCATCACCAATGAAAGCTGTAGCACCAACAGTACCATTAACTTGTAAAATTTGCGCAAGAGCATTATTGGGATCTTGCCCAATGCCCATTTTATTATTAGTGGGATCAACTTTTAAAAGAGGAATATTTGATCCAGTTGGTTCAATGGTGACAACTGCACCATCAAAAGTAACAGAAGAACCAACCCCAGAAACTTCTATGGAAGCAGCTTCGAGGTCTGCAACTAAAGTTCCTCTGGTAATAGTAAGATCGCCACTAGTGGTACCCGTAAATGTACCTGTTCCAATTGCAAACTTATCTTCAGATTCATCATATCCGATAAATGCATTATCGGCAGTACCACGCTCAAGGACAATGCCCGAATCACCAGATGGTGCGCCAACAACACCATTACCAAGTTCAATCAGTTTATCTCCAACCACAGTGTTGGTAGTAGAGACAGTAGTGGTTGCACCAAGAACAGTTAGTTCACCGTTAATGATAACGTTATTCGCAACTTCCAAATCTTCAGTTGGGTTGCCTACCCCAATGCCTACCTTACCCTGACCAGTAATAACCAGAGCATCGGAAAGAGCATTAACAGAGCTACCACTAACACCAGAAGATTTAGATGTTTTTAATCTAATGGCACCACCAGAAGCAGATCCAGTACTAGCACCACCAGCAATTACGATATCTGATCCAGAGACATCAACACCAGTGACATCTTCTCTAGAAACCTTTCCAGTAACGTTGAGAGAAGTTGCAACAGTAACTGAACTAAAGCTAAATGCTGCAGTGGTATCGATTTTAGGTGGAGTAATCGATCCATCTCTAATAACAGCGGTACTAATTGCTTCTAGACCGACAGTTGTGCTGAGTTTCTCCGTAGTGATGGAGTTATCTGCTAACTTCAGGGTCGTGACAGCGCCATTACGGATAACAGATGTAGTGACCGCTTGGGTGCCTACACCACTATCCAGTTTGGCGTCACTGACCAACCCATCATTTAAACCAGTTCTCCTGATTCGTGTAAGCGCCATTGTTTAAACAGTTCCTTATGTGAGTATTTATAGTTTAGAAATCAGGTCCTTTAAAAGAGACTTGATATCGGAGACATCCTTCTTCAAGGAAGTAATCTCTTGTTCATAATTCAAGTTTCTTTCGGCAAGCGCTTTTTGGCGCTTGTATGCCTCAAAGGAGCTTTTATCGTGATTGATAATAGCTCCTGTATCATCGCGATGATAATCTGTGTGTCCTTGTACCTTTTTCATATGATCATCCGCCCATAATTCAGCGATAATGTGACTAGGCATTAGTAAGTTGCAATTGCACGAAGATCTCTGATTCTAGGAGGCATAGACGGATTTCGTGACTTCATAATCACTTTAATTGCAAAAGAGTTAAAGTCCTTAAGACCATTCACAGTATATGAATATTCTTTGAAGTCAGCTTCAGATTCGGTAATTGCCGAGAAGTTGGTGCCAGTCGAAGGAGCAACAGTCACATCAGGAGAACCATTCATATTAAAATAGTTCCAGTTAATTTCGTTGAAAAAGACTTGCTGAGAAGCACGCTTCGTCTTGTACATCACAACCACATCATCAATCTCCTGCAGAGCAGCAGTAAGCTTAATAGTGATTCCATTGCCAGGATTATCAAGAGAGATTTCCTTAGTCACATAGTTCGCGACGTTAGAAGAATTCTTGAGTCTTTCTGGTGTGAAAAGGAAACCATATGCATCATAAACGTATTTAATTTCCTGAGGAACATTAAAGCTCTTATTGATGACATCAAAACCAGACTCATAAAGACCAGTCGTGACATCACCAGAACCAACTAGATCGCCCATTACAAATTCTGCATCATTAGAATTGAAAATGAGGCGATAATTTTCTTGGTTCCATCTAATAGCATTACCAGTCTTGGTGTCTGTGTTATTGGCAAGATTGATATCAGGATCAATGTCAAACTGAGCAAGAGACAGATCACCAGCGATCTTCAGAGGTAAAGTGAAACCATTAGCAGCGCCAGATGTTGGGTTTGTGGTAACACCATCAAAGTTCCACTCTTGGTTATAAGAAGAGGAACCACTGAATACAGGTTCTTCGCCAAGAATGAAACCATCACCTTCAATAATTCTCACATACATTTCACCAGGAGAAGATGCATCCCAGTAAGACAGGACACCCTTGGTGCCAGATGTTTTACCAGTGATAACCTGACCGATACCACTTGTAACTTCAAAAGTTTGAGCTGAACCCAGAGTTGCAGGAGTACCTGCACTATCGGTAAATCTCATCACAACAGTCTTATACATTTCGACCTGCTGGACTTTCTTACCGTATCTGCTCTCAGCTCCAGTAGGACTCTCAACACGGTTGGTTGTGAGAATTGCCTTAGGATTCTTGAGATTGATAATCGGAGAAAGATTGGGGTTGGTTGTATTGAGAGTTGCGGAAACAGTAAATGACTTCTTCTCATTCATACGAGAAGCATACATTTTTTCATTCAACTTAGAAGCAATAACACGTTGTGTTGGGAAGTAATACTCCTTATTCAAAATAATAGGAACAAACTCTTCCAGACCGTAATCAGTAATAGTTTCTCTACTATCGACTGGTTTAATCTTAGTTGTTTGAACTCTAGTCTGCAGATCGGTCTCTGGATAATCCATAGCATCAATCTTGACCAAAGCTTTCTCGAACTTAACTTGACCCAGAGCAACAATATCGTTACCACCACCGCTAGCAGTACCACCTGCAACAACAGGCATTGCTAATGTGTAGAAGTCAATGCCAGCATCAATAACTGGGAGAATCTGATTGTTCAAGCTTGTGCTAGAGAAACCACCAACACCATCAGCATTCTTTAATGCGACATAGGAACCAGGATTTAAACCGTGGTTCTTATGGTCAATCTTAATAATCTTGGTGTTTGCGCCAAACAACTGACTCGAAGTTGTGCCAGAACCATCTGCATCAGTTCTGATAGGACCAGGACCAAGTTTCTCATATCCAAGATCATCATTGACCAGATGAATAACGCCAGGTTTGCCAACTTCAAACTGCGCACGATGAATCTCAAACTTCAGATCTTCGTATTGGTTCGCGGTCCAAAGATTGCTATTCTGACTCTTAAACAGTGAACCAAGAAGAGGCTGAGTAGTAACTGTAGAGTTACTATTAATCTCAGTTTCGCCAAGGCGAGAGATGAACGTCTGGTACTGAGTGCTATTTGTTTCGACGATAATAGCGTATTCACGGTCATTTTCAAGATATACGGGGTACTGGAAATGAAACTCTGTAGGAATAAGTGCTTTGCTATCTGTAGCAACACCCATTCTCACGGCTGGTTTGTTATATTTAATAACAGCAGTTGCCGAAGCAAGCTGTGTGGCACTTGTACTAACGATCAGAACACTAGGTGCTGTTGTATACTCGCTACCACCAAGGGTGGGATTAATTTCGTAGATCTTCTGATCGGTAACACTAGGAACAGCAGTTGCTGTAACGCCACCAGGCAGACTAGGAGATTCAATGGTGACAGATGTAGAACCCGCATATCCATCACCCAGATCATTCATAACAATGTGAGACAGATAACCAGAATCTTGAACAATTTCCATCGAAACGATATCATCGCCAGATCTTGCATTATTAGCAACCGTCAAAGAAGTGATGACGAGGGGTTCGCCAGGGATAAATGTTTCTTTGTTATGATTACTCAGCACCAAAGTATATACTTGCGAAGTGGCAAGAGTAAAGTTGCCATTGACTTCGGGAACAGGTGAGTTCTGAGCGTCAAGAACTTTCAATAAAGGACCCTGAGCATTAGAAGTATCACCTTCGATAATTTCATCTTTGATTAGAGTATGAGAACCACTGGTAATAACACGCAGATAAGTGTTGGGATCTAAGACGACATTAGAACCAGGCAGTGTATTCTTGGAGGGTCTACCAGCAATTGTATCAGTCAGCTTGATAGAGATAGGTAGAGTTGCATCTTTCTCTGAGAAGAACATATTAACAGAGGTTGCAAACACACCACCTTCAAAGCTTTCAACACGGAAAGTTTGTGCTAGAGGGTCAACGACAGAAATCTCGGGATTGAGAATATTTTCTGTATATTGCGTTCCATCAGTTTTATCATCTTGATCGAGATTTTCGACAGCGATGATATCATTCGGAGGAGGTTCTTTGACAGCTGTTGCAAAGAAGGAGACGTTTGCAAACGTCTCTGGATGCATCCCATTAGTAGCGCTACTGGTAAACTTAATTTTCTTAACACCCAGAGGGAACTTAAGACCCACACCAGAAGTAAAAGTCAGATCATCAATATTTTCCTGATAATTGGTATTAGAAGCTGGTCTTCTTCCCGAAGGAATAAGGATAACACCAGACGCATTGCCAGCATCATCTGTAATAATATCTTCTCCCCACTGCCCAAGGGAAGAACCAGGAGTACCAGAATAATTACGATCTGGGATAACATATCCAGAAATATTAATGTTATCCAGGAAAGGATACAGTCTGGTATTTGGTTTCATCTTACGAAGATGGAACTCTACATACTGCTCCTTGACATAGAGTGTAAGGGAGGTAGAAAGAGTCTTTTCTCCAATGGTAGTGCTGCTCTGCTGCAGCGGAAGTTCTGTATTTTGAGCTGCGAGATTGGAAGAACTAGTAATCTTAGACTGAACAACTTCAGCTTCGGCAGTATCAGGAGCATCAGAACTTAAAGAATTGACATTACTAAACTCCGAGTCATTACCAAGAATAGTAATTTTACTGACATCGTGAATTTGAGACAGAGCAACATCTCCATCTTCATAAACTTCCAGAGGATCGAGAGTCTGGTTGTCGTTATTATTCAGAGAAGGAAGCTGATACTCATCAAACCACGGATCAATATTTGGTGTCAGTTCTGCAGATCCCTTAAATGCAAAGATCAAGAAAGGATTAACCGAGATAGTTTCGGTAGCAAAAACGTTTTGTGCCAGAACTGTTTGAGTGAACGGCAGAGTAACCATACCATTATTGACAACATAATTTGCCAACAATCTAGAAGTAGGTGTCGGATCTAATTCCGAAAGAGTAATACTAGTCTCTTTAGACTCAGGACGCAGAGCACCACGGGTCAGATCAAGTGCGGCTTTAAAATCTACACTATTGATGTTAGAGAGATTGTAGTTCTCAAAGTTGTCAACAGCAAAACCAGACTTAAATCTATCAAGTCCAGTACTAGCATCCTTAATCTGTGTATTCAGCGCAGACTGCTCAAGAACAGACAGCATTGTATATCTTTCAACACGCTCAATTCTCTTTTCGAGTTTAGAGATATCGCGCATTGTGAAGCGCTTATTCTCGACAGGGAAGATTTTGACCTTCCTTAAACTATCAGTGAAAGCTGGAATATAGATCTTGAAGACCTTAATTGCCTCGTCAATAGTTTGTGCAGACTGAGGATCGTTAGAACCAGCACCCTTCTTGACGATAAACTTACCATCTTTCTTGAGATAAATGGTATCAATTCTGTCCACATAATACTCGTAATAACAAGCAAATGTGTAAGGAATAGAAGAAGTACTAACTGTATCAGCAGGCAAAGCAGCTGTAACGCCACCAGTAGTAAACACCTCGGCAATGTTAGACTGAGGATCCATCACACTAGCGTTAAGGTAACCAGGCACAAATGCCGATGTACCAACCAGAGGACGGAAATCAATCACGTCTGCCAGAGACTTCTTACCATAAACATTGGAAGTGAAAACAGGAATCTCTTCATATCTAACACCATTTTCGTGTAGATAAGAATCGACCGCGAAGAAATCGCCTTCGGAATGTTTGAAGTAATCAAAACCAATAACTAAAGTGCCAGTAGGAGTCCTAAAACCAGGCTTTCTAACCAAAGCAGATGTATCATATAGAGAGTCTCTCTGACCATTGTCGAACAAGAAGTGATTGGTAATATCGGTACCAGAATCTCCGACAATTTCGCCATTTTCGTTAACTGTAGGAGCAATACCAGATTGTCCTTCATAGACGTATCTCAGTCTATAAACATCGGAGAATGACTTAACTTGTCCAGTTGGATTATCGTAGTTGTCGCCTCTGAGAGGAATAATTTCGTTATCAATATCAGAAGCAATAGAAATTCTATAGTTTTTGACAGCAGTCTTAAGCTTGGGTTTCGCTTTCTGAGTCTCAATAGTGCAAGAAATCTTCAGCTTCATATCTGCCAGATTCAATGCACCAGACTGATAGAAATAATCAGACGGCAGTTTAATATCAAGAGAACCAGCAATGTTTCCTCCTGTGCCACTATTGATAGTGACCATTGAAGAATCAACATACAGAATGTCGCCATCCTGCACAATATCTCCAGTAGAACCACCATATCTGGTAGTAGTTGCACCAGCATTATAGACTTCAATTACATAATCACCTTGATTGAAAGGAGCGAATTGCTGCTGACCGAAATCAAGCTGAGCAGCAATGTTGATTTCATTCGTTGTACCGTCAATCGTGACGGACTCAATAAACTGCTTTCTCGAATAGTAAGTGATACCTGTATCGGTATCATTAGTAAGAATAGATGCAACCTTACTATTAGGCAGAGGAAGAATAAGACTAGATTTACCAGAATTACTGACCTTTGCCGAAACTTTAGCAACGGTGATAGCGTCAAAGTCAACTAAGAGACGCTGCTTCAAATAGATTCTACCGACTTTATCTGTAGAGGCATTACAAGCGCTTGCAACTTCATAACGATAAGTAACACCATCAATAGTAATTTGAATCAGATCATCTTCTTTCAACTCATCTGCAGGACGCGCAGTGTAGTTTGTAGATTCGATGAAATCGCAATCGGCTTTACCAGAGTACTGTAAGTTATTACTGATAGTTACAAAATTAGTGTAATCAACATCAGCATACTGAATATCAGCTGTGAACACTTTAGAAGAACTACCGTGCGTCATACCGATAGAACGCAGGTCTTCGGTACCAAATGTTTGGATTACGTTTTTGTAAAGATAAGCTCTGACATATGCATCCTCATCACCTGCACTATGAACACCACCAACGTCAACCACTTCAATAGTTGGTGGAATAGTAAATGTATCAGTGATTTCTCTTCTACCTAACTCAGTGAAGGAAACAGAGTGAACATAGTCTTGCTGTCCATTGATACCATCTACAGTAGTCTCTCTCCTGACAGTTACATAGTTACCTTTATATTGTCTTTGACCAATTTTGAGCTCCATCTGCTCGGCATAGTTTTCGCCACCATATGGAACAGTGAAGTGACTAATACGACCTTCGACAGCAATAACAGCAGATTTTGCGCTATCATCCATATCGAAAATTTCTTCACCTTCTACAAACTCACCGACAATACTTGACAGTACAAGTGTATTAGCGTGAGATAGTGCAGCATTTTCTGGGTCATTTTGACCCACGGACAGACCACCTTCGACAACTGCAGTAGCACCAGAGATAGAACCCTTAATGTTAGAACCAGTCTCAAAAGCGTGATTGCCAGTCAGAACAATTTTGCTAAACAGAATCGGGTTTGTATAGCTGAAAGTAAATGTGCTGTCTTGCTGATTGCTAGAAGAGAAAACATTTTTTGTCTTGTCAAATCCAGTAGGAGTTTTGACAAACTTAAAGTCTCTTGCAATACCACGACCAATGATTGGATGAACAGGAGTCGTATAGTCCAGGATCATACCATAATAGGTACTACCAGTGTTGTTGCCATAGAGCGAGATACCATTTCCAGCACCACCACCAGATCCACCAAGTTTAACTGGACCGTGTGCTTGATAAGACTGATGAATACTGAACAGAGCTTTAATTGAACCTCTGAGGACCAGTTCGTGAACAACGTCAATAGAACCATCATTCATACCGCCAGCAGCAGTATCTCCAACCCAAGGGACTTCTCTATTCAGATCTGTTTTATAGTTGATGTTAAATCTCGCACCAACTACTTTGATCTCATCATAAGACGTGCCATTGTAGTGATAAACCGTAGCTGCCTGACCAGTCTTGAGAGGAGTATAGACAATATCAGTAGTGTTATTAACAAGATCGATAGGATCGCCATTAACAGGGTCAACACCAGGATAAACCCATACACTCATCGTGGCGATATCATTATTATAAGCTGTGCCTCTAAAATCTGATGCTGCAAAAACAGCAGTATCGATATTGTTATCCTTACCGTTTGTACCTAAGTAAGAGTCGATAAACTTGCGATAGAAGTCAACTTTCTTAAATGGGGTTGCTTCGCCATCGCTAGTGGCACTAATAGGAACAGTACCGTGAACACCACGAACACCAACAGTCGGTAAAGCTGTAGAATATAATCTTGTATTTTCTCTATCTTGTGTTTCTTTTGCTTTATCTAATTCGAGATACTTAGTATCAGTGCTCTCTACTTCATAACCACGAATATAAGCTTTGCCAGGACCAATGCTCATAATGAACTTATCCTGAGCTTGTAACTCAGTTAATCCATTAATAAGACCATTAGCATCAGTACTATAATAACCAGATCCATCAGTATTATAATACTCTTTCAGATCGGCAATAAAGTTTTTAACGATATAATCACCAGACTCATCATATGTTCTACGCGCAAGAATCTCCTCAATCTGACTGGGAGGAGTTTGTTTAATTTGTCTTTGAATCTTGCCTTCTTGAAGATAAACTAGTTGGACAAAATTCTTATTAGAAGGTGCATTAATATCAAACTTTTGCAGAGAAAGATTGATCTTTAATCTATGTGCACCAGGAGCTGAATAGTTGGAATAACCCTGAGCATTATCTTTCAGAGATGGATCGTCTTCTGGGGTGACGATAGTTTCTGTAATATCCCAACCAACTTTATACGAAGAAGTACGGCTATACTTCTCCAAGATCAAAGTCTGAGCTTCGTTTTGGACGAAGTGACCATTAATAAAGTAAATGCCTTTTTGAACGTTGACAGCAGAACCAAACCCCATAGCAGGAGTATCTGCTGGTTTGATACCATCTGTACCAACAACTAATGTAGGATCATTATCAAGAGAAGGATTCTCTAATTTGAGAGCTTCACCTTGTCTAAACTTAACATCAGTATTATCAGAACCAGAACTGACATACTTGACAAAAATAGTGTCGGCATCTGTTGTTGTTTCTAATGTAATATTATCAACAAATGCCTTAACACCAGAAGTCTGACCGACAAGAATTCTGCCGATCAGCTGGTTGATATTGTATTTGACGAAATTAATTTCACCATCTACATTTTGTGCAACCTGAGAGACGCTACTTAACTTAACATAGTCATACGTATCGGAATACGAGACTTCACCAGGGATCACCATTTGACCCTGCTTAAACATACTGTTGCCGACCTGTTCGACTTGATCCTGCAGCATAGACTGCAGTTGGGTCAACTCTCTCGCTTGGATCGAGTACCCTGGTCTGAACAGAATCCTATAGAAGTTTTTCCCCGCATCAAAGTCGTCGAAATACGGGGATCTATTCAGGTTAGTATTTTGTGGCATCTCTTAGGTCTCTGTTATGAATTAGAACTCGACAACGAGCTTAATGTCCTCAATCTGGTCAGAAGCACGAGAAATGGCGCGACGGTTTTCGATATAGATGATGTCACCAGAGTTGCCTTCGATTTCGGGATTAGCGAGACCAGAAGCAAAGATAACACCGCCGTCAGTCTGACCACCAGGAGTATTATATGTACTATTTACCGTAGCAGTAGAAAGCGAAGTTCCGCCAGAAACCGTGTCAGCACCATTATCAAACGGATACACAACACCGTTATGGGTGTGACGATCAGGAGACTGGAAGTACTTCAGGATGTTGTAGGTCACACCGTCAACAGTACCCTTCCAAGAAACCACAGTAGCTTTAGCGATAACGGTGTCGCCATTGCCATCAGTGTAGGTTTGGGAGATCTCTTCGTCAACGAAGAAGTCGCCAGAGGGGTTCTGCACTTTGAGTGCAGGAGTAGCACTCAGGTTATCAGCAGTAGCAAAGTCGGTGGAGTTGTAGTTGTAAGGGTCGCGCAGCAGACCGATACGACGGAAGTCGTTATCAGTCGGGAAGTCGCCCTCACCTTCATCATAGGTCAAGCGAGTGTTAATCATCACACGCTTACCACCCAGCTCCTCAACAGGGTCCTTACCGTGACCACCCTGAGGAGGAATGATCACTTCCAGAGCACCACCAGTAGCATCGCTGTTGGCGTCAATGTTGGAAGGAGTAGTCAGAGCAGCATCGCTGTAGACATCGCTCAAGTTGATAGAAGCATAGGTATAACCTGTGCCATTTGCTTGGAGACTTGCCTCAACAATTGCACCAGCATCAACAACCAGCTTAGCGATACCGCCAGCACCATTGCCCTGAATAGGAGCATAGTAAGTACCAGGGTCATAGTTGGTACCAGCATCGGTAACCAAAATAGTGTCAATAGCACCGTCAACAGCTGCGGTTGTCACTGCGGTCTCTTCCACGATGGGAAGGAAGTCAGTAGACAGGAATTTCAGCACACTATCAGTAGGGATGGTGTACATATACTTCCAAACGTACGGACGCTTACCGTCAGTACGGAAACCAGGGTTGCCAGGATCTTCAGGTTCGATAAAGATACCAGAGATCGACTGGACCTTGGTGGGTTCGGTCACAGAGACCACACCGTTAGGATCGGTAGGGGTCTGACCGTTGTAAATACATTTGAACACCTCATAGCTGCTGTTCATCACATAGAATGTGGAAGCAAACAGAGAGGTTGCACCTGTTGCAGCAGTTTTGGCGCTGCTGTAGTCAGGCTTGTACATATCGTACACGGTGTTAGCACCGAAGTTATAACGCTTGACCACAAAGGTCACGTCATCCTTCTTAACACGCTTCAGTGAGATCATATCATCGAAGATCTCAAACTTTTCTTCCTGCGAGTCGAAAGGTTGTGTGGGGGTGTTCTCAGTACCAGTTCTCCACACACCTGCCTTAGCAGTAGCGCCACCTGTGTTACCTGTAACAGTTACACCCGCAACAAAGTTGGAGTTCTGACCAGAAGCGCCGTTAACGCCAGAGAGAAGAACCGAGTTAGGGAACACTTTTTCGACCGTACCATAGACGGTAGCGCCACCAGGATAGGAAGAACCCTGATAGACGATCTCGCCTTCTTGGAAAGTGTTATTGATTGCGTACAATTCTAAGTACGCACGCCACTCTTGAGGGCGTCCAATAAAGAAGTACAATCGAGTACGTTGGGTACCAGACTCAGCTGCCGTTTCCTCTGCAGGAGAAGCAGTGTCAGGTTCCGCCAGCGCCTCAACGAACTGCTGTGCATTATGAATTCTAAAAAGATCAGTGATAATTGCAGACATTGGATTTTCGTATACTGAGACTGGATCCGAGGTTATTTATATTTAGTGGATTTAATTATATTTTGTTGGCAGTCATAACAACAGATCCCACGGGATAAGTAGGTTCGCTATCGATGTCATCCAACCACCAAGTTCTAATTCCGAAGTAATCGGCAGCACTTGCTTGAATATTAAGTTGCTGGTAATATAATCTGAAAGTATTTCCAGCATTAATTTCAGTTTGGACAGTTGCTGGAATAGTAAGAGTTGTGGTGCTCCAATCAATGCCTACATCATTATTGATGTTGGCGGTATTGTATTCCCAAACATTGCCAGCTTTAACATAACCAGTTGCTTGGGTCCAGAAGAAGCACTCTAAATCTTGTCCTGGTGTTTCGCCACCGTTGGACATATTACCCCTTATATATTCGGTGGTAATAGTGGTATGATTCTGGAATGTTGCGATCTGCTCAGTTGTGCTGAATTCCCACTGAATCCATCTATCGTTACCAGTACTACCACCGTAGAAAATATAATATTGAACATCGGAAGCAAAGAATCCGTTATAGTTCAATCCAGTACCACCATTAGTAACTGACACATTGTTATCAGTAGGAGTCATAGGCATAACGGTAAACCGTGAACCTTCTTCCACTGTGCTGAGAGGATTCAATCTCTGAACACCAAGGAATCTATCGCCAGTGGCAGAAGTGTAAGTCATTTCCTCTCTCTTATCGGTACCAGGAACACCAACGATGAATCTACCACCAGAAGCTGGGAATCCTTTTGTGCTGTTCACGAGAACAACATCATCTCCGAATGTGTTATCCAGGACCATAGCTTTGCTAGCAGTTCTGAAGTGGAACTCGGCACCCTGCTGATAACGGAAGTAGTTTTGCTCTCCTTCTGCATATACCTGAGAGTTGAGGATTTCTTTATCTTCAAAATCGCCAATAGTCAGATTAGGATACAGGTTAGACCAGAATTCAAGATTCATATCGCCCATTATGTAATTAATCTGTCTGCCAGAAGCATCAGTGTAGTAACCGTTCTGTCCGACAGAGCTATTAGTTTGAGGTTGAATCTCAAACTTCATAGATTCCAACGAACCAATAGTCAATCCAAGAGAACCAGTGTCATAAGAATCGAAACCAATCAGATCGGGATTGTTGAAAGCTCTCTTCTCAACAACACCAGCATTGTATTGAACCTTGGTTTCAGACTTCTTATGTCTAGTAATAGCAACAGACATACCCTGCACACCACCAGTCATTATAGACTGCATAGCAAGGGTCTCTTTCCACTCACATAAAACTTGCTCTGGTGCCAGGTTGATGTAAATCTCAGGTTGAGGATGCATCTCAGGTCCGAGATCGAGAATCTTTTGAATGATTACACGACCGTCATAGTATTTGTTGACCTGATAGATCGGCGCACCAGCATTACCAAACACAAGGTTCTGACCAGCAGGAGCGAGGGAATTGAACAACGACCAGCGAGTTTGATCGCCACCTTTGAAGATGGTTTGCAGGAAGCTTTGAACACCGACAGGAGAATCAATCTTCGGAGGTTCAATACCAAACGTTGTAAATTTAACAACACTCAGAGGATCCTTACGGAACACAAAGTAACCTCTAGTGAAGAGGATTTGTGGAGGAACCTTATAACCAGAACCAGATGAAATCAACTCGGTGTCTGTAATCTCGCCACGAACCACAATGGCACGTGCTCTAGCGCCACCACCAGTTGGTGAAGTTAAAGCATCGCCATTAGAGTCAACAACAGGTGAAGATCTAAAAATCATCACAGGAGGTTCGCGATAATTCTTTGAGATCTGAGGATTTAGCAAGTCGTCATAGAGAGCAGAGCTGAAATCGTATTCGCCAGGTTCGTCATTAGCGCTAGCATTCTTAGGAACAAATGCGTTACCTAACAGATCTTCGCCTTTATTCCAAACATTTGCTTGCTTCCATTCTCTGTAAGCTTCATAATAAGCAGTGTTATCTCTTTTTGTCAGAACAATGCTATTCACGCCACCAGGCTTCAGGTATTGAATACCAATGGCATTTGTGCTAAGAACAGATTCGACATAGATTCTCTCACCAGGACGGAAGGCAGTTTCGCTAGGATCCGTATATGGAGCTCCGTCAATATAATCTGATCTAAATCCAATTGTGCTTCTATCACGAGAATATTCTTTGACAGTTCCTCTCCAAACAACAGGACTGCTGGTATCATTTTGATCTTGGAATTGAACAACCTCGTCGCCAGGCAAGAATTCAAGATCCTCTTGTCTAGAAGATTGTAAAGTGTGGAATCTAACCTCAGCGTCAATTTTTGCAATTGCTTGAGCACCAAAACCTTCAATCTGACCAGAGTAAGGACCGACGTTAAGAACGACTTCATACTCATAAGATCTGAAGAACGATGCCACGTCACCAGAGGTGTCGGAATCATATCCAGAAGTAACCAGAGCATCTCTAGCAGCTCTTACGATACTACGAGTCTCTGCCTCACCATCAATTTGAATTAAATCACCTTGACTGAGATTAGACTTAATTCTATCTTGTCTATTAAACAGTTTTTCCCTAAGTTCGTCATTGACCAATTCCTCTACTGCCGTTACTTGTAAATCAATGATAGAAGCTGTCGCACCTCTATCTCTGGTCACACTTAGAGTACCATTCAACCAATTGACCTTCTGTGCAGTAACACCTTCAACAAAGAGAATGTTTTGCTGACCAGGAGTCCAGGATTGCTTATAAATCCTACCTCTAGCAAACGAATACGGATACTGTCTCGTAGTTCCAGTTCCAGGTTCAGTAGAAATCCAACACTCTGCTCCTTCCAGAGGCAGTAAGATCTGTTGGTCCAGAGTCAGCTTAAAGAACTTCTTAAATGTGCCAGGTGGTTCGATGTTATAACCAATCAGAACACGCTCGGGATCCAAACCATAGAAGTACAGAACGAAGCAAGAAGATCCAGTAGCAGGAGCTTCATTGAATACGATAATATTGTCTGCAACAGTATATGCGTCACGATTGACCTGCATAACACCGTTCAGGAAAATCACAAGGTTCTGGTTTCTTTCTGCATAGAAAGGAACGCCATCTCTCTCAAGTTCAAAGATAGTTTGTGCATCATTAAACTGAGACTCAATAGAGTCTAGTTTGTAATACTTACCGTGTTTAAATGCAAAGAACTTCTGCTGGATACCAGGATCAATAGAACTGACACTCTGTACAGTTGCTGTAAGAAGAGAAGCTTCAGATTGGATATCCTCACCTTGCAGGAAGTCCTTCTTAGTCATCTCAACTTGAATTCTGTTGGGATTCGGGAAGTCCTGTGTGACAGTCAACAGGTGGTTATTATTGTTATATGCAGATTCGGAAATTGTTGTCGTGACAATATCAAACAGTGTGCTAATTGCAGATTCAACCTGAGCACAGTAAGGATTGGCAGTGTCAACTGTAATCGTTAGGTCGCGATTTACTGCCAGAGTGCTGAATTCAAGAGGCCAAATATATGGCAGAGTTCTGCTTACATTTGCTTCAAATGTACTGGGGTTCTGTACGGCATCGCCAACCAGATCCACCAAAACGTCAATAGCAGATTCTACAGCTGCGCACTCATTTGTCTCAACAGTAATGCTGTTATCAAACACCTGAGTGACGCCGTGGGCACCAACTGGTGTGATATTGATGTTGCGAATGACATCAGCAGCGAGAGTTTTGACATTTGCGAATACTTCTAAGGTTTCTGTAACTTGTCCTGTGATATGCTCTAGAGCACCAGATCTATCAATGTAGAGTTCTGCTGCATCCCAGACTTTGTTATTGCCGCCATATTGTAAGTTCCAGCTGATAGCTTTCAGCATATCCTTAACATCATCGATACAATTCACATTACCATTAGGAATTGTGAATCCCGTATTTGCAGGATTAGCAAGCATCATAGCAACAGCTTCTTCTGCAATGAAGTTGCGGTTGGCATCTAATAAGTTAGCAGCATCAATAAATTCATCTGCAACGGCATTTGCTGTATTATATGGGTCATTTAAGTTTGCTCTTTGAGCTGCTGTCAGGTTATCAATACCAAACTTATTACGAAGTGCAAGGATAGTCATATCCTTAAAATACTTCATTGCCCACAAAGTCGCCTCAACTTCGCCCTCAATATGCTTAAGGTCCGAGTTAGGATCAGCAGGATCGAGCAGATACTCTTTAGCAGCATCCCAGGTATTGCTGTTACCACCAAGTTGGAGGTCTCTGGCAATATTCTTGAGAACGGACTTCAGGTCAGTAATACACTGATTTCTGCCCAAACCAGGATAAGAGAATCCATTAGCAGCAGAGAACTTGCTAGTGTCATCCAGAATACCTACAGCTTCTTCGGCAAGAACTGTGCTATTGGAATCTAAGATATCAGCAGCATCCAGGAATCTATGATCGACAAAATAACGCTTGGCAACAATCTCACCACGTGCACCAGATGTCTGACCAACAACAAAATCATTTACCAGATAGTTGGTTGCATCAGTAATATCAAGCTCGAGAATCTTACCAACCTGTCTAGGAGGTTCTGTGAAGTGAATCTCGCCAGCGCCGCCAACAACCAAGTCATATGCAACGTCAGGTTCCTGTACAACACCGTCAAGAGACACAAACAGGTGGTCGTCATTGACAACTTCGATACCCAAGTCAAACTCGGTACTAGTACCATCAAACTCTGATGTGATGTTATTTGCCTCAAGCATATAACGATCATTGTTTGCATTATCTTGGAACTTGACAGACTTACCATAGAATGTCACACCAGGAACGTGAATTCCAGTCTTAGCATCCACATAAGGTCCGAGAGGAGCTTCAGCAAATGTAATCGTGTTACCACTGACAGTATATGCAGTGTCAGGATCTTGCAGCACACCATCCAGGGTCACAAGCAGCTGCTGTGCCTTATAAGGTGTCAGAGGTTCGTTAATCTCCTTCTTAAACAGCGTGAAGGTCTTTGTGCCAGTAATCGTACCGTCCACTTGGACTTCGCCGTCAAACTCAGGAGACACAGCAAGGTCAAAGACCTCAATCTCCACATTGTTACGTTCACTGTAGTTGAGGGTGCCAAGACCACGTTGTTGTCTGAATGTATCGACTCTAACGTGAGACTGTGTAATCCTTGTAGACTTGTGTGTAGTGGTAACGCCAAGAACGCCAGGTTCAATGATGCTAATAACAGCACCGAAACCATTATCCTTAGTTCCAGACTGAGGAGTATCGATAGTCTCGGGTTGTTCTGCATCTCCAAAAGATTCGATTAGAACTTCGCCAAACAGGTTAAAACCTGCGGGGTGAGTGAACTTCTTAACAAAGTCTCTCCAGTCGTTAATAGAAACTGTGGATTTGACCACATAAGAATAATCTTGATAGTAAATACCATCCTGAATCTTCTGGGACACAGCAGACAGCTTACTGCGGTCAGTTTGGAAGTTACCAATAGATGTACTAGTAGGTCCAATAATCGGATCGATCTTGGCAACGTATATCTTCTGAATGTCGGCTGTACTACGAAGAGATTCGCCGTAGAGTGAATATCTTTGATCAAACTTACCTTCAATCTGCTTAATGCGCAGAATGTTCATACCATTGATCCAGAAGTCAACACGACCAGTTGCAATAACTCTACCCTGAGAATTTCTTTGAGTGATTTGCTCACCATTCAAGAAAGCTCTAGCAGGGAAATTTCTCAGAGTCATCACAACAGGAGGATTGACTTGAGGAAGCAAAGTAGGATCATTATTAAAGTCCTTACCAGAAGAGATGATCTCTAAGGTAGCAAGCTTACCAATGTTCTCACCGTGAGCAAAAAGTTTTGTATCTGACTCATATAGTCTCAATGTAGTATCAGGACCATAACCACTACCTTGATCAATAGGCACAATACGACCGACAGCACCTTGGTTAGTCAGCTCAACACGGAATTGGGCATTTGCACCACCATCAGTGTTTTCGAGGAGTACTTGAGGTTTGGAATAGTTAAGACCAGTATCAACAACAGTAACAGAAGTGATCTTTCCATCTTCAATTAATGGAGTAAATGCTCCTCTAAAACGTTTGTTGAGGAATACACCTGGCAGCTGCGGTGGTATAGTATAGTTCTTACCACCACTGATCACTTTGATACTCTTAATACTACCAATAGCGTAAAGAGAATCAGTGTAATATTGAACGTTAGTAAATCCTTCTTGCTGCGGTGTGGTTGGCAGTCTATAAGCAAATTCGTATTCATAACCATAGAACACAGCGTGTTTGCCAGCAAACGGGTCGCTAACCAGCGTAAAGAACTGATTTTCAGAATCAATCAGGTCAAGGGGTTCGTCATAGTAGATCTTTGGAGGAACATCAATAATAGGAGTTTGCTCCCAGCTAGTACCATCGATAGGAATACCATAACCCAACTGGAATGAGGTGTATGAACCACTTAATCCAGGTTTTTCCACAGACTCAAATGCCTGCAAAAGTTTTCTGGTTCTGTAAACATTACTATAGAACTTGAGGTGTCTATTCAGTAACGATGCATCGCTAGTATCAAAGATATATCGATATGTTCTCTGAACATCAAGAGAAAGATTTCTAAACCATTCAGTATCACCATCTTTACGGAATCTAAATCTCAAGCTAGTGTCAGTGACACTGTTGATTATTGCTTGCTTAGTGGGAGTACTTTCATCAACAAAGATAGAGCTACTAGTAATCTCTAAATCACCTTCATTGGCATAATATACGGTAATCTGCTGAGTGGCAGGATTGTAACTATCAACATATGCAGTACTAGAACCAAAGTTGATGACACTATCCTTTGTAAATCTATAAGTCTTCGTAATAAGAGTTACGGCAATGTCATCCAGGTGGTCAACAATTTCTGTATTGTTGTATCCTCTGGTAACAGTAATATTATTGCCAGATACACTAACAACTTGTAGCAGCTCTTCAGTAATTTGAATGATATCACCTGCGGAAATACCGTTAGAGTTGTCAACTGTCAATAAAGTTTTATTGCTGCCAAATCCAGCTGCATCAACAAAGAAAGCACAATTGTTACTACCAACATTGCCACCAAGATTGCCAAGAGGTACTGTAAGGATATCTCCATATTGATATCCAGAACCACCGCTAGTGATTACAGCTGATTCTACATTGCCGTTAGCATTTGTTGTAATGTCGAGAGTACCGTGAACAACTCCAACTCGGGAGTTGCTATAGAAATCAACGGTGACATCATTAAATGTAGTGCTGGGGGTAAAACCAGAACCAGCACCAATAAGGCTAATTCTTGAGAGTCCAGAATCGTTGATTGCGGTAGATCTCTCAATATTCTCTAATTGAATAGTATGATACTTCTTAGTTTCGACAAAATAACGCTGCGTTGCAATTGCGGCATTGGGTTCGACAGTGACAATAACATCATCACCAACTGCAAGACCGTGAACCTTATCTTTGGTTTTAAGAACTGCGATATTATCTTCGATATTCAGCAGCTTAAATCCTTTAGATAAAGATCTAATACTGACAATAGTCGCAGCGCTGGGTCCAAGAGAAATGCCATCGCCAACAGCGAAATATCCAATATCTGTATAACTGGATCTAGGAATAGTGATAACTGTAACCCCATCCTCATCTAATGTTGTCGTTTCATTGGGGTTGGCAAGTTGTAGCTCTACAACAACAGTATTTTTATCAAAAACATTACGTAAAACTTTACCGATAGCAGTTTCGTGAGCAACTCCACCAGATTGAACCTGCAGAACAACTTCATCGCCAACATCGGCAACTACAGTATTGTCAAATGTCAGATTGTAAATTTCTGTCGTAGAATTGATATTATCGGTTAAATTAAATTCGCCAGTAACGTTCTTGACGACAAAGCGATCAACTTCTTCAATCTTACCAATTACTTGTGCAGAAGCGCCTGTATTCTCCTGAGTAATCACAGTTTCGTGATTTAAGAATAAAGGATTATTAGTAATCAGATAATTGTTCTTAGGAGAGTTGCAGGACAGAGATTCAACTTCTTGACCTTGAATTTCATTAACAGCTGCAAATAAACCATCTCCGCTGTCATTAGTTGTATTATCGACGAAAACAACATCTTCATTTGTAAAATTAGCAGAAGATGCGTGAACTTCGATATTTGTGACGGGACCATAGTTCACACCGCTAACTCTAGAAGTCAGCAGCTCACCAGAAGACTCACTGGCATTTACACGGCGTCTACGGACTCTATCAGGCAATACAGACTGTCTGGCACCTTCTTTCCAGTTCTCTTCGACAGGAACGTTGTAAAACGCCTCTCCAACCGAATATGGGAACTGTGGAGTCTCATTTGAGTCTGTAGTTAAGAAATATGCATAAACACCATCAGGAAACTCTGGTGTTGTACAGAAACGACCATTATTAGCATCCAGGTCACCTAAACGCTCAACATACTCATAATCGTTAACAAAACGACCTAATGAATACGTAGCTTCACTTGGAGAATCATTTCCACGAGTTGTCTTCAATCTCCAAGACGATTCCATCCTTTTAATGGTTGGAGAAGATGCTGAGGTATCTTGATAGGGATTATCGTAACCGAATGACCCATAGATCGGATTTCCGTCATATGCCCAACCCAAAATAGGAGAATGGGTCTTATTGGTCAGAGGGTTACCCTGACCATCCACATTATCGCTCCTCTGGATCTTCAGAGAGGTCGGAGCGATAATATGACCATATGCATTGCCATATAGAGTACTAGACGCCTCATAGACGATGCCAGAGGTGTTTCCGTTGTCTACAGTTTCGGAGAAGTAACTGTTAAACTTCCATTGAGTCAGATTTGCTCTTGCGCCTGCAATTTGGTGTCTAGGAGCAAGAGTAACGGTAGTAGTTGCCTCTTGATAGTCGAAACCGCCAGAAAGCTTCGTAAATCCTGTAATGGTGCCAGTATTAGCGTCAATTTGGCAAGTAAACAGTGCACCTTTACCTTTTCCGCTAGAATCGAAGATAAAGACGTTCGGAGGTTCGGTATAATCTTGTCCAGCGTCAATAACCTGCGCAAGCTCGTTAATAGACAGCGAAATACTTGCAATTTCGCCCTGAGAGATTACAGTAGTAAATTGACCACCAGAACCAGAAGTAATTGTAACTTCAGGAGGTGCAGAGTAACCAGAACCAGGATTAGTGACTACGATATTGGTAACTTGACCCAATCCATTGATTTCAGCGTAAGCTTCGGCAGCACCTTCGATATTAACAGTAGGAGGCACTGTATAGTTCCTACCAGTGTCTGTAATCTCGATATCGGTGATAGATCCATATGCTAACCCATCAGGAGACCGATGATTGAGCAAAGGAACGCCATTAATCAGAACACCGACTTCTCTATTAGTAGAATACTGTTTATTAGAAGCATCTATCGGTTTTCTGGGAATAATTTTCAAATGTTCCTGATCTTGAGGAACTGCGGTGTTGTCAAACGGTCCAATCGGGTATGATGGGAAACCAGACGATGCAATATAGTAATTTGTATCATCTCTGTAGATTGCAGAGACGTTTGACAGCAATTTGTCCTTAATACTAGTAGATCCAATATTAGTAGGATCAAATGCACTCAGCTTTGTGAAATCTTCATTGACAATCCATTCATTAGTAAGAGGAAGGTCGTCAAAGAAACCAGAAGACGAAAACTCGACCATATTGTCGAGAGCGATATATGGAATACCACCATCTTCGACATCAAAGACACTTTCATCACCTTGTTCACCATAAACTAAAGAAGAGCTCTCTAATTCCAATCCTTCGCTAGTAAGACCTGCGACAAGACCGTAAATTCTCAGCTGGGTCTCTCTGGCAATACCAAATTCGTCTTGATACTTACCAGTGAGATTATTTTTAGTAAAACAACGAACACCTTTCTTATGAGAGAAGCTTCTCTTGTTTGAAACTTCTTTAATAGCAGCATCACGCTCAGCAATGATAAATTGAGTTGCAGTTTTGCCACTATAGGTAATTTCTTCTGTGCCAATTACCACACGACCATCTTTTTCGGGAAACCCGATAGTAGAGAACACATCGATGCGATCTCCAGGTCCAGCATTCTGCGAAAGTGCATTCATTAAGAATGTACGACGTGCAATTGCAAATTTGCCAGTCTTAGAACCAGGAGAAATGGTCAGAGTGTATAATCTGCTGCCCTGGTACGGTTCACCGACGATATTGTCGATAATTGCAGTCGCAGATGTCAGTTCTGGGTTATATGGGTCGGGAGTTTGTGCAATTTCATTACCGACGACTTCACGAATGTCACCAGAGATGACTTCGACTAGTAAAAGCTCTTTACTGTTCCAACCAGACTCCGAACTCTTGAAAACATTCTCTTTCGGATAGAAAATATCTGGTTTGACACTAAAGAGAATTTGGAAAATGAATTCCAGAGATTGTGGCGTACCTTTGACTTGATAAAAGTCCTTAATACGCTTAACAAGCAAGTTTTTATTGCTCTGATCTCTAAGATACTGATATGGGAAACCAGAAGTGTACTGCTCTTCGTATTGCTTGATCAAACCTGCCAAAAGCAGATTGCTCAGGTTGCTAACTTCGGCAAATTGCTTATGAACACCTGTGCTGCTCTCGTGATATGAAATTTCATTGTATAAATCGCCAAGAGCTGTTTTTGCGCTATATCCTCTGACGCAATTTTTAAATTCTGTAGCAGTTTTGGTCTCATACAGGAAAATTTCCTGATCGATCATTATCAGACCGTTCTTATCAGGAAATCCATCTGTCTTATTGACGACAATATCAATTCTATCGCTACCATCAGCGATTTCTTGTTCCAAGAGGCAAGTCTTAACTAATACCTCTGGTGAAAATGTGTCAACATCGAGATACTTCTCGAAATTGTTAATAATATCAGTCGGACCTTCACTCAGCGCTAACGCTTCATAATATTTCGACAGGAAATTTGTTACGAGGGGATAATCCTCGACAATAAAATCAGGAAGCTGATTTTCAATCAGAGCTGCGAGACTGGGACCTGCCATTTATCAGATTAACGATTCTTTTTGAATGAGGAAGACGCTAGTTGTTAAATCAAGAGTTAAGTATGCTTCACGAAGTGCATAAATGTCTTTATTTTTAGGTTGAACACGAAGTTCAATCTTGTTATCATCATACGTTCCCTTGATTATATTTAACCGATTCAACATTACCTCTCCTTTGATATAATCAACAGTTCCTTGCTGAGGATTCAGCACAAAACGGTCTTTTGTAGTTGCGTCAATCTTATAAAGGTAAACATTTCCCACTTGATCGTCAGCTAAGTAAACGACATCGCTAGGAAACTCTGCAATTACGAATCCTGTACTCTGAACAGATGGATGAGTACATCCAGAAGAGAGTGGGTTTTGATAACAAATTTCATATTGAGTAACAGTATTCATAACGGGATAAAAATCCTTTCTGAGTGTGATACTCGTCTCGTTAGAGGTGATCGAATTGTTTGTAGAGTCAATAATACCAACAACACGACTATACTTAAAGCGACCGTTAAATTTTTCTAAATCAGAAGTCGTTTTATATGCCTCAAGAGAACTAATAACACCAGCTTTTAACTGAGACTCGTTAAGAGTTGTCTTAGACTGGTTAAAATAAACCTTAGAGTCTAATTCAACGTAAATGATGGAAGGATCAATAATTTCGGGAGTAACCGACACTACTGCATACTTCTTTAATTCTTGTCCAATCAAATTTTTCGTGTATTGCGACAACTTAGTCGCAAAACGAGGTTTGATTACAATTTTGACCTTCCCATATTCGGGAGGATCTGCTTCTTCTCCACCATAGCAAACAATGTCAGCAATCGCAGGGTAAATATTACGGATAACGGATTCGTAGTCATCTGCGGTAACCGCTCGATTTTGCGCATTGAAAACTTTTGGAGCGTTTGTTTTAATACTATCGATTGATTCAAGTTCTTCTCCTCCTCCAGCAGCCGATACTGTGGTAAGTGTAATAGTAGGTGAATAATTAATGTTACCGACAGTATCCTCTAAGACGGCAGAGTAAGTAAACACTCTTGCAGCGTTTGCATCAGAACCGTTAGTCGTGATATAAGAAACTTCGATGAAGTTATTAGTAGTAAGCTTAGTGCCTAAGACTCCATCGCCAAAAATAATCTCATATCTCTCATCTTCACCTTCTTGAATAAAGAAAATATTAGATGATCCGTCATATCCAATGATATTGGAAGCTAACTGATATTCAGTAACATTTGTATTGTCCAGCGTTTCCCTAACAGTTACCCTAATAGTGCTGGTATCGATATTTGGGTTTCTTAAAATGAAGCGTTGCGGAATAGCCGAATTGAAAGTGAAATTTTCAATTACGTAATTGCCTTCTTTAATCTCTACATCATTAAAAGTGGCAATGTCTCTAGAATCTACACTTTCGACATAATCCCTTACAGTAATGAAGGAATATGATACACCGTTGATTCTAGTAACAAATTGAGAACCTCTGGGGAGTTTTGCCTGATCAGGAACTCTCTGTTCGGAACTGTAATCTGCTACTAAACTAACAACAGCTGTAGGAGCAACAGTTGACTTAGGAACATATCCTATTTGCTTCGCCAGAGACACCACATTGTCTCTGAGAGTGGCGGAAGTAAGGAACGCCTCATTGACTACCATATTGGCGTTAAACGCCGTGTAGTAGGTGTTATAGGCAAGTAGATCGATCAGGGTCGAAAGAGTCGAACCTTCAAAGTCGTAATCAGTAAAATCGCTATTAGAGCGTAAATACTCTTTCAGCGATCTCTTTACCTGATCAAAGTCTAAATTAGCAACCTGAATGTAAGACATTATCGAGTTCGTTCTAAGAAGAATTCTACTTCGCGTACCTGCACATCTGTTTCCACACCGATAATCTCAAATGCGATAACCACATCGAAACCGTTATTGTCATAGTTTAGATCAACGTCAGCACGAATCAAATTTACTCTTGGTTCATACTTCCGTATAACAAATTCTATCTCTAAAGATATCAAAGAAGCTGTAGCAGCATCGAGAGGTTCAAATAAAAGATCAGCAATATTACTACCGAGGTCGGGTCTATAGAACCTCTCTCCTTTACGTGTTGAAATAATATTATACAACGCCCTTTTCACCGCAGCTTCACCTGTGGTGTTGAGTACATCCTTAGTAACGGGATTAATACCCATCGAGATGGATAAATCCTTAAATTTAACCTCTCTCGGCATTGTAGTTAGGGATCTTTAGTATGTATACTAGTTCTCGAACCTTTCTGTATAGTCAGGTTGGGGAACCTGTCTCTTTTTACTCGCTTTTCTTAATAATGCGTCAGCTCTCTGATCGGTAATGAGTACCATACCAGATTTAATAAACTGGTCGCCATAATCTACAGGTGTCTTGCGAGGAATGGACATCAATCGTCTCCTAATGGTTTGCAGGAGAACTTTTTACGGGGTTCTATCCCGACGTTTTATTTAGTTGGACAAAAAAAGGGCGCATCAGCGCCCAGTCCAGTGATTATTGGGTCTTTCCCACCAAAAATGAAGATCTTCGGAATTATTGTCGTAGATTTTTCCGACAATATCACTCTCAAAGTTGCTATGAACGTTTTCGTACATTGCCAGAGTTGTAAATTCGCACTCTGGAGCAATATTTTTGAGGACATCAGTGATCCAAGTGTAATTTCCACCTCTAATCACGCCAGCTTCGATCAAAACGAAGCGTTTCCACATCCATTTCCAGTCCATAAGGTTCTGAGCGAAGGTAATTTCGTACTCATACTTGTCTTCATCGGGAAATGGGACGTTAACAGACTCAATATGGTACATTTCACCGTCTTTAGAGAGCCAATGTGCCAAAAGCTGAGTCACAATTGCGGAATAATCGGGTGATACGCACAAAAAGCACGTATCTTTAGGATCCCAATCCAATTCCATCATCTGAATTCTGTAAGTCAACGCTTCAATGAGCGCTAATTCGGTGTCACGGGAGACATACAGAAGTTTCTTCATCGCGATTGTAGGTCGGAGGGTGGAATGTACAGTATTCGTTGAACGTGATCTTCATTTCTTTGTTAGTAAGACCACAGTGTTTCGCTGCTTTGGGTAAATTCCACTTAGCAGTGAACAACATCTCCATAGATTTGCGGGTTTCGGGTCTCATTTACCCTGACCACGGTACGCTTTCTTAGCGCCATTGCGGGAAGAAGCGGAAAGCTTACTATTAGGAGACTTGCCTTGACGAGTTTTCTTCGGACGAGCGGGCGTATAACCCATAGACTTGCCGTAGAGTGCCATAATTAATCGCAGTAAGTTGTAGAAATGGTTGATGCGTCTTTGCCAGTAGACAATCCACCTCTTCCACCAATAGTTTTAGTGACAGATGGATCATATTCCTGGTCACCTGCAGCTTCGTCGATGTCAAATGACGGATCTTCAGAAGATCCACCGCCACCTCCGCCGCCTGCAGACCCTAACATACTAGCAGCCATTCCAGCAATTGTAAAGATGGCCGCGGCAGCACCTAATGCAGCAACAGCACCAACGCCCCCAGCAACCGCTGCTTTCGCCATAGACGTTGCTGCCCCAGCACCAGTGCCCAGAAGGACGTTAGGAGCGCCCACAGCGACCGCAGAACCGCAACCACAAGAATCTGATATCCTTGCAATTGGTAATCTAGTTGCACAAAGCTTAGGTGCAAGGGCAGTTAGGATTGCTTCAGTCTCTGGATCACCAGATTTGGGCACAACTAACGGAATTCCAGGAACATCTGTACCAGCAAGTACATTTTTTGTAGACGCTACCACTGCTCCAGGGTGGCAAGCAGGGTTTTTTCCGCAAGGTTTGCAGTGAGGAAGACGCACAACAGTGTCGTGGAGGGGTGCAATCTTCGTTACACGCACTGTTTGTGCCAAAGAAGGTCCATAACCCATCGGTGGCCAGCAAGCGTGACCAGTACATACGCCAGTTTGTAGTGCTAAAGCTGCCATATTAGATCGTTGAGTGTAATAAAATGTGGTCTCCGCGCAAATGACGCTTCACATCGGTCTCTTTTTGCCCTCTTTGTATGTTTTGGAGCGTAAAAGTTCCGTCACCATTATCTGTAACGCCGTCGTAATGCGCAATTTCACGACTATCAGCATATTTATAGGAGGTTCCGAACCTATTTCCGACATAAAGTTGCGCTCTAGCAGTCGCTTGTACCGCAGATGGCGCAGTAAACACTAAATTAGCTCCAGTTTGGGTGATACTAGAAGCATAAGTCATTAAAATTGTGCGCTCAGTATTGACTTCATAGGTCCCAGCTGCAACATTACCGCTCACAGTGATCTGATTAGCGACAATATCAATGGTTTGAATCGTCAAATTGTTCACATCAGTGCCTTCGAGCAACATTCCAGGGTTCGCATCTTCAATTTCCGACTCAAACAGTACCTCATTGATAGTCAAAATGTTAGTTCCATCCGCAGTAACGTTCATAACAACGCCAGGAAGGACTCTTAAGACCTCATTGAAGGTAAATCCACTGCCTGGGACACTAACACGAACACCAACAAACAATCTTTCAAAGAAATCTAAGTTGCCAAATCCAATATTTTGGATATATCTACTGCCTGCTGATATATCTCCAGTGCCTGTAATCTCTGTGGTGGGTTCTTCAATGGTAACAATCGGTTCTTGAGCATATCCACTACCAGATTTTACAATATCAAACCCAGTTACACGTCCAGCAACAATCTGAGCTTCGATCTCAGGGTATGTTCCGTCTGATAAATCAGGTTCGCTAACTGTAACTGTAGGTTCTTGTAGATATCCAAATCCCACATTAACTGGATTAACCTCTGCCAGACCTCTTCCTTCGACATCATAGTTGTTTAATTCAATATAACCATAGCTGGGGAAGTCACTTGCATCGTAATCATAAATGTCTAAAGTAGTTTCGGAGACATCCATAAACTCAACCATCTCTGCCATCAGAGTAGTAGAGTCAGGATTGCCCTGATTTTCCACAGCTGCTTTTAAGTTGTCTCTATGTGTGTCCCAATTAGACTCAACTGTGAGATCAGTATTGAAAGTTTTTGAGAATCCTACACCGAATGACGGGTTTCCAACTTCAACTTCAACCTCTTCATCGTCTGTACCAGGATCATAATCGGGATCACCAGGATTACCAGTAGGGGGTGTACCAGGAACCGTTTGAGTCTCAAAATAAGACACTGTAGTACAGACCCATTGACCCTGAACAGTAATTGCCATTACCTTCTCAGTATTTCTATGAGGGTCATAACGGAAGATCGACCACTTCAGAAACTCTGTCGGAGGAGGAACAGTTCTAAATCCGTGTGTAAACAGCTCCTGAGGTACCTCTACAAACGTTTGACTTGGAACCTTGGTGTCTAGATTATTAAATGCCAGGTCCATATAATCCAAAGCCGCAATTGAATAATCATATGCAGGTCCCAAGTCGCAGAAGAATGTCTTGGATTCTTTCATCACATCCGCACTATCTTCATAGTTCGGTTCAATCTTAGTGTCAGTTACGTCCGCATCATCTTCGGTACAAACTTGAATCTCTTTATAGTTGTTATCAATCTCAGATGACTGAGACATTCCTCTAGTTAAATCTTTAAATTCCTTCTTAGTAAAAGGTTCTCCACAAGTAATATAATCTTGCACTTTGTTAAAGAAATCTTGGTGCCCTTTCTTAAGACCAGCTTCAACACAACGATTTCTTTTGCTCTTCAATGGTATACCTTCACCACCAATATTCTCGCCAATTGTAATGGTTCGGAGTTGACTACCTTTTTCGCCCTTTTGTTCCCAGGATGCATTCTCGATTTGTACAGTACCTAAAGCTGTACCTTCAGTGTCAGGATTATCGTCCCACTCTAATTCAATCTCTACTTCTACTTGCTGACTAACTGCAATAACAACTCCCAATCCATTCTTGGCATTAGGATCAATTGCAAAAAATGCAGCACCACCAGATTGACGACGAATACTTAATGCAGCATTTTCGTCAGTACCACCACCATCTAAGAAACTTAAACGATCACCACTCTGACTAATCAAAGCTGGACCACCACTCTCATCTTGCTTCTTAGCATAACTGGGGTCAGTGTTTGCTGGATGGATATTTTTAAAGACAACAGGTATTAATTGATAGTTGTCTAATGATTCATCTGTACCTGCAATTGGAACAGACTTAAACACACCAGTATTAACTTGTCTCTTCCTTGTACTCTCCCTTCTATCCTGAATTTCTTTTGCTCCCCAGGTATTAGATTCATATTCTGCTTGTACAGCTTCAAGAAAAGGTATGAACGTACAATCAATATTCTTATTCTTCGATAAAGACTTCTTCCATCCAGGAGTCTGATTAGGATATTCAGCGATCTCCTCAGCAACGTCTAGAAGGGTCGTGCAACGCGGTGGCATATACTTGACATACCCCACACGCTTTGGATAGGTGTAGAACCCGCTTATGGTGCCAATCACAGGACTCTGAGCTGGAACAGCAACAGGGAGTCCAGTAAATGATAATCCTAGGTCTGTTGATACCTCAATATTATTGAATCCAGAAATACACTCGGCGGTCGCCCCGCTGGAAGACCCTGTTACATTATGATTCGGAAATGACCCATTAGCAGTCCCTTCCTCAAACTCAATAATATGCAACGCATTACTTTCCCTGAAACGATGCCAGTCCTTAATAACTGCAGTCGCCCCATTGGCACCTGTTAGTGTCTCCCCTGGTTTAAATTCACCAGTCGGATTGCGAACAGCTACGCGCTCGGTATAGCTGTCGCATACCCACATCGTAAAGTATTGCTCGTCTTCTGAAATGATGTTAATACGTGTGGGTTGGTAATTCGTACACCTATCAGATTCTCCATCACCACTCAATGGTGTCAGTGTGAAATAATACTCGATATACTCTTCGTCATCAACGGGTCCTAGACGAGGAACTACAGACTCGGAAGAAAAGTAATTCCTTGCAAGAAATCCAAAACCTCCACCAGTCGGAGAATTATGTACGGGCGAAGTGATCGACAGACCACCTTCCATCCCATAGGTTGATCCCCAACTATTCCTTCCGTCTGGATGCCCGCCGTATGTCATAATCCGAGTTCTTGCCTTAACTCAATCGCTTGTACACGCTTCTCTAAATCTTCCAAGTACTTCCCTAAAGGTTCGTGCTCAACTCTCCCAGGACGCCTAAACCAAAACTTCGAGCTGGTCATAGCATCAGGTACTTTCGATAACTCTTGCTCTAAAGAAACAATTCGCTCCTCTAAGAGTTTTACATACTCTTTAATATCAATTTGTGTTGTTGGGGTCAACTTTGACGACTCTTGCATTGGGTTTCGTTTTAATGATGTTACTCAGTTTTTTCTCTGCAGTCTCATTAGACCTGAAATGATGTGCAGATTCTGGATCGGACTGCCAGCTGGAGTCCTCCTTCCAATATATCATACCCTTCACAAAGTTTCCACTGTGGGGCGCTGCAATTGTCCAATATTTTTTACGACGTGTCATTTCAAAAAAACTCTAAGGGGCGTTTTTACTAGCGAAAAATATTTTCATTCCTTCAATATTTAGCTCTCGAAATCGGTTCGTTATAGATTGCGCTTGGCGAATTCTCTATACAAACGCCCCCCCTTAATTAACAGTCAGAGGGGACGTGAGTTAGGTATACTTAGCAGCGCTACGGTTAGCGATACTTAGCGCAGGCGTCGTCGTAGGATGCACCCACGGGCACTGCCTGACAGAACCGCTCCATCCGTGTGTCCTGCATCTGAGAGACAGCGGTGATGGCGTTGGTGCCGATGAACCCACCAGCGATGAGGGTGGCGATGAGGAGAGCGAAGCGCATTGGTCGTTTGCTGTTGTTGAAATTATAGCACGTCTCAGACGATGCGGCGACCGAACTTCCGAATCTCACCGCTGCTGATCGTGACGCCGATCCGTGGATCCTTTGCCTTGCCGTTGCGCTTGGTGCTATACTGCTTCTCTGCCTTAGGCAGCAGCAGAGACAGCACGGTGTCGGAATCCATCACCCACACCTCAACGACCTTGGCACCCTCATAACGTGCATAGTAGTGGCGGGGATAGCATCCGATCTTATGCTCGATGAGATATGCCTCCTGATCCTCCCACGTGGGCTGTACGCTGATGCCGTTGTAGGTGGCGCTGATGTTCTTGCCGATGGTGCTCTTGTACTCTACAGGGGTGCCGTCCTGCTCATAGGCATCAGCACCGCTGTAGGTATCCGCCACGCTGTGACCAAGGATGCACGCCAGGTGGATCTCACGAGACCGAGCATAGGACATCGGGTCGCCTGCGTTCATCTCCTCTGCTGCCTCATAGAGAGCAGCGAAGGCATCGAGGTAGCGTTGCTGTGCTTTGGTGGTGGTGAGCATCGTGGTTCGTTTGCTTGTGTGTATCCTAGTCGGTCAGGGGTCAGTGGCGATCACTGATGTTCCAGCTGCCCCACTGTCCCTCCACTTGCTTGCCGTCACGGAAGGCGGCACGCAGCAGGGCACGCTGGCGCTGCCTCTCCATCTCCTCCCTCATATAGAGTTCACCGATGCTAGCGAGGCGATCGTCGGATGCGTAGATGCCGTTGCCGTAGTTCTTCATTCGTGGTTGGTTGGTTTGGTGGTATTGTAGCACGGAGGGGGCGACCCCTCAGAGATCCTCCAGCATCTCATCGAGTTCATCGGTGTCGATGCGTCCATCCATCCAACGGACACCATCGGGGGTCATCTGTCCGAAGTTCACCTCAAGGGTGGGGATCAGGTGATCGTACCCGCTGTGACCATAGACACGAGCGACACGGTACATCGCCTCGTCATTCTGCAACCACAGGGCGACGTTCCAGGTCTCATAGTTGGTCCACCCGTTGAACGTCTCACGCTCGGGGATCATCGTTTCGAGTGCTTGCATTTGGTTCGTTTGGTTGATGTGTGAATTGTAGCGACCCTTGGGACGGAAAGCGCCGTTAGGTGGACAGCTCATTGAGCGGCATAAGGACCCTCGGGGGTGTTGTTCACCGAGGGGGGAGCGATGTAGGATCGCTTGCCGTAGGGTCCGCCCATCGGTGCACCGTTAACGTCTGCATCCTCGGGGCGTACGAATTCAGCGACATCGGCAAGGGTGTCAGCAGTGGTAACCTGAATGCCCTCGCGAATCTCGCCGTTACCGACGACCAGACCAGCAGCGAAGGCGGCACCATAGGAAAGGATCTTGAGCATTGTGGTTTGGTTGCTTGTGTGTATTGTAAGGGGTCAGAATGCCTCGTCTATGGCACGTAGGACACTTCGCTCATCGTCCATCATCGTGGTCTCATCCCCATCGAATAGGGCATCCTCAATCAGGGCATCAAGGGCAGCATCCCGAGCTGCGGTGTCAAAAATCTCACCTGGGGCGTCTTGGATCTCATCCCACATAATTCGGTCGTAGTGAAGGGCAATGGTACAGGGGTCAGGCATCAGAAGAGCATATCTGCGATGCCTTGGATCACGTCGCCGTACTCTCCGATGATATCACCAGAGGCATCACGGACGCAAGCATAGGAGTTGGACTCCTGATGCATAGAGAAGCACAGGTCCCACGCCCGATCCAGGTCGGTGGTGGTTTCGGTTTCGGAGAGTGCAGGGCACTCGATGGAGTAGGTTTGATTGATCATACAGACATTATAGGCACAGGGTCTGCAGTTTAGGGGAGCAAAGTGGACACCTCGTCAACTGTCACAGCTCGGCTGAATTCTAAGTTATATCGTGCAACAATGGATTCGAGGTCGATGTCCTCATAATTTTTGTACAATTGATGGAGAGTTTCTGTATACTTCTCACCCTCAACTGTCTTCATCCGTTGTGCAACTAACTCGCGAATTAGTCCGTCTCTGGTGATAGTCATAAGATACAAAAAAGGACGGGTTATTTATACCCGCCCATTGTAACACGTTCAAGCGAAGATGTAACCGTTAACGAAATCGCGGGTCACATTGTTGTCACGAATGTACCAAGCAAAGTCCTTCTGATGTACACCATCGGTCACACCATTACAGAAGCAATTGATGAGAGCATTCAGGCGAGATTTGGTGGTGTTGGATTGCCAACCACCATCAAAGATTTGAAGGAAGTTGTCACCCACAGTGGCAATGTGGTTGCCGTGCAGGTATACACGGGACTCGTCAGATTCGGGGCAATACGTAACACTGGTGTTGCTGTTTGTCCAGTTCTTGTTGTTAGAAACTGCAGCGTTCATCAGGGATTCGATCTTGCGCATTTGGTGTCGTGTTTGGTTGACTTCTATAAGATACAGGAGATGGGGGGTCAGGTCAAGGGGTAGTGGACACCTCTTGAACTGTCACATCAGCTGCCTCTGGCAACAGGTCGATCAAAGTATCTTCATCATAGAGAGATTTGATCTCTTCACACATATCATCCCAGGTGTGATCTTTGAAGTATTCGATTAAGTTATCGAACGCAAATTGCACGAGGGAATCCATATCCATCGAGTCAATAATGTGGTTTGAATAGTTCTCCTTTAGGGAGAAAAGATCAGACTCGTTTGGTGATTGATTGGTCATTCGATTTGTGTCGATAGTGATACTATGGCACAGGTAGATTCAAAATGCAAGTGTTAGTGGACAGTACAAAAACTGTCACTCATCACCAACAATAACAGCATTTTGTGGTACAGTACTACCGTCAAAACTATCCCATCCCTTCTCAGTCATATCCTGAGTTAACTCTAGGATATAGTCTAGCTTTAGATTGCTCAATTGAATTCTTTGATTAATAAACTTACCAATACTAGCATCTTCTCTAGCAATAGTATCTTCTTCAGATTCAATGAGATTATCTTCATCGTCTCTATCTTGTTCAGCTTCTAGTTTTCCACAGAGTTGCATAAAAGCACTCTGAAATTCGTCTAGATCTTCACATTTATATCCATACTGTTTATTAGTATTGGATTTATATACTAGTTTAACTACAGAACTATCAAAGTCTAGTTCCATATACTCAATAGCTGTAGATGGTAGTTCTTCGTACTTAGTAGTCATAGGTTAAACGTTAACAGTAGTATTATACCATACCCACACGGGGTTTGGCAAAGTCTATTTAATCTTTAAATCTTAAAATTTGACTTTTTAAACTTTTTGACTTTTTAAGATTTTAAGATTTCTGAGATTTCGGAGTTTTACAGATTCTTGACTTTCGATAGGTTGCGTGCTAAGACTACAAGGACTGAGCTGAATAGAACACACAACCTATGTTTTTTTAACCATTTAGTTTTCCACAGGTTTTTCCACAGAGTTATCCACAGCTACTGGTGAGATACCTTGAAGTAACTAGGGAGCTCCCGTGCGGAGTACTGGTGTATATTGTTCTAATGATTGGTTCTTAGAACTATACTTGGTGATGATGTATGGTGAGTGGAATAGTTGTTTAAATGATGTAGTTTTAATGACTCTGATGTCATCATTGGATAGTTTACCCCACCTAGTGAATGCAAAGAATAGTTTGAATGCTGTAGTAATCATTTGTACTGTTCCAATACTTGAGCAATGACTCTGATTGATTGTTGAAACTCTTCAGCATCTTGTCCACCTTGTACAATGTAAGCGAGTTCCTCTAGTGCATCATCAACAGTGAGTTCAGTTTCACGTTGGTATGCGACTTCAAGCATTTCTTCGTGAGTCATTGGTTTGTTGGTTGATGTGTTCATTATACAGCTGGTGGGGGTGAGTGTCAACTAGTATCTAGGTGGGATATTCTTAGAACGTGTCACTTCTTCTTGTGTCACACCATTATCCAAATCAAGGGGACGTTTGCCTAAGATCAGATCTTTCATTGCTTGTGCTTTGACTGTGGCATTAGTTGTATCTTCGATTGCTTTATCCAGGGCGTCGTTTAGATCATCATACAATTGTGTTGATGTGGTGTCGGGAGCATTGATTAGATCAGAGATGATTTGTCTAAGAGCTTGTTTATGCTGTTGCAGGTTGATCTTGGGGGAAGACATAGTATTTGAAATGAGTGAATGGTTTAGGGTGATGGCGTTGAAGGAACTTGATAGCGTGCTCTTCACATTGAAACCACGCTACACGTTTTTCATTCTTAATCTCTATTCTATATGGAAATGCCTTATGTGGGAATAATGTCAGGTCACGCGAACGTGTTGGTGGTTTAATGGAAACCGAACTTTTGGACTTTCGGGTCTGGCGAGTTGTACCAGAAGTCGTGGTAGTCTTCTTCTGACGCTTCGGTGATGTTGCCTTTGCTCTTAGATTTGTCTCTAAAGATCGTTGTGTTTTTACCTCGTTTGCCTGCGTAGTCTTGTTCTGCTTGGGTTTTGTCGAGGTAGTTTTGGATGAGCGCTTTGAAGTCGTCTTGGGTGTAGGAGTTGAGGATGCTTTCTTTCGGGTCGTTTTCGTCCCAGGAGACACTGAAGCTTCCGTCTTCGTTTTGCGTGACATCAATCATTGGTGGGTAAATAGTGGTGTCGTTTCCAGTATTATACTATGGGATGCAAGAATTGTGACTCGTTTGATTTAGATGAGTTAGAAGATAGAATGTTTGCTCATTTGATTGATGAGACCGAGGATGGGTTTACAGTCCGCAAGGATGATGGTACAATAGTTACATTAGCTTCATTTCAAGAGGCGAAAGAGTTTATTTTTGATGGTGGTCTTAGGAATTAATGGAGAACTTTATTCGTGAATATAAAAACCACGCACCTAGTAGTTTTTGTGATGCATTGATTGCTTATGCAGAAGAATTACGTAGTGGTGCGAGTAAGAATGAAGTGTCAGTTAAGCAAGATACAATTGATCGTAAAGACTTTCAATTTTGGTTAACTGAAGGATCAAGACCTGATTTACGTCATACTCTCCATACTCAATGGTCAAAGCTTGCTGGTACAAAATATCTGGATGAATTTCAACATCTAGCACAGCAAGATTACTATATGGATGCTACTAAAGTACAAGCAACTAATCCAGGTGAGGGTTTCCATCGTTGGCATTATGATGGAGCTGGTTTCTTGACACAAGGCAGACAATTTGTGATCATTACATACCTCAATGATGATTTTGAAGGTGGTGAAACTGAATTCTTATATCAAGGTGTACGTGTGAAACCAGAGAAGGGCAAGACTGTTATCTTCCCTGCAAGTTATACACACGTACATAGAGGAAACCCGCCCATCGGTGGTACAAAATACATTGCAACAACGTGGGCGAGTAGAATGCCTCGTATGTGTAGTGAAACTAATGACACTGAAGAAGGATCATATATTGTTCCTAGTGAAGGAATGATCCGTTACTTCAAGAATACTTAATTGAATTCGCTGTCATACTTAGAGTACAGATATTGGAGAACTTCATCTCTGTACTCTAACAACTCGTGGTAACAAATCTGATTATGTGCACATTGGCGAAGCTGAGGATCAGGTTTGTATACTGATTCAATGAACAATCCCAATGCTCTACGGCGTTTTTCAGTTTTTGATTCAGTGTCCATAGAGTTGTGTGTTGAAATGACAATAGTATTTTATCAGATCAGGACTGGGATTGTTGTACAATCACCTACATTTCTTTAGATTTACGATCAAAGAGGTGAGGTGATTGTTCACCATTGAGATAAGCAAGGATGGCATTGACACGATTCATCTGACCCTGATAGTAATCCTGTATTTCATACAAGCTTGTCTTGAGGTCGCTGATGAAGTCGTATGGAGTAACATTTGTATCGTCGTTAATGTACTCCATAACAATGTCATCTAACATCCCGCGCATATGCTTACGGTATGTATCATCATACCTGTTGCTCTGATTCAAGTCGTCCGAGCTCTTTTGCGAGGTGGAGGTAGAGTTCGTCACATCGGGTGTGATGACTACGTTCGACGTTTCTTTGCTGGGACTTTGAGAGGAACTGGAGGGCATCTGCGAGGACTTTAACTTCATTTTGAGTTAGGCGAATACAGTGACGCATAGCATAGGTATTGTCAATAGTATTATAGATCAGCGTGCAGCATTTCGTCAACAGTCATCTCAAGCTCTGCTGCTTTTAGTTCAAGATGATCACAGCAAGTGTCATCATCGTGGAGATCAAGTTCTTCGACATCTACAAGTGAGGTGAGTTTGCCGAAGAGAAAATCAATGAAGTCGGTGTCAGCTTTAGAAAACATTGGTGTAACGCTCGTGTTGTGTTTTGGTGATGTGACCTTCAGCCAGCATATTGTCACATACGTGGCAGAAGACTTGGAACTTCTCAACCTTACTTAGTGCTGTGCCTTCGCAACACTCACGGATGGTCTTGATAATAGTTGCTTTGAGCATAATCAGCAGGAGAGAGGAGCGTAGTCAGAACCGTTGTAGCAATGAACATTGAAGTCTGTAACCTGAGCACCGTTGGCAATGTGCTGGTTAGCATCGTAGATCATCTCAGACTTAACGATGGTGGAGAATGTGGTCATCTCGGTGTCAGCACCAGGATGCCAGGTGACACGACGCACATAGCGCTTGCCAGCAGGAGTGACGGGATAGTAGTCAATCTGTGTGGCGGAGGTCAGGAGTTGCATTGGTGTCCTTTGCTGATGAACATATTATAGGGCAAGAGCGGGCAGTGTCAGGGGGAGAGTGGACACTGTGTGGACTGTCCTAGTAGGTCTCGCCGTCGCGTGCCTTGGGAGCAGAATGGATCAGGTCCACGATTGTTTGCACGGTCTCAGCTTGAGCGTCTGCTGGCATCATACAGACATAGATGAGACCACCCGTGACCACAACTGATGCCAATGACCAGATACCCCGCATCAGGCGTTACGGATCTCGCCTTTGACAACCACGTCAGCAGGGACGCGAGAGATAGTGTAGCGACGAATCTGCTGAGAGAACTGACGCCAGGCATCGACAGTCTCGTTCACGATGCGATTGTGCTGGCGGTCAGCGCCCTTAGCAGTGGTGCACTTGCCACACTTGCGGAAGTAGATGATGGGGTGCTGGGGAGCGTCCACGGTGTCGATCTCGATCTTGTAGTAGCAGTGCTTGACGGTTTGGACGGTCATCGAGTCTCCCTCGTTTGGTATGTACCTATTATAATGCCCCCGCCGCAGTGCGACAGGGGCTCTGTGCCAGCTTATGAACCGAACACTGGCATCACATCGATGCACGTTATTGCGGGATCCTTAGCAAGGTTCTCCATAATGTGTCGAGCATCATCCAAGTTGTAGACCACCACGCTTTGCTTGGCGGTGTATCCACTTTTTTTCTTGGGCTTCCTCCACTGGACGCTGTACTTCATTGATTTTATTGATGTATTCATTTGCATAGGTCCACCTGTGACCAGTGATGCCCCAACGAATCCACGCAAAAGCTGCGTCTTTATACTCTTGGAGCGGAAGTCCAGGTGTAGTGAACACGGGACGCACTAATGTGTAGTCATATTCATTGACTAGGTAGCGCATTTGTCCCGCGACTGTGCTCGGATCGCAATTGTATGTTGCGCAGAATGTACCAAGACCCTTGATACGTGCCTCGGATGTCCACTGCAGAAGACCAAATCCTCCGCGTGTATTGTTATAGCAGTGCTCATATGAGTTAGCAAGCGCAGGATAAAATCCTTCACACGCTAACGGGTTGAAGTTTGATTCTTGTTTAATGTTAGCAAGAATAACAGCAGCTGCATTTTTATCTGTGACGCCATCTTCTTGTATGACATTTAAGACAGTCTGCTCAGATGGACTACAGAGGGCACAAACTAGTGCTACTGATGCAATGGTACTTGCCATAGTGTTTCATTGTGTTGTAGGGGATTGTAGAGGGGTCTCAGGACACCTGTTCAAAGTCTTCGATCTGATCAACACATACTCTATGCTCACCAGCAATCAAATAGTAATGATTTGGGGTGCCATCATCTTGGTCTTGAATACCAAGATAACGCAGCTCAGTCTCAGGGAAATCATACTCCCGCAAGGCTGCCTGAAGTTTTAAATGTAGCAATTCGCTTTTCTGAGGTACCAGCATAAACCTTGTGCAATTGTGTTAGTGAATTGATCTTTTTTTCGGGGTAAACTACACACTCCCCCCAGCGTTCACGTGGTACGCATACACACGTTATGTCATAAGGGCAGCGAGCGTGTTGATCTTGGAGATCACATTTTATTGTAACCGTGATGTATTGTTCATCAATGAAGAATACCATACCACTGACATTGCAGTGGGGTGCGTGAATCCAATCTCCAATTTCAAACATAAGCTTAGTGACGAGATACGGTGTCTTTAATGTAACAGGGTTGACCCGTTAACCATTTAGGATACTCGTTATCTTCGATAGCGAGCGAGAATTGCATCTCATTGTCAAAATAGTATACATCACGCCAACGATTAGTATACTCATCTTGCGTTTGCAAGCGATAATCAGGTTGACCGTTCTCTAGTGTACCAGCTGTAACGAAACGGAAACCGTTTTTCTCTAGAATGGTTTTGTGCATAGGTGTGAGTCAAGTTTGAACAGTGTAACCAATGCAATGATGAATTGCAAGATAGGAAGAATGAGTACGACACGTTGCCGTACTCGTGAACCGTAACTAATCATTTGTAAAGATAACCACCTGCCCAATCAGCGTGCTCCAGCAACCACTCACGATCCTTGATCAGGCGCAGATCAAAGCGAACGTGCTTAGCAGGAGCTTTGAATGATGCTGCCTTGTAGACTTCACCAGTCTTCTTATCAACAAAGGCGTGAACACTGCGGGAGGGAGGACGGTTCTCGTTAGGAACTTCCATAATGATCTTGAGATACTTGCGACCCTCTTCGATCACAAACTTGTACTCAGGTGCCTCGCGACCAGCAACGACACCACGATTGCGAGACTTAAAGTTCATCTCCAGTGCATCACACAGCATCAGCGTCCACTTGCGGACGTTGAGTTGAATGGTGTTGCGAGCATCAGCGCTGGCACAGAACTCAGCGAAGGTCTCGGACTTGGGGTTGGGGAGGGAGATCATTGCTTTGTTTGAACTGAAGTTATTATACAGCTGATGGGTGGTCGGTCAGCGTCAGCTGTGCCACCTTATCAGGTGTCCATCATCCACTGCTGAGGGCATCGTGTTGAATGATAGAGTGTGACGCACCTCACGCGATCTGTTGACAGGAACAAAATGCTGCAATGTAGATGGGAACAAAATCATTGTACCATTTGCTATGGGACATTCCTGCTTAATATGATACCGTTTAGACATACTCATCTGATTCACAGTATCGTATGGATTATTCTGAACAAATACAGTGCTACCATCATCACCAGTGATGTACAACACACCAGAGATTATTGACCACGGATGTGTGTGCAATAGTGTCTCATCACCAGTCTCAGATCTATTCAACCAAGCATCACTGACTTGTAGTCCTTGTGCATATGGTTCTTCGTAGATGTCATTGTACACATCAGCAATACAATCATTGATCCAGCTGATAACATCAGCAAAATCAACATTATCACTAATGCTAGACACACTGCGAGATCCATCTTCAGTTTTTCTCCACGCTACTGTATAGCATTGCTGAAGTAAATGACTGTACAAATCATCAGGCACTGGCAGCTGATACACTGTCGTCGGAAATATCTGAATCTTCGCGATTGATCTTGTCATAGTTCAGGTCAGCGTTGTAAGCAGCATTGAAAGCATCACACACAAATTTGAGCGAGGGATCCTCCTTTGGTTTGGGCGTAGCACCTGCCTTGCGCAGCTGCTGCCACGTCAGCGCAGCACCGTGGGGACGCTGAGCACGGTAGAAGGGTTCAAGAGCAGCAGCATCCTTGACACTGAGCGTGTGGCGGGGAGGGAGAGTGCCTTGAGTCACGGGTGAATTGCGAATGTAAGTATTATACAAGAAAAAACCCCCGCCGAAGGCAGGGGTAGACAGTTCACTTAGTGTCTGCCAGCACCAGTTTATTCATAATACACTCACCATAGAATAGTTGTTTCTCACGAAACACCTCACGCTTCTGCATATCGGTACTATTATTGAACTTCATTGCTACCATCTGTTCAGCAAACATACTCTTATATGTGTGCAGCATTTCTTTCAAGTAACCTCGCTCTTCTAGAGTGAGAGTAATGTCACGTGGAGAAGAGAGTGTAGCGAAAGCTTCTGAAGTGTCAGCGGGAAGAGAATGTGCACCCATAGTATTTTGAGAACTATGGGTATATTATACCACCAAAGTCAAGATTGCTTGTATTGTTGCAAATCTTGAGTACGAACAACATATGTACCAACGTTGTCAACATCAGGATAACTATTGCCACTGTATTGCGCCCAGCTTCCATTAGCAGTGGTACCACCCCAATAGAATCGCGTACCATCATTATATGATGTAGTATTCAATTGATCAAGTTCAACAGAGAACAATCCCTTACCAATAAGTGTGAGTGAGAACTCGGGATCATCCCAGTATACAAATTGCGAACCCACTTCAATATATGCACTATCCTTTTTAGACATATCAAGAGGTACTTTCGCAGTCAAGAGCTGACGATCATTAGGTGTACCAGAGTTGGCAGAGGTAGCAGACACCATTAGTGTACCATACTGCGGACCAAGAACACAAACGCCAGCTGGTTGTGTGATACCAGATGTACTCAACTTACCAACTCTAGTGACATTAGCAGCATCGGGTGTTCTGTAATTACCACCAGTGCGACTAGGAAGCTGTGCAGCAGTGATCTCCATCACATAAGTATCAATTTGCGAGAACTGGTTGGTAACAGACAGTGCGACATATAGTCTATCTTCGTATGCGTTTCTACCATAGAATGTATTGATAGCATCATTCTCAATGGCAGATTCACCAAGTCTATTGTCTACACGTGTGGTAGTACCAGAATCATACTTAAATGTGTTAACACCAGGAGTTTCTGCATAACCCCAACGCAAATCTCTAACAACATCAGCACCATTAGCATTGTTGATAACAACTGATGTGGTTGAAAGAGGTGCACCAGAGTGTGTTTTACTACCAGCACTATCTCTTCTAACGTTAGCAATAATCACAACACCATTAGTATCACCTGCTTGCGTCTCATCACCACCAACAGCAAACCTGAGACCAAAATCACCATTAGGCGAATTAAACTCTTTCTCATAGGAATCAACACCCTTACCAAAGGCAAATGATGTTAAGCGAAGATCGTCACCAGTGATATATGCCCAGTTGTTAGCTGTTGTTGTGTCTGGTGTACTACCATTCCATTTAGTGACACCGTACATACCACGATTGGTAGTACCAGTGGTGTCATATGTATTGCCAGCATAACCAACATACAAGAAGTTTCCATCAGTAGCATCAACCTGGGTAACATCCAGACCAAAAATACCATCAACAGCATTACCAGATTGTCCACCGCCAAGAGCAATAGAAGAATTAGTGATACCCATACCAACTACCGTAGAAGCACCAGAACCAGCAATACTGAGAGGAATGACACCAATTGTTGCTAGCTGTGTATCCGTACCACTATTAGTTTGCGTAAAATGTCCAGCAACAAACAATTTCGCAGTGTTTGCGCTGTCCAATGTAACAGCACAAGCGTGAATCTGATAGTTATCAGTAGCGCTGCCTAATGTGTTGGTATCAGAGTTCACATACTGATAATCCCACTGGAATACCATATCTTTATCATAACAGGTAACATAACCACAACCAAAGTTATTGCTATTAGTAGTGTCAGCTGTCCAACCTACTGTATAAATGTTACCAACTTCATCAACACATACATCTTTAGGATAAGTGTTATAACCAGTGTCATAGATACGTGCCTCAACACCACCAGTAGGACTGTGACGTGTTAAAAGCTGTTGACGCAGACCTAAATCACCGTCCCAATACTGTGACACAGAGACCATTGCATTAGGAAGTTCGTGCTTTGCAATCTCTTGAATATCAGCAGTATTGCCTTGACCAATTGCCTTAGCATATGAAGGAACATCAAAGTCTGTTTGTGCATTGTCAGTATTAACTGTCTGGTCAACGTATACAAATCCAGGGACAGACTTCTGCACTTCAATTCTACTATTAGCTGTAGATTCTTCGTAGGTTTGTAAGAACACAGACGAAGAACTTCTACGAGTAGCACGATCCCACTGTCTATTAGTTGTAGGATCAATCTGTAAATTAGTTTGTGGTGATGTCCATAGAAATCTACCAACATAACCACCAGCACCAATGTCTACCATTCTCTGCCCAGATGACATCCAAGCATTGTAGTTAGTTTGTGTACTAACAGCACCCAAAGTACTAGGATTAGTAGGACTAGCTGATGTATTCCACAATGCACAACATCTTAACAGTTTATATGTCTCAAGGTTGCCACCATAAGAAATACTAGTATCGTACTTCGTCTCCTCCCAACATCTAACACTAGACGCAGGAGAATATGTGAATCTCTTGGTATGTGAATCGTAATCAGATATTACTTCGATAGGACCAATTAAGTCACCATTATGAGGCAACTTAAAGATCATATTATTAACATAAGTGCCGACAGTACCTTGGAACTGTGCATCAACGTGTCTACCAGTTACAATCATATTGTTAAATGCATCAAAGTTGATGCTATCCAACAGAACACCACCATCAACAGTTGGTGCATAATGATAAACAGGTTTCTCGTTTGGATTAGGAGTGTCTGGAAGAATCTCTAAAGCTCTGATTTCTCTGATATAATCAATTTTTCCATCAAAATTAACTTTTGCAATGAAACCAAAATAGTTATTTACAGTAGTTTCTGTAGTACCAGAAACACCATAACTAGGCAAAATTACATTTCCAACGTAATATATGCCATTAGAAAAAACCTTAGAATCAGAAACGTGGATATCTGCTGTAAATGCGCCACCACCTTTATTTGTTGTAGATCCATCATTAAACCAATTGTTCATATCCCTGGTGCTAGCACGAGGGATAGCAAAGAAAGTTCTCACCCATTCGAGAGCACTAGTGGCAGTGTTTCTTTTATGAAGCTGAACAAAGTTTGAATGGCGACCTAACTGCCTTCTATTATCACCGACAGTATTGTCTCTACTAGCTATCTCTTTACCAAGTTGAACGGTCGTTGCTGGTGTTAAACCACCAGTAGTAATATATTCGTACAGTGTACCTTCAGCGGGAGGTTCAGACTCTACCTTACAAACCTTAGTCGGTGCATTATTAGATAGATTAAAATAAATTAAGTCTAACTCAACATTATCCCAATCAAGTTTCAAGAATGCACCAGTATTAGCGGTGTTAATGTTAGAAGCAGAAACACCCGTATCATATAGCTCAGGTCTATTGGTGGCATTCTTATACGGTGCTTCTTTATTAGTGCCAGTCCAAGGAACTAATAAGTTACCAGTTCTATCTAATGTAATCTTAGCATTCTGATCCCATCCACCAGGATATACTAATTCACGAGCTTCTACTGTGACTCCACTGAAAGGAATCTGCAGTGCCTGCATTGTACTACGAGAAGCAGACATATCTGTAGTAGTAGCATTACCTGCTACCAAAATATAAAACTGATCATTATCATAATCAATAACAATATTAGATGTTGACTGCGGGCGACCACCAAATGCAGGACCATCTAATGCATATGCTTCATAACTCTCTTCACCACCATAAGCTTTACCAAGAACAGTTAATGTATCTGTGGTGGGGTCAATTGCATTAGCACTATCATTGACAGCAGCAGATCTAGGTTCAAATGGCGTGGTAGCTGCCATATTTGTACCATCATATGATCTCGTCTTCGTAATCTTGAGATCAGGTGCACCAATCAGAGATGTTTCGTGCTGTGTGGGTGATGTATTTCTGTTCTCAAACACATTAGCGTGTTCAAATCCATTACCCGCATTGTTCAACCTGTTGATAGATGATGGGTAGGACAGAGAATTAGATGAACTCCAAACATTCTCCCAGGTTCTACTACCAGAAGAACTGATCCTCATAATATGATAGATGGCATCACTAGTAGAATCGTTCCATCCAGTATTAGCGTAGTTATAACGCTTTAGATTATAATTATTTTGACCATTTTCATTTGTGGTCACCATCAAACAGACGAAGATACTATTATCTTCAGTATTACAAGCTAGAGCACAAGGATAGACATTCTTCGCAGCCGAAAATGTGTATTGCCAAGACACAGCACCGATAGCACCGATCTTAGCAACAACAGCATTGTATAAACCAGTGAGAGTATTACGCTCACCATTCAGTGTGTAGACTTCACCAGAAGATGACGTTGCAACGTCAAACATACCTGTTGGTTGACGATAACTAGAGTTATCAGCCGTATCTCTCTTTGCTTCTGCAAGGGTATAGAAATTTCCGCCGCCACCAGACGACATCATTCCTTTCGCTGCGAATAATGGCATTTATCAGAACTCCTGACCAGATGTGAATCCGTAGTAGATTGTACCACCATTAAATGTGGTAAAGAGGAAAATATCTGTCACATTAGGGTTGGATGACATAGTTGGAACCACACCACCTGCCCATTTAACAGTACGACCAGTGAAATTAGAGAGGTCAACAGTTCTACCGCCCACACCATCTTGTGTTAAAACAAGAATGAAACTAGTAGATGCACCTGCTTGTTCACCAGTGATATTGAAAGAAGTAATGTTCTCAGATAACGTAGCAGTATGGATAGCACCCTGTGTCAAATCAATTGACAAAGAACCAGAGCTGATAGACTCAGCAATAACAGTCTCAGAATAAGATGCTACGTGCAATCTAGCTGGACTACCACCGCCAACTAAATGCGTGAAGTAATCGTTAGTCTCATCCCAAACTACACTACTATTAAGAGATGTTCCTCTCTCAATCTCAATACCAGCAGTACCATCAGGATGAGTAACACCAGCACCAGTCTCACCACTATTCAAGACGATTGTGTTATCAGAAATCGTCGTGTTTGTAGTGTCTACAGTTGTGGTTGTACCACTAACTGTGAGGTTGCCAGTAATGGTAGCGTTAGGAGCTGTAAGTGTATCTGTAGCAGCATCATAACTAAATCCTGTTTCACCAGCAAATCCAGTGCCAGATTTATATTGAACCTGACCATCTGCAGTACCACCAGATGCAGATTCGGTACCTCGTGCTAAGTATTCCCAACTAGGGTGCAGTACGTTGTTAGCTGCAGGATCATTACCAGTGGTATTTGCAACACAAATATATGCTGATGTTGTAGCTCCATCGTAGAAACTTACAGCATCATCAATCTCATAAGCGGTAGCAGCATTATATGTGCCTCTCCACTTAATTTTAATCTTACCAACGTCGATTGTGAGAGCCATCTAATCTCAGGATACTTGTTCTCTTTGTTTATTTATCAGATAGTATAATAGGTGAAGACACGCTTGTATGTACCCACACAAGGGTCGCCATAGTTACCATTGCTAGAATTGATACTGACTTCAGTCACACCACCATTAGACAATCGTTGTGTACCAGAATGACAGTTACCATTACTAGCAGAGACATTCTGAGTTGCATCTTGCTGCTGCGATGTCAATCCATTCCAAGTAGAATTAGGTGTACCATACGATTCATACTGCTTAGAAATAAGAGTATTACCAATCTGTCTATGGGTAAATTCTCTTTGCTCGCCAGAAATACTAATCTGGAATGTCTTCGTAACACCAAAATCTTGTGCACGTAAGGTATAGCTATTGCCCTCGTCTACCTGCACAGCTGCAAATCCGAATTCATCAAGAGTTCCAGAAAGAATCAATTCATTATTAACAACAGCAAGTGACAGTTCTGGGAGTAAATCGCCAGTTAGGCGGTACGAATCAACATTGGTTGCTAGGATAATATTAACAGTTGTTCCTGTATTAGGTGTCCCAAGACTAGCGCCATCAGCATAGTTCCATTCAGGTGGACCAGAGATACCGCCACCAGAACCTGATCCAGCAGCAAAAATAATACCTTTTGAAAATCCAATAGGACTCATTGGAAATCAAGTCCTCCAACGAAACCTAACCAAGACAGACCATTATTAGTAGTTGATAATGTAACCACGTCAATTCTACCAGCAACGGAAGATAATGTAGGAGGTGTACCACCAGCCCACTTAGTATTAGGTGGCCAGGCAATAGAGTAACTACCATTAGATGTCATCACCAAAGTAACAGAAACACCACGAGCATTTGCTGGCAAATTAATGCTCATCGAAGTGATAGCTTCAGTTCTAGTAATTGCAAACACAGATGCATCTGTTGCATCGATAGTAACAGTACCAGAGCTGATAGTAGTATTATCCACAGCTTCATCAAAACAACCATTAAGTCTTAATGGTGTATTGACCTCTAACAAATCAGATGTCAACATAAATTTGTTAACACCACCCAAATCCATATTTACTGTAGGATTAGCAGTATCCTCTGTGCTAATGGTAAGAACACCACCATCATTAACGATAGTAGCAGGTTCACTTCTAAGAGAGTTCTTATGTAAATGAATACCAGACTTCTGTGCCTGTGATGTATTAGGCATCACTTCAATGAACGTACCAAATGCATTGGTATGATCAGATCTAAAACGAGCAACTACATCATCAGCTGTTGATAATGCAATTGATTTAACATCCAAACGTGCTGCAGGTACGGCAGTACCAATGCCAACACGATCAGTGGAAGTGTCATAAACCAGACCATCAGTCTTAATAACAAGTCCTGCGGATGCTGCTAAGTCAGTAACAGAAATTGTTGCAGGCAGTCTAGCATTGTCAATAGTACCAGTAGTAACCTGTCCACCACTGATATTATATGTCAATTGATTGGCACCTTCCCAGATCTGAGTGGCACGCATTGTACCAGTAACATCCAGATCATATGCGGGAGAACCAGCTGCACTACCACCAATACTGATAGCAGGGACCGACATAATGTCAGTTGCAGGATCATATTCAAATCCAGTTTCAGCACCCAGTGCTAAACCAGATCTATACTGAATCTGATTAGATGTAGTACCTCCAGGTTGCAAACCACCAGCAAGACCACCACCAGCAAATAGATTCCAGTAACTAGTGTTTACTGTACCAGTAACAGATGGTCCTTGGTTTGTATTGTCGGCAACACAAATGTAAGTACTAACGGTACTGCCGTCATCATACCACACAAGGTCATCAACCACATAATCTGTGGAAGATGACCAGTTGCCTTGCCAGGTAAGCTTAATCTTACCAACGTCGATGAAAAATTCTGCCATTTATCTTACGGTGACGACAAGATGCCCACTACTATCTATATTGAATTCCAGACCGCTTGGTGCGAAGAACTGGTGGGTATTCTCTGCTGCAGAGTATTCTGCATACGAAATGTTAGTTTGTCTACCAGCGTAAACAACTGTTAAGTTCGTATTGCCTGGCGTTGGTTTGCGGATGATGTAGTAGTCACCAGCATCACCAGACTCTTTCCAGTTTGTACCATTATATGTTTTGAATGTGCTTTGAGCAGTGTTATAAAACACTTGACCCTCAACAGGTGAAACAGGATCAGTAGCACCACTGATGTCAATCTTGGATGAAGTTGCTGCACCATCAGCTAACTTAGGTGAAGTCACAGCACCATCACGCATTGTGGGTGTGGTGACTGCTTCACTACCACTTACTTGATATAACTTAGGTTCAGTGATTGCTCCGTTTTGGAGGTTAGTAGCGATGATACCACCTGTGGCGATCTTAGCTGCTGTCACAGCATTGTCTCCCAGTTTCGGTGTCGTCACACTCAAGTTAATGATCTTGTTTGTGGACACCGAGAGGTCATCTAGCGTGTCCGTCTGGACTCGCGTGAAATCTTGCAGGGTACCAGTTGCGGTTGCAGGCGATTGGAAGACGTACCCAGGAGAATAAGCAGAGTAAATGCTGCCATTATAGTAACGAACTCTAACATAATAGTTTGTAGAAGGACGAATAGAATCGAGAGGAATTGGGAACAGAGTTTTGTTCGTATTATCCTCAGTTGCGACAATCACTAAATTTGTAAATCCAGCATCTGTTGCAACCTGCCAGTCACTATGAACGTGAGTTTGTCCAGCTGTTTGAGTTGCAACATATGTCGATGTCGTAACATCCATTCTATCATAGATAGTGGATTCGATCACACTTGTAACAGAGGGACATTGAACCTCACCAGGAACAGCAACAGTATTGAACTGAATTGGTTCCGACCATTCTGAGTACCAGCTGGTATTTTGAAGGTCAATATATTCATAACGAACACGAACATAATATGTTTTCGCTTCTTCTAAAATGCCAGATTGGAGAGTGATAGAAGTTTTGTTGTTAATATCACCTGCAGATCTATAAATCAGACCGCTAGTATTTTCAATCTGAGGAGAAGTAGTACCAACAGCTCCAGGTGCTAGACCAGAACTACTGCCAAATGTAGGTGTAAATGCAACTTCCCAGGTAGAAGACACGTGCGTTGCACCATTAGCACCACTAAAACCACTCGATGTAATTGTGGGTGTAATGGTTACATTAGAAGCATTATCGACTGGTGCTAAAATTGAAGGGCGATCAATCTTAGGATTGACATTCGTTTGTGTATCTGTATAGAATGATACAGGAGCACTGTAGTCAGAATAGGTATTTAAATTATCTTTATATCTTACTCTAACATAATACAGAGTATTATATACCAAGCTTTGTGGCGAATATTGATTCAGACTGGAAGGACTATCAATTAACTGCTCAACAATATTGGTGAACAGGATATCAGTAGCAATTTGCCAATCAGATCTAGTATGTGTATTAGCACCAGCGAAAGCTGATGATACAATAACAGGAACTAATGGAGTAGGTGAACTAACTGTAACCGTTGGCGTACCAATCGGAAGACCAGTGTTAAATTCTGCTACTTGCGACCAATTAGAAATCTCACCCGCATCATCGCGATGTCTGATACGAACATAATAAAAAGTATCAGAAGATAATGTAGAAGACGGAATTGTCAACGATGTTAAGTTGACGGTATCATTCTGGTTATAGACTAAAGAAGCTGAGCTGAAAGTATTCTCTGTGGCAATTTGCCAGTCTGTCGAGTCGTGCGCACCAACCCCAGTCTCTCCACTAAATGTAGTGGAGACTAAAGTTGGTGTCAACGATGCAGGCGATGGAATACTCCCAAGAGCGGGTGGGAAAATTAATGCCATTTTGCTTGGTTCCTATACAGTAATTTATGCGCAAGTGGGGTTACAATCGCCCAGGTAGCTGTAAAGGACAGGCCAAGGAGCAGGGACTTGGAAGTCCAATGTTCTTGGCGAAATACCATCAGTTACCTTGATCTGTGCCACACCTTCCATACCGATAATGGGTTGTTCAGCGTGGTTACGATCACGCAGAGGTTTGATGAAGTTGCAGAAGTAGTCATTAGACGGAGTAATACAAGCACCATTAGAGGTGTATGCGAAGTCATAGGTGTGATCCTGACAAGGATCAGCAACCGCTACAAGGTTAATCAAGTCAACCAGATCGAACGGAGACTCAACCAGCTCCACCCACAGTGTGTAGATCTTTTGAGTACCACGTGCAGGGAAGATAGCGGGTTGAATATCATTCTTCACCGAGAAGTCAACGGGCAGGTTAATGTTGGTGTCACCACGGAAGGGACACTCACGAAGAACACCAGTAGCAGCTGCTAATTGACCACTATAAGTGCTGAAGTCGCCAGTGTTAACAATTGTAGGAGCATTAGCGTGGGTGGGATTATTTACTGTGTACACAGTTCTAGTGCCACCGTCCACGTTCTCCATATAGGGGAACTCATTAATCAGACGCAATCTCCAAGTAAACTGACCAGCATCAATAGTGTAGGAAACTGTTACATCCTGAGTCTGGTTGTTACTGACAGTAAAGTTCTGTGCACCCTTATAGTAATCTTGTACTTGCAGTGTGTTGATATCAATGTAAGGCAGTGCACTCAGAGGTGCAGGACCCACGTCAATAACGAAGGAGCGAATCAGAACGTTACCAAAGTAATCACCACAGGTCAGAGTAGTATCAACGAAGCCTTGATCGTGACGCAGGTAACCGTTAGAAACGGTACCAGACCAACCATTATCATACTCATACCACCACATACCCAGTTCAGGTGGGTTAGGAATCACGCTGATCTCGTTAGACACAGAGGACAGAGATGCACCGTTTCCAATCACAACCTGATAAGAGTAAGGATCATTCTCGCCGTGAGGAACACCCTTACAAGGCAGGTCAGTGACACGAAGCACACTACCATTATTTGCCAGAGGAGGATTCAATGTAGAGGAAGATTGAATAGGAATCTCAATCTGAGGACCACCATAGTTCACACGAAGAGGGAATTCCTCATTCAAATTAATGTAGTTTTCTTGATAGATGCTAGCACCATCAAGTGCGCAAGCAGAGTGATAGTTGGTCAAGCTATTACCATAATCTCTTCTGGATCTGTAGTGAGGAGAATTCAGGGGCACATATGTGCTGGCACTATTGGCAACAGTATCCCAGTTATAGGACTTAACACCAGTACTGGTGTCGTAACTGTACAGCTTACGGTACCAGTTGAACTCAATGTTTTGGTCAGTGCAGAGCAGGCGAACAGGATAACGACCATCCTTAGGAGACCTACCAGAAGATTGATAGGCAAGCTCATTCGGGAAGTGTGTCAGTGCGCCATACTCAGTCACCACAGAGTAAGTATTTGCAGTGATAGATGTAGCGCCAGATTCCATTGTCAGCAGGGGCTGAGCAGGAACGTTAGGAATATTATTGACTGTAAGTTGTACAGTATTGGATGTCAGCGCAGTAAACACAGAGGTGAAGTCAATGTGCTGCGAAGCAAATGTACTACCGCCAGTCTGCCCAAAGTAGAAGACAGAACCAGGATGCGATTCATCGACGATAAGATCAACCCAAGCACCAGGAGTGCCAGGAGTACCATAACGTCTGACATTAGATCCGATATATGCACTGCCCGTTGGAGACTCTCTAAGTTCAAGGTTCTTACCCGCCCAGGATGCATCACTTACATCGAAACGATATGTAGCACCCTTAGGAACTTCAAACACGGTGGAACCAGATTGGTTAACCACAACAGCATAATCATTACCGCTAGCAACTAAGTTAAAGATCAAGCGATAACGCAGCTTACAACGGAAGAAGTCTTGATCATAGTTCCACCACTTGTTAGCAATGAGGTAAGAAATAGCAATTTCGTGTCCAGTAACATCTTCAAACGTTTCATTATAAACGTAGAACTGATCACGAGCATCATAGTTGTTCTCAAACCAATCGCCCTCTTCAATCTGGCAAGACTGACCAGCTGCAACAGGACCAGTAGAGAACTCATTCAAGTTATACCACAGTGTTCCACCACCCTTATTTTTAAAGATCTGCCACTGAGGAATAAACTCAAAGTTAGTATTCTCGTAACCTGTTTGATAAGCAAGAACAGAGAATGACTTATAATTCATAGGACGCGAGTACCAGGCATTCTCTGCCCAGATAGCATCATCATTAGGTTGTCCAGCTTTCTTAGTAACTGCAGCATAATCAATCGCTCTAGCAACACCAGAGGTCTTCAGAGAAACATTCTGTACAGTAACTGTAGTGTTTGTGAGCTGAATAGTATAGGTCTGAGTCTGACCAGAGATGTTCTCTTCGACAGTCAGTGTGAGGTCAAGAGTGGTATTATTAACCAAAATACCACTTAAGACACCTGTTTCAGTGTCAAATGACAAACCAGTGTTAGCAATAGAGTCACCAGTCAGAGAGTAATCGCGATCAAGAATAGTCTCCGCAGCATATGTTCTAAGGAACGAGACACCCAGTTGCAGATTGACGGTATCACCGATATTGTAGGTGCCGAGAGCACCAGCAGGTGTGTACCACGTGGTCAGCAGATCAATATAAGGAGAGAATAAACCTCTCATAGATCCATCATCAACACCCTTATCTACAGGCAGATAGATGATCTCAGTACCCTCACCACTACCAGCATCTTCCTGAGCTTCAGTCTGGAAGTACAATTTGTTACCAACAGGGTTCTGATCGATCCAACGTTGAACACCATCACTACGCTGCTTTGTTCCCTCAAGGTTTGCAATCTTGATCAGATTGCCACCAACTTCATTTTGAACACCAGTGAACTGAGCTGCGTCAGGTTCGATCATAATCGTACCAGTTCCTGCATTGACATCCGTAATGGCGTGCCAATATCTCTGCATCACGTTGAATTGCAGACCACCAATGTCATAGACATAGGAAGAACCTTCGGTAGCAGATCCACCAGGGAAGACAGGATCAGAGTAGTAATTATCACCCATCACATAAGGATAGGCAGGGTTACCATTATTATCCTCAGTAATAAAGTATGCGTAAGTACCATTCGGATAGTCAGGTGTCACACAATAGCGACCATTTCTGCTGTCCAGATCACCAATAATGATACGCTCTCCCATATTGGGATGGTTGTAACAGAAATAGTACAGAACGTGAGGTGCATTTGATGTAGGAGTATACTCAATGCTTCTCTGAGTTGCAGCATCAAAACCAGCGACATATGTAGCATAATCAACCTCAACATTTTCTAACTTATAGACGACACCAGCACCATAGACAGCATTTGCATCACCCACACTAGAACCTGCCACGTGCCAACCCTGTGCTTGTGCATCTCCACTTGTGGAGAACAGCATAGCGTGCGTTTCGTTAGAACCATCAGAAAGATTAAAGATGTACTTTCTACCTTTCTTAAAGTTGAAAGCTGGTTTCTCAGCGCTACCAGTTAACAAACCACCAGAGATATAGTAACGACCACCGCTACCAGTTTGCGATGCAGTTGCTGCCTGTACAGTGAAAGTAACGTCGGTAACGTTATCTTCCTCAACACCACCTTGGTATTCAAAATCTTCGATAAAGCTTCCGAGAGGATATGTACCTTGCGCAGGACGCGAACCGAACATATCAGGAACTCTATTCTCCAGCTTCAGGAGATATGCAGGCTTCATACGAATGACAGCACTGCTGCTATCATCACGATCAGAGTAACCATAAGGACCATAGAGAGGATATCCATCAAACGTCATACCAAGAATCTTGGAGTGACCATCAGGATGACGCTTGTAATCACCTTGAATGTTGCTGTTAACAACAATCTGATTACCCATTCTCTGATGATTCACACAAACATAGTACAGAAGTGCAGGACAATCTTGAGGAACAACTATCGTAATTGTACGAGTGGTAGCGCTATCAAAGTTGTTAGTGAATGTAACTGCATCAACAGAAGCACCATCCAAACGATAAGTAATACCATTGCCGAAGCGAACACCACCACCGAAGATACCATCATCGGTAGTAGAGAAGTACATCGGATGACCATCATTACTAGCATCACTTAAATCAAAGATATACGTGTTACCTCTAGTAAAATCAATCTGAGGTTGCTCAGTCGGAGTAGTAAACGTATCACCACGGAGCATATACTGATGAGTACCACCTTGGTTGTAGTAAGGACTGGTTTCAGTCTTTACAGCGGTAGTGACAAGATAATTGACGGTGCGATATCCGAGATCAAAATAAGAACTAGAGAGATAATTAGAACCTGCAATTGCAACAGAACCATATGCACCTAACAGCTTACTAGAGTTGTATCCATAAACATTACTAGTGTTGGGGAAACCACCGTAAGCATCTTCGCCTACAAGGTTACCGTTAGTAACAGCATTGTATGTCCAACCAGGAGTAGGACCACTCTCATAAGAATAATGGTAAATAAATGCGCCCGTGCTAGAAATAGCGAAGGGATTTACACTGCGCAGTGGTTTCGCTTCAATAGTATCTGTAGCATAGTTTGTACCACCTCTCCAATTAAAGTTCTGGTTGAAGCTTTGCTTGTCGATACTATTCGGGTTACCAGCAGTAATGGCAATCTGTGCAACACCTGTTGCCTGAGTACCACCACCAACGTTTGGAGGATCGATATCAACAGTAGGAGCAGATGTATAATCTGTACCTTGATCAACCAATGTCAGACCAGACACATAACCATCCAGCACCGAGATATTAGATGATGCTTGTGCACCAACGCCGCCGCCACCACTAAACTCGATATTGGCGTATGTATAACCAACACCTTGTTCAATAACATTAACAGCATCCACCACACCAATCTGGGTACCAATTGTACAACTACCTGATGCAGGTTGTTCAAACAGTGGGTTTTGAGGTGCAGTATCAGACTCAGTTACTGCTGTACCATAGTATTGATCGCCTAAAAGATATGGGAACTGCGGATTAGCAGATGCATCAAATGTCATAAAGTATGCATAAGTACCACCTGGGAATTCAGGAGTTACGCAGAATCTACCATTGCGGCGATCTAGAGTACCATTTCCAACATATTCGTAATCTTCCACGAATGATCCCATAGGATATGCAGTCGTAGATGGTGCATAACCAACAGGTTCGGACAATGTAATCGTACCCGTCATTGCCTGAGCATTCTCAGACACATAGTAGTAAGTACCAGCTGCAGCAGTTGTTGTGTTCCACAGAATAGTAGCATTGTGACTACCATTGTTAGTCACAGCACCAACAACCTGAGTCGGGTTGTAAGGAGCAGGAACTGTCTGGATCCACATCGGGTGGGTCACAGTTGTACCACCGCCACCACCAGAAGACTGGATAGTGATCGTACCGACCATACTACTGTGATACTCACACTGGTAGTAGTAAGTACCAGCAGAACCAGCACCAGGAGTCCAAGAAACAGTACCAGACTCAGTACCTTGGTTAGTAACACCAGAGATCTGGTTGCCAGTACCAGTACCAGCTTGTGTCTTCAGGTAGAACGGGTGACCAGATGCAGACACCGTGAAGTTGATAGTATCACCTTCGTAGAATGTCAATGCAGGGTCAGAACCATTGATGTTACCAGTTCTGTCGGAACCAGAAACTGTATAATCACTGAAGCTAGATGCAGTAACAACTAAGTTGTAGGTATTCGGTGTGCTACCGCCGCCACCACCAGTGGTGTAAGAAGCATTGACGTTGAACACAAGGTTATCACCGATGTTAGCAGTGATTGCAACATCAGTACCACTAGATTCCCCAGTAAAATCATAATCTAAGTTATCATCAGTAGTAACGTTCCAGTTATAAGTAGAACCAGCATATTGCTGACCATCGCGCTGCGTCTTCAAACCATAAGAAGATTGCATTCTTGCAAGTGTGGTCGGAGAACCAGGACTTGCATAACCAATAGGACCATAAATTGGATATCCATCATATGCATAACCAATCACAGGAGAGTGATGGGTAGCATTAATAATATCAGATGTCGTGTGAGAGGGCAGTGCAGCTGTGTTATTAGTTGTAGTAACCGATGCAGCATTTCCGTAACCACTATACAATGAACAATAGTAGAAAAGGTTAGGAGCATCAGGTTGAACTTGCAGATATAAACCAGTGCCAGGTTGACCATCACCAGGAGTGCCCTGATAACGAACACCAATTTCGTAAGCTACACCACCTTGTGTATGAACGCCATCTTGTGTTGCAGAAACTCTGAAAGGATAACCACCATTGGATGCATCACTTTGATCAAAGTAGTATGTGTTACCCTCAGTCAGAATAATGTTCGGTGTTAATCCACCATTTAAGTAATACTTATTACCAGATCCAGGATCACTGACAGTAACAGTATAGGTTGTACTAGAACCTTTCCAACTATTGACGAGGAAGTTGCCAGTGGTATAGTGATAGACACCAGAAGAATCTGTCACACCACTACCATTATCAGCACCAAAAGCTGCGGAATTATAGATCTTATTGAAGGTATAACCAGTCGGGCAACCAGTGCCATCAGGCAGGTCAGTATTAAGACCGTGCGAATAATGACGGAGCTGAATACCATTCAGAGCCATACCAATAGAATCCTGATCAGTTGTTGCTGTAGGAGTCTCGTCACTAATGTTTCTACCGCCACGATAGACCCAAGTATGGTTATAAGACTGACCCGTAATAGCATTGCTATTATTAGGATTCGGGAAAGCACCATACAGTGCAGGTTGAGGTAAGTTATCAGCAACCACAGTCAGAAGACGAGTGGTTTGATTCAGCGAGGCAGAGGTTGTAGATCCGCCACCCGATACAAATTCACTATCAGGTGCGTGTACAACGTTACCCTGATTCGGAGGAGCAGATTGTGCAATACCAACTGTAGGTGCCTCAGAATATCCAGAACCAGGATTGTTGATAGTAATTTCAGTAATAATACCATCAACAACTGTTGCTGTTGCAGTAGCATCACTACCCTGTAGGTCCCTCAGAATACCCAGAACCAGGATTGTTGATAGTAATTTAAGTAAAAATACCACCAACAACTGTTGCTGTTGCAGTAGCATCCCTCCCCCCACCGCCAGTAAATGTAACAGCAGGCAAGTTCAGAGGGTTATAACCAGAACCACCATTAGTAACAGTAACACTATCAACACCACCACCAGTCAATGCGATAGTAGCTTCAGCTGTTGCACCTTGACCATCACCGACAATTGCAACTGTAGGTGCCGAAGTATATCCAGAACCAGACTGATCAACGTTAATACTGGTAACGTTACCACCAGTTAATGTAATGTCAGCTGTTGCTGTAGCACCAACACCACCGCCACCATTCAGCGAAACTGAAGGAACGACTGTATATCCAGAACCTTGATTCTGAATAGACAATGTGGAAACATAACCAGTCGTACCACCAGAAGGGAATGTACCAGCAAGACCAGGAGAAGGATCGTTATCAGTGACAACGTTCAACAGACCACCAGATTGATAATATGCTGATGTTGGAGATCCATCACTGGTAACCCAAATATCGGTGATGACATCCGTAGAAGGAATTGCTTCAGGAATACGGAACTGGATCTTATCACCCAAAACAGGATTGAAGCGACTAAATTCGCTACCAAGACCAATCGTAACTTCATTACTACCAGCCTGAACATTAATAAAGGTATTAACACCGTCAAGAGTAATCTCATCGATGTCATCAGTAGGATACAAATTGACACTACCACCACCGTACTCTTCGCCAACAGGTGACTGATCTCTTTCATAATCCCAATCAACACTTCTACGAAGCCATTCTTTAGCAAGCTTAGGGACAGACTTACCTTCATAGGTTGTTCTGTTCTGATAACCTTTCTTACCAAGGAACTGACAAACAACACCAGCAGTCAAAGGACCAGAGAATGAAGTACCTCTAATGTATGCATAGAAAGTACTGGTGACAGAGCTGTACTGAGTGTTAGTGTTCCAGTAGTAATGTGGGCAGTAGATAGATTCACCAGGCGCACTGGTAGTAACGCCCTGACCATAGTTCGAGAAACCAGAGAATGTATTATCGAAGGCAGTAGCACCGACAGAAATCTTATCGCTGATACCCTCCATATTATATCTGTAGTCCTGAGGACCAGCAGTACGGGGACCAGGGTTGAACTTAGCTTGGAAACCACCGTAAGCGAAGTTATAACCAAAACCGTTACCTGCAGAGCGAACGTATACAATACCGTTCTCTACAGCAAGATTTTCATAGTCATCCATCGCTGTATCAGCTTCATATGGACCACTATCAAATCCAGGTTCGTTTTGAGGAACGAAAGGAGAAACCTCTGAAGGAAGATTAACGCCAACAGATGCGTTCACCACAGCAGGTCTGTTGTTACCTTTCCAGTTAGGATGGTTCGGATCATTGTGATTAATGATTGCAAGGATTGCAAACACATAGCTGGACAACAGTCCACTACCATTACTGCCCTGAGTTTTCAGAGCATAAAATCTAGTCTTACGTGCAACACCGTGTTGCAAACCACCAACCATAATGGCGCACTCTGTGCCGTGACCATTGTCATCTTCGTTAGAGTCTGCCTCACCATTAACAGTGTAACCAGAGTTATACCCAGGAACTTCGTATACTCTATATTCGTTCTGATTAGAAATATCATTCAGATCACTTGCATAATCAGGGTGGAACAATTCAGGGTGAAGGTTAGCACCTGTTGCAGATGTAGGACGTGATGCACCACGGACACCAGAGTCAATAATATAGCAGTCAACACCGTCACCGTGCTCAGTGTAAGAGAACAGACCATAATCCAATCCATTCTGCTGTTGTGTGATACGTGCTAAGTACCACTTACTAAACATTGCAACTTTACCGTGATCGGTAGCATTCAAGAATCCGCCACCACGCAGACCCACTCGCGGAGTCTCTTGGGCGTAGATGTAAAGCTGCTTAGGAGTTGTTTGCGAAACTGCTAAACGAACTTCGGCATTAGTTGTACCAGGAGTGTTGGTTCTAGATACACCAACATTATACTCAGTACCACCATTATGTGTACCATCAGGTGTTTCGGAAAAAGCAAGTGTATATCCGAAGTTGCTATTATCAGCAACATTAATAATTAATTCGTGACCAGGAAAAAGGAAAGTGAGATCAGGTGCCTCAAAACTACCATTAATGTAAAATTTAGGACCGTTAGAAGTATTGGTAATAGTTGCAGTAACTGAGTATGTAGTGCCAGCACCAACAGTATACGGGATTACATTACCATAATCAGAGGGTTTAATTTGCTGTGCAATAAGGTTAACAGAATCTTCCTCAGTAGATGCCGCAACAGCTGCAGCTTGTCTATCGAAAGAATTAAAAATTCCTACAACATCACCTTCAGGACTGACTTGTTCCTCTAGAGTTTCGACTCCACCAATAAAAGTTTCTCGATCCCACAGAGCACCAATGACCTCAGGGAATTCGTCTCCCTTCAGTATATTGATGAAATTATCATCTTTTGAATCGAAGTCAAGAAACACCGTCTTGACTCTACTCAAGTCTTCGGTGTTTTTTAGTGAAGTAAAACGCTGTTTTGCTCTTTCGATAACAGCGCCAGCTTGATTTTCCTTAGAAATTCTCGCAATAATTCTATTGCTCATTGCACGAATTGAATACAGTACTTTCCCTGAAGGTTATTTATGATCTCAGATCGCCTTTAGTTCTAAGTAAATGCATTTCGGCATTGTCCAGGGCATTTTGCAACTCCCAACCAGGATGGTCTGGACTGGTAATATTATATTTTAATGATGTTTCTCTAATATTTGCATATGCCATACGATCCATAGGTTCTTTGAATCGTGACTGAGACCACAATACTGCTACTCTTCTCTCTCCAGATGTAATAGGCGTAACCCTGTGTTTTATTCCAGTAGGATAACTAAACGCCCATCCAGCTGGCAATTTAATTTCTAGAGTTTCCGTTCCAAATTTAAGCTCTAACACCCCACCTTCATATTCTACAGGGTCATTAAGAAATACCGTCGTACTAACATCAGCTCGTATTCCGATTCCATCGCCCATATGAGTGTGATCGACGTGCCAATCGTAATGGCATCCGATACCATACTTACAAAAGTGTGGCAATGTGTATGCAGAAGTAGCTAAAGATGCATAAACTATTGGATGATTATCAAAATCTTCTTCAAATATTCTCCAGCACGCTAAGGCAGAGTCTCTACAAAGCTGGCGATTATTTTTCAGTTTTTTGTCTTTACTACCAGATTTCGATCCATCTTCCCAAATACTAGTGTCAAATACATTTGTTATATGATTTACTTTGACGTGATTCAGAAGTTCATAACGATAAAACATAAATCAAGAAGGTCTAGTTGGCCAACCAGTGAAATTATCAGGGTCGTAAGGATCAGCTTGTGCTGCAGGAAGGTCTCTCAGTTCTTGACGATATGCCGCCCAAGCTGTCTTAGCATCTTCGGAGAGAGGAGAATCTGGCATCTGTGTCCAGTCAGAATCATTTAAACGTGTAGTTCTTCCAGACTTCAGAGATTTGATATTTAAAGGTGTGCCATCCTCACGATAACTCCATTCCTTCCAAGTATTCTCTATTTTGGCTGCTTCTGCTGCTTCATATTCAGTTTTAAGTTGCTCTAATCTTGTTCTAAGAGCATTGTAAATTTTATCGCCTTCTTCTCTACTAGGACCACCATTGTTAGGTGTCTTATTATAGTTCCTAGGAATCTCATCAGTGAGCTCCGTGTTTTCGGAGATGTAAAAAGATGGTTCAATTACACCATCACCATCATCACTAGATTTCCAATAATAAAACATCTCAAGCTGATCAACATTGGGAACATCCCAAATACCAACCAGCAAAGGTGCCACTAATGTATTGTACTCTTCCTCTTCAATCGGGAAGAACAGAGTAGTTCCATAAGGAGCGTGGTAGGTACCAATCACCTTTTGAACATTGTTAATAACTACGTCAGCTTTTGCGAAATCTCTTGCCATTTTACGAGTTGTGATAATACCAACCAGTCAAAATATATTTATTGCCTTTTAATACCGTGTTTCCTCTGTGTGGGTGTGTAAACCCAGCTGGCCAAATAACTACAGTTCCTGCGGGAGGATTTACACGACGTTTCTGCATCAAAAACTCAGTCTCGCCGCCTTCATAATCATCATTCAGATAAATCGCCCAAACCAAACAACGTGATGAATGATCGAGACCCATTGCTTCAAAATGCCAGACGTGATAACCACCACCTTCTTCAGTCTTCTGCATTTTTATGCAGCTACTAATCAATGACTGATTCGCAAGCTGGGGAAACTCAGAGATATAGTGTTCGAGGGTTGACATCAAATATTGATTGCAACACTGCTGCAGTTCAGGGTTTTGATGTGTAATTAAAGTTTGCTTATCGAGTCTCCCTAGTCCACCAATTTCAAACTGGAATCTACCATCGGCAACTTCGCCAGGATCCATTCCAGGTTGAACGACACAAGAGTTACTCTCTAGATTTTCAAACCAGTTAATATATTTTTGGCATTCTGCTTTGGGCATAAACCCTTCCCAAACACCAATGAAGTCGTCAAAGTTTGATTTAGTCAAATTCCCGTCAAGCATCAGCTCAGCAGGACGAATAGGTGTAATAGGTTTCATTTAGACAATTAATACATCACATTCATTGTAGTTGCCTGCAAGACCACCGTACGATGCTCTCAGTGCAATTTCATTGCTGGTACCAACTCCGATACCATTAGCATCATTATAGATCGCAGTGTTCAGATCTGTCAAGTTGCTATATGTGGTACCGAAGTTATTGATAAAGCTATTCATCCAACCATCGAAGGCAACATCTTCAGGTCTTCTGTCAAGAATAGCCTCAAAACTAGTGATAATCTGTGTACCAATTTGACCGTATGTATATGTACCAACAGCTGTGGTGTTTGCATACGAAGAATTGGTAGCACTAACGAAGTAACGATTGTTTCCATTATTAAATGCGTTCTTCGTTCCATCATTATACAACAGATAACCGTAGAATGTATCGCCATAACCTGCAGAAGTTGTACCTGTACCAGTAGTACAGTTCACAGTAACTATAACACTAGCATCGGCATTAGGTTGTGCAGGACCAGACACTTCAATTTCATAAGTTGTAGTATCTGTTGGCGAAACTGTGGTTGTACCGCTAACAGTCGATGCACCGAAATTACTACTAACAACAGTAGTGGCATCTGTAGATGTCCAGGTCAATGTAGAACTAGACACGGGGTTTGTTGCACCAGTACCAATCTCAAGAACAGCAGGAGTAGCAGACAATACGATAGTAGGAGCTTGCTGCACACTAATCTCAACATACTCTGTTGTAGTTCCTGAGGCATTTGTAGCAGCAACAGTAAATGTTGTAGTTGTAGGTGGTGATACTGCCGTGCTTGTATAAGTGGTCGAAGACAAATTATCCCATCCAGCAAATGCAGGAGAAGATGAATAGGTAACACTATCAGCACCACTAATATCAACCACTATAGAAGCACCAGGATCAGCGCCAACATTGATAGCAGTAACATCTGAGGTAATTGTTACTGTTGGTAAAGGAAGCGCATTAACAGTAACTGTAACCTCTTCTGTAGTGCTTCCATTTGCATTACTCAGGGTCACATTATATGTGGTATCTGCAGTAAGTGTACCAGCTGGTACATCATAGATACCTTCGAGGATATTCGACGATCCTACACCAGGAATGTTAGAAGAAACAAAAGCTGTAGCATCTGGCGAAACATATTGAATACGTGTAGTGCCACCATAATCAATTGTAGAAGGTGTTGCTGTCAACGCAATAGTTGGTGGAGATCCAACATTCAAAAGAACATCAACAGTTGCAGTATTACTTCCATATGGATTACTAACAGTAACAGTATACGTGGTAGTATTGGAAGTTGGAGTTACAGTAACAGTTTCACCTGTCGCAACAGTAGCTCCAAAGTTAGAGCTGACAAGAGTTGTCGCACCAGGAGAAGAGAAAGTAATCTGTGTAGTACTACCAGGCTCAACAAGAGCAGGGAGTGCACTGATAGTAACATCTGGTGCAACTGCATATGTCACATTAGCATATCCAGTTTTAACCAAATCCGTACCATCATAAATTTTGATAGTATAATTTGCAGTTCCTCCGCCTAAAGCAGGACCCTCAAGAACCATATTAACGGTATCTCCGACCACATATCCACTATTAGTAGCAGTACCTGTTCCCTGCAAGTTAATTGGGGTAGATCCCACATCAGCTCCACCAGTTTTTTCTACAATAATATTAAAACTGTAAACACCATCGCAATCTGTAATCTGGAAAGATGTCGATGCAGTTCCAGATGCAGTAGAAGTAGTGATGTTTAAAGGTCCAAAATCGCCAGGAATGTTATCTCCAGTATCAGCTGGCGGTGGGGGAGCAGTATATGCAGTAGCACTCACGCCCAAGAAAATCATATAAGCTGTTTCTTGATAAGTTGGTTGAATCGTAGGATCCGAATTCAGACCAACCGTAACACCAAGAGTGAAGTTTACTTGAGATGCATTTGCTGTTTGAGTGCCTGTAGACAAAGAAACATATCCACCACTCGCCTTAGCTTGAATAGTACAAACACCAGTATTTTCGCCACATCGACCAGTATTGTTGATGTCTCCGTTGACAAATTTAGCTCTCCACGCTTCAATACCGCCGCGCTCAGCTTCCCAAGTCTGTCCCAAGTGAGAGTTGCCAGCAACTGCACCAATAGAATCACCAAAAGACCTATGATATGAAGTAGTTTGCCAAATACTAGGATCCCACGATATCCAGTGCGAGTGAGGTTGCTTAGTAAATGATCTGTGCCCAGCTGTTGCCTGCGCTAGATCTTGCCAATTTGATGTGCTGTGTATGTTTGAGTTTGAATTAACTCCAGTATTACCACCACCAGGACTAGTTCTATCAAGAGTGTGGGTACTACCTGAACCAGGAGTTGAAATAACTGTGAATCCAGGATCGTGAGTATGAGATGGATAATTTTGTGCAGTGTAATTAGAAATAGATCCCGACTCAACTTGTAGATAACTATTTCCAACCAAATTGGTATTAAGTGTCGGACTAGTCGGATTTAGAGTGATACTAGGGTTACCAATAACTTGAACCCTACTAGCAACATCAGAGATACGCATAACGTTTTTACCGCCATACGTTCCACATACATTCGTACCATAACCACTCGGACCACCCAAATGACCCTCTAATTGTGGCGATGAAGCATCTTCTGGTCTAATTCTACCTGTACCAATAGCTTTTCTATCTCTTAAATCAGGTACCTTAAATGTTCCAGTGAGCTGACCATAAGTGCTACCAGATGCATCACCACCGTACGTGGTACCAATAATTTCATACAGTGCATAAAATTCATTTGGATCCAGAGATCTACCGTTACATTCCTGCCATCCTGCAGGAGCATAATAATCTCCATTATCGTCCTTCGGCATCATACAAATGGTGCCGACTTGAACTCCTGTCCAGGATGCTTGCGTTTCAGAGTAATACTTTGCCATCAGATTTTAATGATGTACTCTACGATGATGTACGGTGTTGTGAGGTGATCTAAAGATTTTTTGGGATCGGCAGTAACATTCGCCGTCGCACTAGATCCAGAAAAACTAATTGTAGTTTGTGATCTGGTATATTCCAAGTGATTACTGCAACTACCACCAGAAATTGAATGGTTGTGAGTAATATTTGAACCATTATGTGTAATAGTAACGTTACTTATATCGTATTGAATAATATCAATACTAACATCATCTTGCAAATCCGCATCAAAATGCTCATCTCTCATATCAGATTGATACCAATTATCATTGTGATTGTGAGCTGCAGTTTTTCCGATATCAATAGAGTTTGTTGACGAAGTACTGCCATTTGGATAACTGAAAGTTCCGTTACCAGTAATACTATTAGTTTTTTCGGAATCTATAATGTTTCCAGATATGGTTGTATTAACAGTTGGCAGAATAGTCGCAACATATCCTACTCCAGCTCTTTCATAAATGCCGCCGCCAACGTTATTACCGATAAACTGTTGACCTGCCGAAGTATTAGGAAGTAAAACTTTAGCACCTAAGTTAGGAACTGCAAAACTACCAGCTGTAAAATTACCATCAGCATCTAAGGTAGGATTAATCAACTGTGCCCCAGCCAGTCCAGGCGGAAATGGACAAGCTCTAATACCATTACCTCCAGATGGACCGACGCCAATGACTTTAGCTAGTCCAGGATAATCACGTGCTTGATATATTTTACCATCACAACGTAAGTAACCACCAGGAACACGTTCTATCAAATTTGCATCAGACTGACATTCCTTTGAAAAAGGAACAATCACTCCAGGTGCAACACCCTGAGCTCCTCTAATACTAGCATATACTTTTGCCATTGACTATGATGCTCTGAGATATTTAGTATGCTTTGATGATATAGACCGCAGTCTGATATGGTTGCGTAAAATCAAGAGCAGCATTTCCTAGATTTGGAAAATTAGTAACCGACATATTATCAGAATTGTAAGTCTCATTATATGCAGGACAAGACAAGTTTCCTTTATCTATGGTAACTCTAATCGCTTCGTGCCCGTGAGCTTGAGGTGGTTTAGTCATTCTGTTATTTTCCCAATCATTAGGACCACCCACTTTAGGAAGAGAACCTCTAGAATGAACAGATCTAGCAGTCTGGAAAAGACGATTACTGCTGCTGCCACCACCGCCAGCTGCTTCAGCTGAAGGGTTACCGTTATGCTGACTGTTAAGAGTCTTGATATTAGGGTTATGTCCGTGACCAGGAAGATTTTCAAGACTCATCATTCTACTCTGGAAGTGTAGATTCCTAGAAAAGGCATTATTACCATCATTAGAATTAACCGTAGCAGAACTATATTGAATAGTCTTGTTAGGTCTACCATTGATAGACCAATCTGCATTCAAAGTTGTACTTCCACTATTGGTACCACCATTGCCGCTGTAAGTAGATCCTTTATGGAAAGGAACTTTGCCATTATTTAAATTAGGAACTTGAAATTGCCCCGCTGCATCGGAACCGCCATAAGTGTAACCGATGACTTCTTTTAGTAAAGGATAATCACCGTTACTTACAGCTGCACCATCACAGCTCAACCATCCTGTGGGGAGTTCACTACTACTCCCCGACCACGCCATAATTGTACCGATCGCGGCATTTTTAAAGCCGCGAATTTCTTCTAGATTTTTTGCCATTAGAGTTCGATTAAACGCCAGCCGATAACAGCATTGATATAGAGTAAACCGAGACCTGCGCCAGGTGTTTGAATAATCAACTCGCCAGTAGCATCACCCTGAATAGGTGCACCACCAGATCCAGATGTAACTTTGATTTGCTTGTTATAAGTCAAAGCGTCAGTAACATCCAAGATACGAATCTGATCACCTTTTTGAGGTGATGCGGGCAATGTAATTACAAGCTCAGTTCCAGTGAAGGTATTAACATAGTAGTTAGTATTAGAAGCGACAGTAGTGGCAGCACTTACCTCAACCCACTTACGACCAGCGGTGGGTGTGAAGTAACCAGAAACCTGATTAAGGTCAACACTACCATCAGTATTGACTTTGAAGTTATTAGTGCCACCAGAGTTAACATCTAAACCGCCACCTTCAACTTCGAGGTTACCAGTAACAATACCATTACCACCAACATTAATATTCTTGGTAATACCAACACCACCATCAACAATTACAGCACCAGTAATAGTGCTATCGGATTGAGTGTCGCTGTGAACTCTGAGCGTACCAGAGTTATCGGCATCATTACCGATAATTGTATCACCGTTTGCAGAATTAATACTGAATGTAGTATCAGCGTTAATGTCAGTCTTCTTGATAGTAAGGTTATCACCCAGAGTCAGTGCACCAGTAGAGTGCAGTCTGGAGTTAGGATCGCTAGCAGTGCCGTCGCCAACGAAGTCAATCTGACCAGTCGGTGTCATCTTAAGACGCAGGTCAGCATCATCGAAGACTGTAATAGCTTCGGTAGCACTGATCTCAATCTTAGTAGAACCGTTAACCCACAGTTTCTCTGTAGCGCTAGGAGTTGCCTCACCGATAGACACATTGCTGTTAGCATCCATCTGGATACCACCGCTAGCGTTACCGATACGAGCAGAACCATCTGCCTTAATGACTAGTTTTGCAGTAGAAGCATCGTCGAAGTGATCGTTACTCCAAACTGCATCACCAACCACAAGGTTCTGACCAGCATAAGTCACATAGTTCAGAGAATCATCAGTTTGTCTCTGATCAATATCACTCTTAAGAGTAGTACCAGAATCAATCTGATACATCTTATTGAGACCACCTCTCACATAGAGTGCCTTAGTGACTGTCAGATCACCAACCAACTCGTGCTGACCATTGCCCAGAGCGGTCAGAGTGCCGTCGATTGTCAGGTCACCATTAGATTGACCACCGCCAACAGATTCAACAGGCAGAGTGCCAGCAGAACCGCCACGGACGATGATGTCACCACCAACCCAGAGACCGACAGCGCCAGTAACTTCAGCTGTGTCACCAGTGTTGATAGAGACACGACCCACGCCGTTGCCATCATCATCGAAAGCACGGAAGGTGTGGATACCAGTGGGGTTCAGGTTGTCGCCACCAACCCACAGGGAGTTGCGGAAGATACCAGAACCCTCAACGTCCAGAGTCTGCTGAGGAATCACGCTACCGTTGGTAACGCGAGTGTTCTTGAGGTTGACACCCAGACGCATATCATCGCCTGTAGCAATCGAAGTAGAACCAGTGCCAGTGGTGTAGGTGGTCAGTGCATCAGCACCGATAACACCCCACTCTCTCCATCCATAGGAGGGAGTTTCACCTTGCTGGAATCCATCAATCTGACACCAGATCCAACCCATCGTGGTGTTGTAGTTGACATTAGCAATTCTATGTGCTTCACCAACAGTCTCAGTACCACGCAGTTCAATTGTACCCTCTTGCTTAAAGCTTTCGGATGCAGGAACTGTCTTGTCTTTCGATGTCTTGATCGAATAGGTAAGACCAGAAGAAATGTTTCTGGGGTTGAGTTCCCAAACAGCGAACTGGATGGTGTTCGGTTTGAACGGAGGGTTGAAGACCATATCAGTCTCAACCAGTGCAGGGTCAACACTAGCAATACCAGTGTTAGCAACTGACTTGATCGTCAGAGAACCAGGGTCATCGGAGCTGTCAGCAAACTGATCACCCACCTCAATCGTAACAGGGGTGGAGAAGAATGTACCGCCAGGTGCAGAGATCTGGAAGTCATTCAGCAGGTCAAATTTGACTTTGTTGTTGACAGTCAGGGTGTCAACTGTGATGTCATTGGTGTTGGACTCTTCGTCAGCATTCTCACCAGCAACTCGCAGCACAGAGTCATCAATCTTGGTCTCTTCACCAGAGATAGCGTTGATACGCTGGTTACCCACGAACAGGTCACCGTTAGCGTTCAGACCAGAGTAGAAGACCACACCACCGTCTTGACGCTTCGCCTGAGAGAACAGGACTTCATCATCAGAGAGCACATACTCCTGTCTAGAGGGGAATGCGGTGGAGTAGTTACCAGGACCGAAACCAGTGTATTCAAAGGTGTGGTTACCAGAACGTGCCTGTGATGGACGACGCAGCTCCATATAGACACGGCGGTCAGCAATAGCATTGCTGCTACCTTCAATACCGATCAGGCGATCCTCACGAGAGGCAACCGCCTTACCGTCCATTGCTTCCAGGTTAATAACGCTGTCTCTCTCGATGTTAGTCAGCAGAGATTCAACAGCTTCTTTTGTGACGCTATTCTTGTTATCGTCAGCAACCACAAGACCGTGGACATAGTTGTCAGCAACAGAGATCGTGGAAGGAGCATCCTTGACGGTTGAACCATCACCATCAGGGTCAAACCACAGCGGATCGTCAGCAAACAGTTCAGGATACAGTCTCTCAGTCGGATGACCAAACTTGAAGCTGTTAAACTCAGTAACAGAAGGAGAGAAGTCACCACGCAGACAAGTCAGGTAGTAGATACCATCCTGCTGGTTGTAGATTCTACGGCGCAGAGTCTTAACACGATACACATAGTAAGTGTTTTCAACCTCATCAACGTCAGTAACACTAACAATCTTATAGTCTTTCTGGTTGCCATCAGCTTCGTCACGGACGAAATCACCAGGGGTCAAGGTGTAAACAGGAGCATTACGAATAACATACTGTCTACCAAGATCATCAGCATAATCTTTGAAGTCGTCACGACCACCGTTGGGTTTCTCAGCGAGAATACCTGTAGCGCTACCGCTAGCAAGAATAGTAGCAGTGCTATTGTTGTACTTCAGGTAAGGAAGCAGAGCAAAATCACTACGGAGAACCAGGCGAGTTGTACCACCCTCAACGTAGATCTTATGAATAGTAGGCAGGTTACCACTGATGTCAGTGCTCTCAGAGAAACCAGACCAAGCAACTGCCAGACCAGGGGTGAATGCACCAGTAACACTGCTAAGTTGAACTTCAGTTAGGATTGTACCAGAAGTCAGAGCTGTACCAGCAGCAATACTGGTGTTAATAGTGTGATCAAAGACTGTCAGTTCGATACGGTTAACACTATTAATAGTCTTTTGTCTTGCAGATTCAATAGTAAACTTAACACCGCAATCAGAGACCAGTTGCTTACTATTGCCAGTCAGGTACGGATCATAGTTGTAATCGTTTTGAATCTCAAGGTTATCGCCATTAGGATCAATGGTAGGATTATTACCATAGAACACAGGCATATCTGCAGTGCCATCAATAGCTTCCAGAACAACCTTCTGAGGTCTCAGTCTTCTATTCTCGTCAGTTCTGACTTTAAGGACATAACCGAGCAGGGGTTCTCTAACGTTGTCGATCTCCTTCGGCACAACGTATCTGAGTCTGTAGATACGGTCATCTTCCCTACGGCGATCGTTGATACGCTTGATGTAGGTGTTTGAGGTTGTGATGACTTCTTCATTGACATACTCAGACAGAGTAGAGACACGCTGATAAATTTGGTTGGGTTGTTGCTGAGTATCCAACACATTCAGATACCACAGACCATTACGACCAGGAGATGCAGTCATCTCAGGGTCATACTTCAGCGGATGTCTGGTATTACAGGAGAACACATAGATCTCATCCTGTCCAGAAACACCAACGGTGCCGCTAGAAGTGAAGGAATATGGAACGCCACCACCTTGAATTGCCAAAGCTGGGGTTTCAGCAACCTTAAACTTATTGATGTTGCCATTCGTATTATCATAGATGGCATAATACATCTTGTTCGCATCAATGCCACCAGGCAATTGCGAACCAGGCTTAGCACGGAAGAACACACCAGTTGCTGCCTTCGTAGCGAAACCTTTATCGAAGACGTGAGGAGATTCCAGTTGGAACTCGTTAGTAGCAGGATCAGCAACAGTGACCTTATACTTAAACGGAGTCGGGTTAACATCAAAGATGTACTGGAACATCTCAATCTGGACGCCAGCATTCAAAGCTTCAGGAATGTTAATGGCGTTACCAGCAGCAGCGTCATCCTCAGATGCTGCCAGAAGGAAGGTGTTCAGGTCTTCTGTCGGGAAGGTCTGATCGGGGGGAACTGGTGACGTGTGGCGACCAGGAGCGATGATGTAGTAGACTGTATTGGGTTCCAGACCCTTAGGCAGTCTCACCAGCTCATTGCCGATAGCAGTGTTGACTCTCTTAGGAACCAAACGAACTGGAGTACCAGTGTACAGACCGTGTGCTTCAGGGCAGGAGAAGATCGTAGCACGATAAGTGATAGTCTCACCCTGAGCATTCTGCACAGACTGAGTAGCAGTTGAGAGACCACTTACAGTGAAGGTATCGAAACCAGAGGGGAACATCTGAGCAGACTTCTCCTGAGGACCAGATTCACCACCAGTAATGTCTGGATCCAACTTAGCGTAAATTCTATCTTCACGCTTAGAACCAACCTTATAATCCTGCAGAATATAAGTCGGAGTGTTGTCAGGATCAGAGATTTCTTCAGGTTCACCTGCCAGGTAGACACGAGTAGAACCAGAGGGTTCTTTCGATGCCAGAATGTCAACACCGTAGTATGGAGGTTGTGTGGTGTCGTCAAGGTCAATCGTTTCAGGAGGAACGATATCAGTAACGAAACCGTGCTTATCTTGGAAGAAGGCAAAACCCTTATATCCGATAGCATCCAGAGCTGTGTTACCGAAGTTAGAGTTAGAGTTGGTGATCGAAATGTCAGCACCAGACTCAATCAAGAAGTGATCTGCGAAACCCACCGCGAAGATGGACACAGCCTGAATGAACGCATCGTTCGACAGTCTGACGTGAGCGTTTCTCCACTCGTTCTTAAAGTATGCTCTACCATCAGTGTGGTAGGGAGTGGTAGCGAATGATCCTGTTGACAGTTCTTCAGGGTCAGTAACAGCAACGCCATTCCAGGCAGATTCAAACTGTGCTGTTTCTTCGTTGAACTTAGTAAACGCACGATCGTCTTTCTGCAACGAAACGCCCGTGTACTGAGCACACACCATCGACTTGAATCCAGTAACCTTGGATCCATCAGCGTGCATACCTGCCAGACCCCAAGTAGAACGGATCGACAGGTTGAAAATGTAAGGAGACGCAGAGTCAACAGTATCGATTTCTGCCTGAACAATAGCGTTCTCATTCAGTCTGTTCGGGGGCAGAGAAGCTGTTGTATAGGTCTGACCAGAGATCAGCGTCGGGATCGACTGGTTGACACGATAGAAGAATAGAGTATTATCAGCTGGATCCAGACGTGTGATTAGGAACGAACCGTGCAGGTCATTCGTCAGTCCAGTATCGTCAACAGTAACAAACTGACCCACGAAGTAACCGTGAGGCGCTTTTGTTTTGACCCTGATTTCAGTTGCGTTGCCACCCAACGCCTGAGGAGTGATCGACTCGATGACCTTTTTGTCAGAGAGAGGACCCACAATGCGGTTCTCAAGGTCTGTCTCCTGAATAGCACCATCGACGTTAATATCGATGACCATATTTTCATATGCATCACCAATTTTGTCGTAGTAGAGAGTCAGATCATCAGCGTCTGCAAACTCAAAGTTTGTAATCTTGTGGTGTGAGAAGGTCGGGTCAGCTTTATTACCCGAGTTATCAAAGTAAACCTTCTGCTTACCATCAAAGATGGAGAATTGCCAGAAATAGCAACCACCAGTCACATTAAAGATGGATGTAGTAGGAATACTAGTATCCGTTGGGTTTGGCACAAACAGAGGACGAATCTTCGTCTTACGAAGGTCCATACCCACCAGAGAAGTACCTCTGGGAACAATGACACCACCAGTCGTAGAGTTAAACTTATAAAGGTCATTCTGGGAGTTACCCAGGTCGAAGTTCACATTAGTTGTGAAGTCGGGGATATCATTGACCGAAGCAACACCAGGACGGTTATCAATATAGTGGTCTCCAGGAGACAACACAACTGTAAACTCGTCAAATCGGTCATTATCAGGACCCGATTTATACGAGAATCTAGCAACTTCCAGAAAAGCTCGCTGAATACTCCTAAACGGTCGCGTTGGGGAATTACCCCTATTGTTTACGTCATCCGATGCATTAAAATCATCAGGAGACACATAAACGAAACGTCCAGTCTTACTGGAAATTAGATTCTCTAGTCTGGTAAGTGCCATTACCTAAAATATTATGTGGTGGATATCCTGTTTGGTATTTATCAGACGAACATTCCGTTGTCCGACATATATCGAAGTGTGGTCTTCATATCCCCAATATGCTTCATACCGATAGCACATTGCGGATATGTTGCTTCTTCACCAAATTCATTACGAAATTGATGATCTTCAAAATGCTTTCCTAGCTCATATCGATGAAATTCTTCAACTCCATCTATGTTCTCAAGGAGAGATGCCATTCTCTCGCATTCTTGACTGCCGTTGCTGTAAATAACAGCTGTTTTAGACACTACCATATTGATCCCAGAGTTTGCGAATTGACTGTGTGATAGGCATACCGCCAGTATGTTTCTCTAACAGCTCACCATTTTCATCGATAACAATAAGAACTGGAGTTGCAGTAATTCCGTATTTCTTAGCAAGGTCTAAATTTGCTTGAGGAATAGGTACATCACTAAAATCCTCAAGTTCGACTTCTTCAATAAGAGAAGATCGATCATCTTTCAAAGCTTTGATATACCTTTTTACAAGTCCGCAAGGTCCACAAGAATCTTTTGTGAACATCAAAAATTTATTCATTGTAAGTGATCGAAATTTTACGCTTTAAATTGCCTTTACTATCTAGAAGACTTGAATATTGAATGTCAGCATCTAGAAGATCTTTAATCTTGTCTACCAAATTTTTGGCAATATTCAGTTTAGTCACGTTGTCGCCAGTCATCGGGTTTGTCCTGTTTGAACCAGTCTACAATTTCATCAGCACCATCGAACCCCGTTTTGTAATTAGATGGGTCGGGGTCGCCTAATCCCATCTTATTCATAAAATCATCCATACTGCCCTCCTCAATATCCTGAGCAGCTTGACGGCGTGCTTTATTTAACCAGTCGCGAGCAGTAGTATGGCGCTTTGCCAACTTTTCTGCCCAAATCATATCATCTAGTTTAACCTCTTCTTTGTTGGCAATTTTTTTACAAATGAACTCTAAACGTAGTCGATACTGGGTAGAAAGCATTTAGTCTTTTCGCAGTTTTCCTTCTAATTCTGAAATTCTGTTGAATTCAGCGTAAGCTTGTTCTGAGCGCTCCGCAAGGATATCTAAAATATCATCACGGATAGTGTCGTTGTCAACATAGTCGTCAAGGTATTTATCGAGTGCTTCCTTGAGATACCTGTATCTATGCCATTCTGGTGAATAAGGTTTGTAATGCATAACAGAAAAAAGTAAACTCCCCTTCCTGGGATCGAACCAGGGACCAAACGATTAACAGTCGTTCGCTCTACCGCTGAGCTAAAGAGGAATGAAGGGGGTTGACCCCCCTAGTATATCAGAAGAACCTCTGTTCTGCAATGTTTTGCAGTTGAGGGCGAATCAATGAGTTAGCAGACGAAATGAATCTAACCCAGGAGCTGTTATCAGACCCATTGAACGGGATTGCAGTTTGCTGGTTGCCAGGGATTTCGAGAAACACATCACAATATGCATTGTAAAGGCAAACGAAACGTGCAACAGCAGGTTCCCACTTTTTGTAATCAGTGGTTGCTCCAGTAATGTCTTCTTGGGTAACGTTACGTGCTTTCTTGCCGTACAGATTTTTAGACTTTTCGCCCCATTGGCAAAAATAGTAACGCAGGCAATCTGCGAAAGAGTCGCAGTTGTTCAGTTCATCAATCTTGTTGATGTACTTAGAGAAGTATTTCAGGAACATTGCACCAGCGATAGTGCAACTACCACCTACTTCCTTGGAACAGTTGTTGTCCGTGAAAGCTTTCAAGTAACGCTCAGTATTCTCTTTAGCGTCTTTCATCGCATTGGCGATGTAAGTGCTGCGAGGAGCGTGGAACTTAGCGGTCGGGTTTGTACCAGCGATACCAATGCTGTACTTAGCACAGAAGTCATAAAGAGCAACTGCTTTAGGTTCGCGGGCATAGTATGCCGACTTAAATCGGTGGTCGCCAGTCTGGTTGGTGCGATAATTCGCATCAACATTATGGTCATTGGATTCGATACGGACCAACTCTTGAATAGAGAGATCACGTGAATGAAGCTTAAGCGAGAGCACGATACGAACATCGGGATCTTGCGTGACGCCATAAAGCATAGAAGCGCGGTTGTTGCCCTTAGAGGTAACAACTTTCTTCTGCCTAGGACGGTAGTACCCAGAAAGAGTATCAGCGGAACTGTATGAGAAACCTCCCCTGTTGGCGAGGTGGACACGGTGGTTGCCGTACTTCAGTTCCAAAATACGGTTGTAGTAAGGAGAACTATAAAGATCTCCAACTCGTGCCAGGACGATAACAATGTCATTATCGAAGTAGTTGACTCCGTTTTCGTAATCACGAATAACATCCTCCATAAGGGGGATGCCTTGGGGGCAACGGTCAAGTACAGAGAAGGTTGCAAAATATTCCTTATCGGTACCTTTTACCTTGTCATCAAAAACATCAATGATGCGGACAAGTTGCTCCATACGAAGGAGCTCGGACATTGCAATAGACATTTGGTTACAGTGTGTGCGAGATGGATAACCCATCGGTGTAGGTCTAGACGATCTAGAAGTCGAAAGTCTAGGGGCAGTTTAGAGTCATACCCAGGACTTTTGTGATAGTCGGATCAGGGTCTCCCCATCTCCTAGTTGGAATACTCCTGCAGGATGTCCAACACAGAATTCAGAACGAAGTGGGCACCATCGTGCCAGTCCCCGTTCTTGTCCTGATGTTCACCATTATAGAGGGAAGTCTTCATCTTGTAAAGCCTTGCCTCCAAATCCACCTTTTGCATTCTGGAGCGTGGCATATCAGAACCAGTCACTGGACCACTCTTCTTTAGCATCAACGCCTTTCTGTGATTCCTGAGGTAAAGAACCAATGGGAATATCATTATCACCTGAAGGCATATCACCTTGAGAAGGAGCTGTTGCCATTGCAGCATCCAAACGCTCTTTAGCTTCAACTTCACTAACGAGGTCAATATTGAAGGAGAACGTAATACGGATCTTGCCGTCAGGGTTCTTCTCGATACCAGGCTGTTTGTGGACAAGGTGATCCATCTGAGACGGGAAGATGACAACATCACCCTCTTCAACAGCAAGATTCATCTCTTCCTTGTAACAACCATAACCCCACATATCGGGATCATAGAAATGCTTATTAAAACGCGGTCCTTCAGTATAAAGACGCTCTTGGTTTAGGAAACTAGTGCCTCGGTGAACTTTGGGATCAAACTGAACGTAATAGATGCCCGAAAGGTGCGAGGGAATGTGATTGTGAGATTCTTGGTTTTGCCCAGGTCCATATGCATTGAACCACTGCTGAGAAACCAGGAAAGCGTGAGGATAGAATTCTGCCAGTTTAACTGCTTCCTGAATATTGGCAGACATATCTTGCAAAAGTGCCTGAAGATCAATTTCACCCTCTTGGGCGTGATCCATCAAACTTTTGTCAAAGAAAGTCGTAAAACAGTCGCACTCCCAGCAAGCAGGACCATCATCAACATTACTGTTGGACTTAATAGTATTCCAACGTTCTTGAATAATCGGAGCAATCAGATTTTTCCACTTTTCGTGGGTTTGCAGTTTACCGCGATAGATAAACTTCGGAAAAATAGAAAATAGACCGTACTGGTCTAGTTTGTTGGTTTGTTGCGGCATAACGATGTTATAACGAAGCTTTGACCTATTTATTGTACAATAAAAGGGCGGTTTTTACAACCACCCGATGCGAGTGGCGAGACTTGAACTCGCACGAGCGTAATGCTCAACAGATTTTAAGTCTGGTGTGTCTACCGATTCCACCACACTCGCAAAAAACCTAAAGAGTCGAAAAATTGTCGGAGTTTTTTTTCCGACTTTTAGGTAACTGAAAGTCAATTTTCGTCAGATTCAAAGAAATCTGTGGGTTGACAGTAGACCATATACTCTTCGCCGTGATCCTTACAGATCTCCATCAGTTTCATAAATGCTTCGTAGTCATCAGAGCAATCAAGAGTCTTAAACTCACCTTCATCGGACACAAGGTGGATGGCACGAGTCTGGATGTCAACAATGATCTTGTCAACAACGGCGGAGTCAGGCATAGGTCTTTGTCAGTACCCTGTTATTATAGCAGGGTTTTAGGGATCAGTTGAGGAAGATGGACGCTCCAGCGATTGTCACATTGGCAGTGGCAGTCACGGTGGCGTTCACACCAGCAGCAATTGTAACAGATCCCGCTGCAGCTGTCATAATGTTGTTACCTGCTGCAACGTTGGTGATCTTATTGCCCACCACCACTGTACTCACGTCGTTACCCGTCATAATCTTCTCAACCCTACCGAGACCACCTGAGGCACCGATAATAGTGGTCTTAGCAGGACCACCAGGAGGGATGCTAGGCAGCGGAGGGACTGGAGGGATACCAAGGATCTTCTCAGACTCCCTACCACCAATGGTCTTCTCGTGGTCACCTTTGACGACAGTGACCATATGACCCAAGCTCATCAGGGTAAAGGTACCTCTGGGATCAGTCATACCGATGACTCTTTCGCCAAAGATCTTATCTTCCTGCGGACCTGTAACAGTGGTGTCTGTCATATCAGCTGCCACTGTTGCTTTAGGTGCTGTCTGTACAATCTTAGACTTACTATTCATTGCAAGAGCTTGATCAGCAGTAAGTGTCAAGTTCTTACCAGTATTGACAGTAAAGTTACCTTCACATCTAACATTGATGTCTTTGAAAACTTGCACATCAATACTACCATCGACTTCTAACGTTGCATTTTGAGCAACTTCGATGTGCGCATCTTTACCAAGCTTGATGTCAGCATCACCCTCACAGTGAACTAGCAGTCTACCGCCAGTTTCATTATCCTCTACAGTAACTGCTTTAATCTGTACACTACCATCTTCACGCAACCATACGTGATGCCCCGATCGGTGCATCATTAACATATATGGTTTGTCTTCCGCATCGCAGACCTGCCATAAATGACCCGATCTGCTGACGGTATTGGTTACATTTACTTCGTTTGGTTTTCCTTTGCTTGACATTAGGGACAATCCACGTAGTTAGCAGGATCTCTCGCGAGACTCTGCAGAATAAGTTGCGATTGATCTTCAGGAATACACTGCAGATCAGCTCGACATTTACATCCAAAACCACCGCCGCCAGTAACGACAACATCAGGTGTGTTTGCGCACTGGAGAGGTTTCATAAGAATGATGTTATTGACAAATCCTTCAGGGGAGATAGTTGCTTTAGCAATAGTACTATCTCCGTCAACATAGACTGTAGGAGCTGTGTCATACAATCCACCGACATTGGTAATAACGATTCCAACTAGGTCACAGACAACATTATCTGGTTTTCTCTGTCCAGTATAACCCTGACCACCTCTACGAACTCTCACTCTAGTAAGATATCCGTCGCTATTAATAATTGGTTCAATGTAAGCTCCAAAACCAGTGTTACTTTCAACTGACATAAAGGGAGGTGCTAAGAATCTGTTGCCAGAATCTAAAACAGGGATATCAATGATACCGCCATCGTCATCAATGATTGGTGTGTCAAAGATAACATCACCATTACCATTGTTATTGAATCCGTCACGATCATTCAAGTCATCATCAGATATATTATCATCAGGGAATAAAGTATCCTCAATTTTAACACATCTACCATCTTTACAGACATAACCCTCGGGACAGTCGGCATCCACTGTACATCTGCCACCACCACCAGTATCATCGCCACCACCAGGATCAGTAGTATCATCAGCGCCATCATTCGGAGTAAGAATGATTGTAGCAGTGGATCCAAAGTCAGGAATAGCAAAAGTAATTGTTCCTGGTGTGGTAGTCTCAGCAATGCGATTACAATCAACACTCAGAGTAAAGACTCCGATACCATTTTGGATAAGAATAGTACCTTCTGTGTCTTGAACGATATCCTCTTCATTAAGCTGGGTACCAAAGATTGTATACGGTATGTTAGTACCATCTTCAATGTTTGTAGTTTCAATGGTGATATCCATTGACTCGCACGATTTGATCTCTTCACGTTCGGGAATAATATCAACTGTAGCAGTACCAGGGGTAAGATCGTTATCGAAGTCAAGAGGATCAAGAACCAGACAACCAGCAGCAACTGAAAGTCCATTCAACTGAACAATAACTTGTTCAGAAACTTCACTATCATTCTCTACGATATTATCTTCTCTAAGTTTAATTCTGATGGAATCACTTCCATCTTCACCAACTGTGAAAGTTCCTGCCAGGTCAGCATCAGTTGTAACCTTACGCTTCACACCGTCTTGTTCAATCCAAGAGATGTCATTAAGGGTGATACCTGTTTCAGCTCTACCAACTGTGTAGTTAACAGTTGAACCTTCCTCAACATTTGCTGTGTCAAGAGTAAATGTAACGATCTCGCCTTCAAATACAGATGATCTGTCAGCTGTTAGATTGTAGTAAGGAACATCCAGTTGAAGGACTGCAGGAGTAAGTGGTGGAGGATCAACAGGAACAACTGTAGGAGGATTAACTGGTGGTGGTTGAGTAGTGGGGGGACACATAATGACAACACCAGTTTTTTTCCTGATCTTGCCGCAACCATCATTCATCTTCATCTTGACGTAGAAGTACTTACATCCTTCTTCGTCAGCTTGCTCAGTGACAGTATTGTTGACTTGTATACCTTTGGGTGGTCCTTTTGGTTCTTTCTTAGGACGAGCTTGCACGTCAATAAACCTACCAGCATTACCACCTGAACTGAAGAAAGCAGTACCACCTCTCACAGCTTTAATACTAATAGTTGCATTGACATCAATACCATTAGAAATGTTATCGTCTAGGGTAATTTTCTTTTTCCTAGAATTAACTTTGAGTTTTTTGTTGAGTGTATTGTACTCAGGATTAAGATTAATATAGTTAATCCTATATCTCTTTTGCTCTTTACCACCCTTGTTAGTGTTACGGACAGGGGCGAGGAGTTTGACTGTTTTTGTCTGAGTATGCGGTTCCTTAGTGTTCTTTCTCCTGAAAGTTTTATCTCCGATACTAAATCCATCGAGAGCAACATCAGATCTGGCAGGATCATCATCTACAAAGAATTCGATATCAACTTCGACCTCTGCAAATGCAGAAGATGTCTGAGTAGTATTAAGTGTGGTGATTTCAATTGTAGATTCACTTTGCCCTTCGCCAAATCCAAGATACCCTGAAGCAGGACAGTAATCTTCGCCAGCTTTAGCAGTACCATCAACTGTATAGTAACTGATAGCAGAACCACCTGTGAGGTCGCCATTCCTTCTCAGTTGAACAGGAATCTTTTGACCTTTTGTGCCTCGGGCATCGCCAACACGGAAGAAACGCTGTGCACAACGTGCTTTTCTCTTTTGCAAGTATCTTTTTCTTGCGCGTCCACCTGGGTCATCAGGATCATCTTTTCCTTTTCTTCGTCTTCTTCTGTTACCGTTGTTGTCACCGTCACCATTAGGACCATCAGGTTCGCCTCCATTCTCTTTCCTTCTATTCTTCCTCTTCCTCTTCTTAGAGTCGTCATCATCATTCAGATCATCAATATCATTGATGTCATCGAGATTGCCGTCATTAATATCATCATAAAGCTGAGGACCCCAGACATTAACTTCAGTTGTGGGAACTGCTGGAACTGTAGCAGCATCACAGACACCATTGATCGGGAACTGAGGACCATCTTGAAGATTCTGCAGAATCTCATCCAGATCGTTGTAACCACCCTTCAGACCAGAGAAAGCACCAGACTTACTAGACTTCTTCGGAGGACCATCAGAGCAAGCTGCAGTACCAGTACAAGAGATGCCAAGGATGGACATCACTGAACTGATGGCACCACCAACAACGTCACCTACGGAACCAATGGCACCTAGAACGGAGGAAATACTACCAAAGACATCATCAATAACACCTGTAATTTCGCCAAGAATATTACCCAGAATACCATCTGTAAGACGCTTAGTCTGACAAGCAGCCCAGTTGACAACACTACCAACATATCCCTCAAGAGTGCTGGTTACAAAGTCAGAAACTCTTCCAAAGATGTCGCCCATAGAGCAACCCATCTTCTCCAAAGCTTGGGTGAACCAATCAACAACCTGCTTCAAACAACCAGGCAAAGGAGCAAGCAACGCCTTCACTAGTTTTTGAATGACTTCCTTCAGTTTCGCCATCAGTTCACCGAAAGCTCTAGAGATCAGAGCTTCAACGATGTTCTGAATTCTACTGATGTATCCTTTAGCAATACGTTGGATATCAAACAACTCACCAGTATACTTACTGATGTAATAAGAACCAACGTTACCACTCGTAGATTGAACCGCACCAAAGAACTCAGCCAAGATGGTGTCCATCTTAGTTGCAGGGTTAGATGCACATTTGCCATCTGCAACAGCGACTGAAAACGCACCAGCTTTATTGCCACCAGGAGAGTAATCGGCATTCAGCGCTTCAAGTGCTCGACTTTGATCGTCGTCACCCATAGCACCGACAGGTTTGACACCTAAGTTCTTATTCTTTTCTTTCTGGTCGCTCGAAACGTGAAGGGCAGGATTGGGTGAGTCACCTGTGTTTTTATCCTGAGAGATATATCTCTGCAGAGGACCATATTCAGTCCCTGGTTTTTTTGAACTAGCATTTGCAACGGCACCTTGCGATCCAATGACAAGTCTTTGTCGTGAATCACCATTAACAAAGATACACCAAACGATATCACCCGACTTAATATTATGATTGGATGCACAGGTGGCAGAACCACCTGATGCATTCACAGGCATTAAGACAGCTGCCCAAGGCAGATCTTCAGTTGCAGGAACAGGTATGAATTGACCACCGTCTCCAGTACGGAACTCTTTATTAATGATTCGTACCTTGACCCTCCCTGAACCTTTTGGGTCACGCACATCCTCAACGAAACCCTTTTGCATAGCAAAAAGGTCTCGTGTATTGGCTACATTGTAAGAGTTATCGGACATTAGTTATCGTGAATTTTGCACTCAGGTGCGCCAGGTTGCTGGTCACAGTATAGTTCAAGGGGTGAGGGATCGTGATGATCACCAGCTTCAATTTCTTCTTTGTGATGCTCTACGTATTCTTCTAAATCGTGTAACTCTTCTTCGATGTGACGACGTGCTTGTGGAGAAGTAGTAGGATCTTCGAGGATCTTTTTATCCTTCTCGATGTGTTGTTCGATGGAGTCCATTTGAAAAACCTAAAGGGGTGATTTTTTGGCGGAGTTTTTTTTCCAGAATTCTGGTTTATTTATTCGAGATTTCAGATCTGATCAACACCTTTGGCATCACGATCTTCAATCTGTGCTTTGAGTCTTTCGAGTCCCAATGCTAATTGACCATACAATTTGGCAAGAACAACTGTATCTTTTTCCTCTGCAATCTTGTCCAGTACTGCAGAGAGACCACGGGTCATTTCGGGTGGATATTGTTCGAGAAATTCTTTGTTCATTGTTAACAATTTTTATTCATAGAGTCCTTAACGAGTGTGGCAGCAGTAAAACACTCGCGAGGTGTCATAGTATATCTATGCGCTATCCTAAAGATAAGATAGGCACCGCTTCTACGAAGATCCTCATCGTCAGCATCCTTGGCGTGGTCAGGTTTAGAAGACTGGATGTGCAAATTAATTTTGTCTCCAGCTTTTAACTGAGAATTGCCAGGAACGACAACGTTGGTCACATTCATTGCCATTGTAGCACGTCGTGCATTGTATTGACAAATAGTATAAGGACCCCAATCAGGGTACTCGGTTTCTACATCACCACCATCTCTACCAACAACTTCAGCTGCCTGTTCTTCCTCGTTAAAGAATGCTTCATTAGTTGTGTCAATCTTAAAGGTTCTAATTGCAGCTGTGTTGTTAGATGTGGAGGTGAGGTATTCGTCCAACCACTTGACCATCCATTCAGGGAAGGCAGTTTGGGTGCCAATGTGACCCCATTTACTCCAGTGGTCCTGTAAGTTCCACCTTTCTTCCTTGAATTCTTGAGTGTCTGTGTTGGTCACTGCAAGTATAGCAGCAAACACACCTTTGTCAGCCATTGCTTTGAGATCACCATCTCTCTTGACTGAATAGTGTTGGATGATTAGGTGAGCTGGGACCTGATTAGTATTTGAAGGTGCTTGATAGTATTCCCAGAAAGGTTTGATGCCACTGTATGCATCATTTCCTGTAGATAAAAGATGATCGATTGAAGCAAAGTTATATCCCATTCTTGTTCCCCACAAGAAATATCCACAGGTGTTTGCTTGTTCTCCTGCCTGAGGAATAGACTGTGTACAAACTCTCCTTGCCAGTTTGTCAAGAGAGATACCTTCACCAGGAATCAGCAGCTTATTAAATGGTGCAGGACCCATCGCTCGAAGAGGTTGTTCCATCTTTGCATCCTGAAATGCAAGCGCCATAATACTATCACCTGTACCCTTGTAAGTATTCATCGCCTTGAAGGTAGAGAATACTTTGCTGTCTTTTTTAATCAGATTAAGTGTCGTATACTTTCCTTTAAAAGCAATGAAAGGAGTACCATTGCTACCAACAATAAACTCGTGAGTTACTTCCTCTTCGGAAGTTTGATCAGTGACCAGTGTAATTATAAACTGTTCTCCACCTGACAGTGGTAGATCCTGCGAACCTAAGTCATTAAGAACCGCTGTTGCAGTAGGACAAATCCTTTCGAGATCTTCATAGTAAGTAAAAGTATTCAGGTTAGTCGTCAACGGAATCTCCGACCCACCATCCATTATGATTTTACAATCTACTAGTTTCCAACCTACTTGTGCTTCTGTTACTGCTTCAGCCATCAAACATCTCCTTGGAACACGTGACCACCATCTCTAACTGGTGAGGAGGTGGGGAACATTGAAACATCACCATCACTAGACACACCACCACCATCAGCGCTTCCAACAGCAGGCGCAGGGCGTCCAGCACTTACAGCTTCCATCAGAGACTGCTTCAGGTTGCCCAATGGTGCTAGTGCTGCACCAAGAGAGGCAGCAAGACCAGATTCCATACCCTGAGATTCCATACTCTTCTGCAATCTTTCACCAGTATTACGAACATTTGTCGCAAAATCTCTAACCATATTAGTGGCAGGAGACACTAATAAACCAGAACTACGGTCGCTATATTCTGAAGGATTTTGCACAGAAGCAGGATCGTAATCACTGTCAGGACCATCCGAACCAGGAGTCCCTTTAAAAGGAGCAAACTTACTATACTTCGACAGTGGATCGAACAGACTACTACCAGAACGACCCACATCAGCTTCATTAGTTCCTGTTTCCCAATGAAGGTGAGTGCCATCGGGACCTTTTGGATCTGTGTTTCCAGAGTAACCCATCAGTCCAACCTGTGTTCCAGCTGGATAATGAGATCCAACCTTAAGTTTGCTAGGATTTTTCATATGAGCATACAGATGGGTGATGCCATCGCTGGTGGTGAAGTAAATCGAGTTGCCATATCCAGCATCACCGCCTCCTTCACGACGTTTGTCTACAATTTTAGCAGGCTTCGGCAAGTACATAGGCATATGTAACTTGCTGCCAGTAGGAGCGATGTCAACGCCTTGGTGCATTCTACCCCAACGCATCCCACGGTGTGAGCTAACTCGTACAGCAGGACCACCTATGCCGCGGCCACGTCCTCCAAGAGACATTATACCGTGGCCACGTCCTCCTTTACCTCCTCTACCCTTTTGCTTAGGTGTACGACCACCCTCAGGCAAACCAAGCATCCTCCGCATATTTGGATCAGTTACATTCTTGTACCTGTTGTTGTATCCAAATGCATTACCACCAAGGTTTGCATTATCTCTAGCATTATCAATACTTTCATTAACTGATTTACCCCAGGAGAATGGGTTGAACAAATTAAATCCTCCACCTATACCGTACCCACGTTTTCTTTTTCTAGGTTCACGACCACCCTGAGGTAAGTCTGGATCATTCTGTCCAGCTGCAGGATCAACAGCAGGTTGTGGATTACCATCAATAAAATTGCTGATGCTACCAATAATATCACCATTGCCACCACTCAAAAGAGCATTAAGCTCTTTTACTCCAGGAAGCACTTGCATAAGAGGATTGCTAGTAATACCTTTAACTAAATTAAATACTCCTCCTATGACAGCGCTGATACCCTTGATCAGCATAGTAATTCCGTCAACAACTGCCTTAATCGTATTCATAACAAGATTAAGTGCTGGTGCTAGAGTCTTCAGTAAAAGCTTGGCAATAATACCAATAATTCTACCAATATTTTTGAGAGCTACAATGAATCCACCACTACCACCTTCTCCATCACCTTTGATACCAAAGGCACCAGCGACAGCATCCAATGCACCTGTAATAGAACCAGCAAGTGATTTAAACGTATCAATCACAGGACCGAAAGTCTTACCCCAGTCGAATGTCTTGAATGTGTTGGCGAATCCTTCACCCAGGAACTTACCAACGTTCTCACCCAACCAGGCACCAGCTGCTGCACCAACAGCAGTACCGATAGGACCGAGAGCACTACCCAGGATACCACCGACCACGGTACCGACACCAGCACCTGCGCCAGCACCAGCAGATCTACCAATGATCTTCGCTTTGTCTTTCTTCAGAGTGCCATCAGCAAGACCAGCTTTAATCTGTTCATCAGTCATCTCAGGATTCTCTGCCCTCAGTCTCTCCATCTCCTCAGTGTTCGCTTCCAGAGCACCGAAACCAGCAGAGATCAAGGAACCAAGGACAGGAAAGCGCTTGAGAACAGATCCAGTGCCCTTCACGGCAGCACCAGCTCCATCTTTAAGCATAGTACCAGTTCTACTTAGCAGTCCTGGCGGTGGTTTTGGACCAATCATCGGTGCTCTCGCTCTCGAAATTGTTTCAGCAAGTTTGCCAGCAGCACCAGGAACACCACGAACAATACCAGCAGCACCTTTAGCAAGACCCTGAGCACCACGCGATCCAACTTTACTTACTTGGATGGCAGCTTTACCTAGATCAAAGTTTGCAACAGCAGTCTTAATACCACCAGCAAAACCCTTTAATGACTTACCTAAGGTTGCAAACTGTCCAGGCAATGCTTTCAATGCACTACCCAAAGAAGTAATAGTTTTTACCTTAAGGTTCTTAAGGTTCTTAACTATGTCATCAAAGACACCAAGGATTGCAGCTTGAGGACCAGCAGCTTTCGAGACTGCGATAAACTGCTTGACTCCCTGCGGAGTTGCCGCAGAGACTGCTTGTCTAGTAGCACTGACAGCATTCTGAGCACCTGTCCTAAGACCTCTACCAGCACGGAAGAAACCACCCACTTCATCCGCAAGACTACCAGCACCACGTGCAACGTTCGGGAAGGGGCGACCTGCAGTGCGGAGAACAGATACATCATCGGCACCAGTGATGCCCTGCATAAACAGCTTACGCTGTGTATTGAGATTGCCAGGGGCAGCTTTTATTGCATCTAAACCTCTCCCTGCTCCCTGTCTTGTACTACTTACAAAACCAGCAGCTTTTTCTCTAGTAGTTTTTAAAGCAGAGACAAGAGAATCTTTTAAAGTCTTAGGAGTAAGACCAGTTGCTAAAGTTGTACTACGTGCACGTGCTCCCTGTCTGATAGCAATGTCATCTAGTTTGTCAGCTATCGTAGCAGTATTAGTGGCAGCAATTCTGTTTAAACCAGCTTCAACACCATCGAGAGCTAGATTGCCAGTTCCTTTGATTGCTTTGCCAGTTAAATTAGCAGTTCCTCTTGCTGCATTTGCTATCCCTTTACCAACAGCACCACGAACTTGACGACCAGTGGTCGCATACCTACCAGACTTAGCAGCGTCAACACCCATAGATGCTTGGCGCAAACCAAACATACTAAACCCAGGAATGGGTGTCAAGAAATCTCTAACTTTACCTGCAGTCTCTCTTACCTTGACTTCAAAGTCTTCTAGTCCTTGAGCAATACCATCCAATCTGTCTGCAAAACCAGCAAGACCTCTCGATATGCCATCAATAGCTGAGACAAGGGCAGCAACACCAAGAGTAAGAGCACCAAGACCCAGAACATTCTTCCAGTTAATCTTGCCTGGTAGTTTTATATCAGATTTCTTACCTACATTCTTTTTTCTAAACTTCTCAATGGCATTCTCTTGAGCAGAGAACTTGTCCGCACTAACACGCTTCCTAGAAATGGCATTCTGTGCACCCAGAAGACCATTAGTTTTTATCTGAGCATTCAGGACATCAGATAAAAGATTGTTAGTGATCTTCTGCGCATTGATCTGGGCACTCTGTGCTTGAAGCTGAGCACTATTGACCGTAAGCAGCGCTTGTATTTTACTTTCGGACGCCATTTACCCTGTTTGTTGTTTAAGTTTCTCTTCTTCAATGTATGCAAGAAGGAGAGCAATGTATACTTCTCTTTCCCACGGCATCATATTTTCAATCTCAGTAAGACTGTATTTGTGATGCTGCATTAGTGCGAAGTTTGTCCTAAAATAATTCTCTAGAGAATTATAGGACATCGTTACCCGAAAAAAGACGCTAAACCCTCCAGGGTATACTCACATCTTTCTTTTGTGTTCGGATTAACTACACTGAATGTATGTGTTAATTTAGGCATAGTCGCAAAGAATTCCTGTATGTTAAGGAACTGTTGCGATGTAAGACTATCAAGGAATGCAATCAATTCTTTCTTACTAGACGATGAAGACTCGTGGACTTCATCACCATCAATAATTTGATCAATGCATTCAGCAATCAGCTCAAATACTTCTTCAGGTTTAGTTTCAGTATCACCAAAATTATTTTTGATGAACTGATCCAGAGAAGGATACTTCATCTTGACAGACACATCTTCTGTCAACTCAACAATATCAGTATGTTCTTTAGGTATTAAAACCTCCACATCTTCCAAGTCAATTTCAACATCAACTTGAGTTTCATTATCATCTGTACAGGTGACTTTCAGCTCAAGAGATTCACTCACAGACTTAGCACGAATCTTCAGGAACAAATATTCCAGATCAAACATTGCAAGTCTCTTGATATTCAAGCGACTCGTGATGCAATTAGTAAGCAGTGTAACCACTGCATCCTGAATTTGTTTTTGATCTTCAGATTCTAAAGCAAGGAGAAGTGTCTTCTCTTCTTTAACGAGGAAAGGTCTATACTTAATTGTCTGCCCTGTAGAGGGAAGAACAGTTGTATACGAAGGTACATCAAGTTTTGGTAAAGCCATAGTGTTCGAGTTCAGTACATTTATTTATCGTCAGTCACCCAACGCATCTTTTAAATTCTTCGAGAACTTCTTAGTCTTGTCATTGATTCTCCTAAGTTGTTTACGAAGCGACTTAGGTAAGGGATAACGATCAAGTTGTGACATAGATTTGAAGTTAGTCAGAGCATCCTCAAACTGTACTTCATATCTCTCATAGTATAAATTGACAGTGCAAGTAACTAATGTAGTAGTACCTGCATCCAGGGGAACGGCATCGATAGAATATGGATAGACTTTCTGGAACCAGTATCTCATTGATTTAGTTTGAGATCTGTTGACAGGTCCAGGTTCAAACTTATCAACCAGAAGTGACATCTGATACTGATCAGGATAAGCTACCCGTGTGAATCTATTTCTATCTCTATCAGGACTTTGAGTCCACCCTTCCATCATCTCAATATCATTTCCACTACCATCTACCTCTTGGAAAATCTTATCAAACCAAGCGTGGAAGACCTTGTACGCTGTCATATTAGCATCACAGATGAAGGTCAATGATAGATCATTGTACATCTTCATCGTTGGATACTTCATACTGTGTCCAGTATAGTATCCATTGACCTGTCCAGTCGCTGCTTGCACGCTAGGTAACGACGCCGAACTACACAAGAATTCCATCGACTCTCGCGTGTCGTTACTGACATCAAATCCTTTCAGATCAAGCTGCCAGATTGCAGGGATGGTAACTCTAAATTGGTTAGACTTGGCAATGCCACCACCACGTTTTAGCTGCTTGCGCAAATCATCGTAGAGATTCGCCATCTAAATATAGCTTAAGATACATTTTATTTATGGCGTACTCTGGACAGTACAAACCAGTGAACTACCAGAAGTACAAGGGCGACCCTCGTAGGATCTTTTACAGATCATCTTGGGAGCTTATGTTTATGAAGTACTGCGACAGAGAAGAGAATGTATTGGAGTGGGGTAGTGAAGAGATCATCATACCATATCGTTGCCCAACTGATGGTAGGGTACACAGATATTATCCTGACTTCTATGTGAAGGTCAGAGATAGGGATGGTTCTCTAAAGAAATATATCGTTGAGGTCAAACCAAAGAAGCAGACGAAACCACCTAAGACACCTCAACGTAAGACTAAAAAGTATTTGCAGGAGGTAAATACTTTTATGAAGAACACTGCAAAGTGGAAGGCAGCAAAGAATTACTGTGATGATAGAAGAATGGACTTTCTAATTCTCACGGAGGATCATCTTGGAATCAGTCTTTGAAAAATTAGAGAAGGCACAAGCTGGTGAAGATCGTAGTCCTGCTTGGTGGCGTCAGGCGGGTAAGGTTGCAATGCGTTCTGCTCTAGCAGACGGAACAAAAGATGCTGTTATAACTAATGAAAGAGTAAATCGTGATGACGATAATCAAGTATCATTCACTCCAAAAATTGGACAGTTGATGATGTTTGAGTATGATGCACGTGTATCTAAACAGGTGCTTCCATTCTACGATCAGCTTCCTGTGGTTCTTGTGCTGCAAGTAAAACAAGATCATTTCTGGGCAGCGAACTTACATTACATCAGTCCAAAAAAGAGGATGAAAACTATCGAGGCTTTATTAAAAAACAAAATCGATGTACCTCGCAAAATCATCCATAAATATTTGAAAAGTGATGTCAAAAATGGTGGTCTGTTTATACAGATCGCAGAAAGTGATTGGGACTCAGCGATCTACTTACCAACAGAACAGTTTGTATCTGCAATAGGAAAAATAGAGATACCGTTTCCCGCTAATAAAGTATGGCGCAAATATGATCCTGATTCCAAGTATCGATTCAAAGCTAAACGCAAGGTTTCCTAATGGCAAAGATCAATAGTGGTGGTAAATCACTCCGCTTCCCGTCAGATAAGGTAGCGGATCACGATGACTATATGATGTTCACGGTCTATGAATATCAACCACCTTTCCGTAAAGCAAATTGTATTGGTAAGGCAGGGGGAAACCTTTGGGGAAGTAGATACTCTCAGTATGACACCACTGGTTTTGGTGGCGGAGAACTGTCTGGTTCACCATACAAGAGTATGATTCTCTATATGCCAGAGGATATTAATGATTCACACACCAGATCTTGGGCGGGAAAAGGCGTCACCAATCTACAACGTGCTGGTCTGAGAGCATTTGGTGCTGGTCTGGATGCTGCTCCTAATCTGATGAATAATCTGACCGCAGAAAATGTAAGTGCAGCTGCCAAGTCAATGCTACCACAAGATGCTGCTCAGCAAGGCAAAGCTTTATTGAAACAAGTTGTTATTGAGCAAGCATCCAGCGCTGCTGGTGTCGATCCTAGCGTTGCATTTGGTGGTGTGTTAGGTCAGGTTGCTAACCCCAACCTAGAGGTTATGTTTGACTCAGTGGGACTAAGAGAGTTCTCATTTGGTTGGACAATGGTTCCTAGGAATCAAAAGGAATCTCTGATTATTAAAGAGATGATTTGGCAGTTCAAAAAAGCATCTGCACCATCGATGGAGCAGGACGGATGGTTTATGAAAGTGCCTAACGTATTCAAGATTGAATACAAGCAAGGCAGTAGATCAAATCACTGGTTAAATAAGATGAAAGCTTGTGCACTAACAGGCGTTAGTGTTAACTACACAAGTGGTGGTAGTTATGCCACCTATGCAGACGGTGCACCCATTGCAGTGAGCGTCGGTCTGCAATTCAAAGAACTTAAGATGGTTCTTTCTCAAGACTTTGGTGATTCGTTTAGCTCAGGTCAACAGTACTACTAATGCCATACTTCAGTTACTTACCGAATATTGATCTTGCTGTTCGACCTATCAAGTTCCCGTGGTCGGAACAGCAATACAAGGTAGCAAAAAATATCTTTAGAAGATTTAAGCTTTCTGAGAGTGCTTTAGATACTGCTACTTACTTTAAAAAATATGTGATCGACGACTCTGATCGTCCTGATGTTGTGTCAGAGAATGTTTATGGTCGCTCTGACTATGACTGGATCATTATGATGTGCAATAACATCATCAATCCATACTTTGATTGGCCAATGAGCACATCTGTGTTGATGGAATATATCAACACGAAGTACGACAATCCATATAGCATCAAACATTATGTTACCACAGAAGTAAAAGACTCTGAAGATAATGTTGTTCTACCTGCAGGTCAGATTGTAGACGAGAGTTTTTACAACTCTCCAATGTGGGTAGAGTACAACAAATCTGACGTTGACTTCCCTACACCAGATAATGAAACAACACTGGAAGTATCTAGAAAGCTAGAGATCACTAGTGTAAGACTGATGCATTGTTCTTGGGGAGTATGTACTACTTCCGTTTCATCTGGTTGGGGGTTTGAAGAACCGCCTATCATAGGATTCTCAGCTCCTGGTGGAGACTTCGGTCCCTTACCAGCTGTAAGGGCAACAGGTTATGCAGTTCTGTCTGACACAGGATACCTAAAACGTATTGAAGTTACATCTCCTGGCGAGAACTATACGTATCCTCCCATTATTACTTTTGATGGTGGTTTAGCAGGTCTCGATGCTACAGCTGTAATCGAAGAAGGTAAAGTAACGGAGATTCGTCTCGATGGTACTAAGTTTGATACTACTGTTGCAGATAACATCTACGAGTTTGGTAACGGTACGACCATTGCCGCAAACGGTACAGGAACTGGAACGGGAGGAGGTTTTGACGTTGGTGGTACGCACCTCAGATTCGGTGATTCTCCAGGAACCCGTTACGCTACCCTTAACCCCGTAGATATGTCAACTTATGACACTGTACGTGTCTATGCTGTCCGTGGTAATGGAAGTAACGGTGGCGAAACACCTGATGTCAGTGGTACAGAAGATCTTTACCTGAGATATCAGATCACTGATGGTGCACCTGTTGAGGAGAATTGGGTCAACCTAGGTATCGTGATCGAAGCTGTACCTAACGGAAGTGGTACTGGTGTTCTTACTAACTATGACTTTGTGGTTCCACCGAACGTAAGAACCCAGAATGTATACTTCCAACTGTATCAACCTGGCAATAGTGGATCAGACTATGACCACTATGGTATTACTACAGTTAACTTCCTGAATACCAGTGCTTATTATACGGACGCTAATGCATACATAGCAAACAATCCTCTCGATACCACAGGTGGTGGTGCTGCTGCAAAAGTAGTACTAGGTAAATCTATTGTGGACATTGTTATCACCAATGGTGGTTCATATAATTCTACGTATGAATTAGGTATCAGTCAAACTGGTGGCAACCCAGATCAAAGAGCTTTTCTGCAAGCAATCCCAGGCGAAAGTCCTAACACATTTGCAGTGGGTGATGAGATTACTTTCTCCAATGGAACTGTTGCTGAAGTCACATCGTATGCAGCAGATAACTCAGTTGGTCCATCAGTTAGTACGATGACAGTTGAACTGAAGACTATCGATGCTAACAATCCTATCGATGATACTATGTCATTTACTAGCGATACATCTGTAGGTATCGTAAGAAGTGTGGTGTCTACTACACTGTCAGAACCTCAGTATGTTGACAAGCTTGGAAACTTATTCAGGTATCAACTCAATCGTCCTTCTGGCACTAGTGGATGGGAGAAGTTAGTGCGTGATGGTTTCCGTTACTACGATCCAGGAACACAGACTGTTGTAAACAAGCTCGGAAAAGATATTGCTACACCAGTCGATTATTTCCAGTACGAGACAGAATTAAATGACAAAAAGCGCGAGATATACATCTTGAAAAAGAGGTACATCTCACGCTTCTTGCAAGAAATGAAGGAGCAACTTCCTTATAAGCGCTCCTCCGATTTTATCAGCGAAACTCTGAAGAGATCAAGTATCTGATCCAGGCATCTCATCCTTTTCAGACTTCTTATTAAATCCGAAGGGATCACCCTTGTCTTCCATCTTCAGTCGCAATGCTACTGTACCGATGGATTCAAGGATCTTCAGAATATCCTCCGCTCTGGCATCCTCACCAAGTTCTTTGGCAACATACCAGTACTTTGGCCAGAAGGTTTCACCTGCCTTCTGGTAATCTTCGAGAGTCAACAGTTTCATCAGTCTTCCTCAGCAAGGCGAGCGAAGTAGGACAGTTGATCCTCATCATTACTAGGAGTAATGTCGGGTGCATTGAATCCCGCATCCACAGTTTCAGTCTTCTTCTCAAACTTAGGAGAGAAGCTAGGAGTGGAGGGTACAACAGGTTCAAACTCTTCGTCATCAACAGTCGGAGCAGCACTCTTCTTATTGATACCGAGCACTTCATTCAGACGTGCTTGGAGTTCTTCATAAGACTTGAACTGATCAGCAGCAGTGAAGGCAGACAGAGAATACTGCTGCTTCCAGATGCGCTCCAGTTCATCATCATCCTGATGCAGTGCACTAGGAGAGTCAAACTCAGACTTATCGTAGTTCCAGTAACCAGCAACCTTACAGATCTTCAGTTTGAAGTTGGCACCTTCCCACAGGTCGAAAGGATTGATAGGAGTCTCGTCCTCAAACTCGGGTTGCATTGCCGCAGTGATCTTGTCGTAGATCTTCTTACCGAACTTGTACAGGAAGACTTTACCTTCGTTCTCAGGGTGGGCAGGGTCACGCACAACATAGATGTTGCTGTAGTAAGACAGCTTACGCTTCTGCTTACGTGCAACTTCCTTGTCGGCATCGATGCCAGAGTTCCAGAGTTTGCGGTTGACTTCACCGACAGGATCCTTGCCACCAATGGTGGTCAGGGAGTTCTCGATGTACCATCCGCCAGGACCCTGAAATGCGTGGGAGTATACTTTCGCCCACGGCAGTTCCTCACCATCAGGTGCGGGGAGGAAGCGAATAACAGCGTATCCGTTACCAGACTTGTCCAGTTCTGGTTTCCACAGACGGTCATCTCCACCGCTGCTGGACTTATTGATCTTCTCTGCTTCCTGCACGAGTGCTTGAAGCTGGGAAGTAGAACGGCGCTTAAGGTCGCTAAAAGACATTTGGATTTCCTCGGATTGAGTTGGATTTGGTTTGAAGGACCTGCACAGTATAGCACAGATCCAAGCCACTCAACGGACTTGAACCGTTGACCTACTGTTTACAAAACAGTTGCTCTATCCAGCTGAGCTAGAGTGGCAGTACGTCAGCGCTAGCAACTGACGGGCATCAAGGGGGATCCCACCCCTCTCTCACGTGGGTTGGTGTTCCGATTCTATTTACTCTCGGAGACGCGAGCCAGGATGCATTCCAGTCCCTTATGCACTAATTATAACGGTTTTCTCAGAGGTCGTCAAGGGATGTTCCCTTTCCTTTGAACCGCTCAGTCATCTCAGCGTGCTTGTCATCAAACCCTTCGGTGATGTCCTCCATACGCTTCGCCCAGGAATCACCATACAACTTGCTTGCTTCAGTTCCTTTAGCGGGATTGATACATTTCTCATCCCCATACTGATTACAAACTAAACCTGCGAGATCAAACTCGTTTCCTTCTGCTCCAGTGCCAGACCAGTAGTGTTGCCCATTAAGCCAAACTGCTCCACACTTCTCGCACTCAACGCGATCCATTTTAAATACGGGATCATCAGCCATTGTTGTTGTCCTCTGAGGGAAAGAAAGCAGATCCAAGCTGTCTCTTCAACTTACGTCGCATCATTTCCATACGGAATCTAATCCAAGCGTAACGGATTTGAAGATCAATGTAAGCGAAGAGTCTCATAGTCTCTTCGACACCCGCGTAGGCAATTAGAAAAGCAACAATTAAAACTGTCGTCCAAAGTCCTACAGTAGATGGGTCCATACAGCACAGAGCTACTTAAGTACTTATTTATTGTATCACTTTGACACAATATTGTCTAGGTATAAAACCTTAAGATTCAGTCTAGGTCAGCAATGGTACGTTTCAACGTGTCAATCATCTCATCAATGTTGTTGAAAACGTCTTTCACACAAACGTCTTTGGGGATTCCAATAGCATCCATAACCTTGCGAACATCATTAGCCATTAATGCTGCCGTTTCGTCATCATTCTTTGACAATTCGACACGCATCCACAAGATTCTTTGCTTTTCTAAAAGAGTTTCAACAATTTCCACATACTCTTCACGCTCGTCAGCTGACATAGCAGGAAAAGCAAGCGTCATCTCTGCAAGCTGATCTTGCAGAGAGTTAATGATCTTGATTTCTTTTTGAACGACTTCAGATTCCCTAAAACTCATTAGAATACCAACTTAGCTCGACTTGTTTTCTTGATAAAGTTAAGACGCTGAGCGTCATACTTTAGTTTTTCTTTCAGAGGTTTTGAAATGAGCTTGTTAACAGTATCAAGTTCGATACTATTCATCTCACAAAAATGAACCACGGCATCAATATAATTCATATCGTGGTTATCGATGACCAGTTTTTCAATTTCACCAGCAAATTTTGTAGCAGTCATAAATGTATTTTCTATTTCATCAGGTTGTTGAGGCATTTGTCATCTCGTATTCTTTGATCGCCTCAAGTAGTTTAAGAAAGTGGGGTTCTTTGACAGAAGTTTCTACAACCTGACACTCACCATCTTCGCAAGCAACGATGGCAACAAATTTTTCTACTTCAATCTTGTAATGTTCATAGAACATATACCCATAGGCACACAGCTGCGGGAAATAATCCTGAGCGATGTATGACTTCTTCGGTGACTTAGATGTCTTGAAATCAATCACAGACAGCACACCGTCAAACTCTGCAATAAGGTCTACTTGTCCAGCAATCTTTAACTTGTCTGACCAGAGCATCGACTCGACAAGGCGAGGTCGATCTATTCTATCTATAACACTTTGAGAAGTGCGAAACATCTGGACTGGTAAGGGCGAGTCCTTATGGTCATCCAGGTTAAGTTTGTTTAAGATGTACTGCTCAGCAATACCGTGAAAGTTTGTGCCACGTTTAGCAGCACGAGTAGAGGTGCGGTTAGCAACCTCAGCTCCAACACGATTACGCCACTTAGCAATTGCCTCTCTTTTCTTCTTACGATTAGAGAGGACAGTAGTAACAGAGGGGTAGTGCTTGTCCCCTACGGAGTACAAGCGCCGCCCCTCTACAAGACCACGTTTTAGTGTAACAGAATCTAGAAGTTCAGAATGATCAAATTTTTTCATTGTAACCTTGGTTGATCTTGGAGACCAGATACGATCTAACCAGACCAGACCTTACAATATCCTCAATGTTGAATTCGATCTTCGACATCTCGGGCATACCCTCAAGGATTTGCATAAAATCTAGAATGCCAGTGCGTTCTGTGACCTTTTGAAGGTCGGTTTGGGTGGCATCTCCAGCAAACATAATCTTGCTGTTCTCACCAACCCTAGTGATTATACTATCAAGTTCGTGGAAATTCAAGTTCTGAAATTCATCCACAATTACAATAGCATTATCAAGAGTCGTACCCCTAAGAAAAGAAGTAGACCAAAAGCTGATAGTTTCTTGACGTTGAAGGTCGTCATAGAGTGTCTCAAATTCCTTATCAGTATACATCGAGAACATATGCTTCACCATATTCTTATAAGGAATCTGGTAAAGGAAGCTCTTGTCGTCGTGTGTACCAGGAAGGAATCCAATCTCTCTAGTAGCAACTAAAGAGCGGACCAGATATACCTTTTCGTATGGAGAGTCTTCCGAAAGGACTTCTTTGAGTGCATTGTAGACAAGGCAAAAGGTTTTACCTGTACCAGCTGCACCATAGGCAATCAGGTTTTGACCTTTAGCGTACTCATCCCAGAGTTTTTCTTGGTTCTCTGTCAGAGGTTCAATGTTCCTCATAAGAGATGTGTTGATCGGTTTAGATCTTTTCATCTGCTTAGTAGAAAGAGCTGCGGTTGACTTTCTTCTCGGCATAGGTGTTGGTTATTTGTAGGGTTTGACGTTAGATCCAGGTACTTGAGAAACCTTTTGAAGAACTTCGTTCCATCCTCCATCAGTTTTGTTTCTCCAGTCTCCAACCTCTCCCATTCCTGCTACACCAGCGGACCAGTCCTTGTCCCAATCGGGATTGTCCTTTCTCCACTGCTCGTAATTAGCAAGAGAAAGGTTTAGTTCTTGTTTCTCACCTGTGTGACGATTAACTACTGGATAAATCGGCATAACTATTTATTTAAATCTTTGTACTTGTCAGCATTCTGTTCAGTGAAACCTTTTTCCCAAGGATTTAATTCTTGAGAACCAAGTTGCAAATCAATAGCATTTTTAGATGAAGTGCCTCTCATACCACGTTCAAACTCATAACGCTGCTGTTTAATCTTAGCATTTTCTTTTTCCTGTTGCTCATTGAATTGCATCTCTTCCTCATCAGTGATGGGATCGCTGCAATCAACTTTATCAACGTGGAAATCAGTAGCGCTGCCTTCACCGAGCATTCTCGGTGTGCCCATAATTCTACCATACTTTTTAATGTCTTCATCAAAGTGACTGATCTTATTTTTACGTTTATCAGTAACTTTATATTGAGTATAATTTTCGGTAGGATTAGTAGTGTCGTTCCAAGATGCAGGATCAGCTGGTTTAAAGTTATCTCCTCGTTCTTCCCTAGTCCTGGTATGATTATTCATATCAGGATAACTGGGGAAAGAATCATCGGATTTATCAGCAAGATACCTAAGCTTACCAGGAGCAACACACAAATCAGGATTCATAGCAAGAAAATCTTCCAGTCCTTCTAGGGTTAGGAAGATCTCGCCAACAGATTCACCTGTTTCTCTATTGTTAAATTCGTACTGTGGCATCAGAATTTCATCACCGTAATATATCTAGGCACATATGCAGAGGTAACAGGAGGGCGACCCGAATGGGGTATCCGACCATCGAAAGATACTACCCTGCCAGGTTTAGGTTGCACAGCTTTAATAATATTATCATCTAGATCGTAGAAGATAGTCTCACCACCCCAGTCACGATGCCATACTGCATTAGTATAGAACATAACGGTTCTATTTTTGGGATCGATATTATCGATATGTGCCGTAGGTCTATCCATTGTCCTCAGCATATTTGTATAGACATTACCTAACGCTTCATAAGGAGGTAAGTCACATACGTTTGCCAACCCCTCATACAAAGCTGCACAAAGTAATTCATCTTCCTGAGTGCACTCGGGTGCACCTTTATGAATACGTGTCCAATAAAGTTTCTCTGCTTTAAGATCTTTATCACGGATAGCATCTGCCATCTGCTGCTGCAGAAATTCTTTTTTAAATTCCTGCAGCTCTTCTTCAGTTCTTTTAAGACGCAAGAACTTTTTGCTACGTTCTAAGGCATCAGTATCATTGGTGCGAGCAAGGGTATAAAAGTTTCTAGAAAGAAACTCAAACACCTCTGTGATTGCACTCTGATCTAGAACGTTATCATATACCTTAATGTCATTCAAGAAGTCCATTCAAGCGCCTCAGCAACGGTAGGAAACTGTTCGATAAAGATCTGCTTACAAGATTCTGCAAGGTCCATATGCTCCTTCTGGGTGCCGTTGGCGGTCCTCAGATTGATGTAATGGATCCACGACCTGCACGAGCCCGACATATAGATTTTTGTGGGCGTGGCGAGGGGAAGCACAAAACGCGAACACTCCTTTGCGATTCCCATCTCAAGCATTTGCTGGTAGATATCCATAGCACTTTGGAAGTGTCGCTTGATAGTAATCTCAAGTTCTTGCTTCAAGAAAGGGTCAACGTCATCAATAGAATTCTGACGGTTCTTTGTATCCTGGCGGCGAAGATCAAACAAAGGGATCTCATCTGCCAACATAGAACTGTCAGCATACCGCTGGGAAAACTCTTGATATGTGAAGCTACGGTGACGAAGCACTTGAGCTGCGATGCCCCTGGTAGTTTCCAGTTCCAGAGTCATAAATGCCTGCTCAAATACAGACCAGTGGTTGTGCTTAATGCAGTAACTTAGAAGTTTAGCGTAGTTAGGATTCTCTTGGTTATTTGGATTCGACACACGTGCTACGTATGCCATTGTGGACTCAGCGTCAGGAGTGACAGAAATTAATCGTGCAGTATTCATCAGGAAAAACTAAGACGGTATACGCCAGTATCGATAACCTTGGGAACAAAATTCATAGAGATGCTAACCCGCCGAACATCATCTGTAAGGATTTCAGTTTCGTGCGTGAGGTTACTACTCCAGAGAAACAGTATACCTTCATTCGGTTGCATCGTCAAGGTCTCACTATTAAACTGGTTAGGTTTAGCAGGATTGGGAGAAATATATGGAGCAGTCTTCTCCTTAGAGAAGTGCGTAAATGTTAGACCAGTAGAACCAGGAGGAAAGTTCAGATAGAAAGTACCAGATACAAAGCTATTAGAATGACTGTGTTTATACTGCCACCCACCTTTTCTGGTAACATTAACCCAACACTCTGGGATAATATGTTCTTTCGTCATCTTCCATTGATAAACATCCTGGGTGAAATCAATGTAAGATTCTGACAAGAACTGTTGAAACTCTTTGATAAGAGGATAGTCTTCATTAAGAAAACTATTTCCAGAAGTATTCCAAAAGTGCAGTAGATCATTACTAACGGGACAACCGTCAACACCAACTTCTACAGCTCTCTTCTGCATTAATTGACGAGTTAAATCTTTCAACTCATTTGTTTTATCTTCATCCCATTGGTAGATGCCAAGGGGAGTAGAAAACATAGGGACAATTTGTTCTCTCATCAGTTTCTTTCAATACGATAACTGTATGCACCAGCAGTGAATACGGAAGGAGAAAAGTTCATCGAAACAGATACTCTAGGATCTTCACTCTTAGTTTCGTCAGTATAGTGTGCGATATTACTTGGCCAGAGAATCAAATATCCTTCGATACAATTTGCAACGTGTGCTGCCCGATTGAATTCTGTATCATCAGACTGATCAAATCCAATATAAGGACGATTAGCAGATAGATTTGGATTAGTTAGAACTAAAGGTGCAGCACCTTCTGGCATACGAACATAATATGTACCAGATACAAATGCATTGGCGTGAGAATGAATGACTTGCTTGCCACCCTTCTTAGTAATATTAACCCAACAATCTGTAATGAATGGTGTAGGATTTGTATTCCATCCTTGCACACCCATAACGAAGTCTTTGTAAGCTGACTTCAAAAACAATTCAAACTCTTTGAATACTTCTTCTTCTGGATTGTCATTAAGGAGATGTTCACCAGCGTGCTGATAAAAATGAAAGAGTTTACCAGCGTAATTATTTTCTCCTGGTCTCGGTTTTTTTACCGCCCTACGAATTGCATTTGCAAATTCTTCTTGGTACTTCTCGGGGAATTTATAATAACCAATGGGAGTAGTAAAGATTGATTCTACTAAAGATCTTTCTACATCTCTATACTCACTGTCGATGTTCATACCCAAAACCTTTTTCTGATTTTTTGCGAAGTTGTTTTTCTTTCAGTTGTTTCTTTGCAACCCTAAGTTGCATTTGCATATACTGAAGTTCTTCTTCAGTATACAATTCTGGTCTTTTGTCAGCGATCTTCAGAGCTTGTTTTGCTAATCGGATCTGGTCTTTGAGTCGGGTCATAGTAGGCTTTGTAGTATGCAACGATTCCGCTGGAGATCTTATGACCCTGGGAGATCCAGTCGTGGCAACACTCATAGATTGCCTGTCCATTATTAGGGATGGTATCACCACCAAACTTCTTCAATAGAATTGCTAGGCACTCTTGCCTCAGCTTCATCTTGTGGTCGGAGTAACGCCAGTCAGTCAGGGATTCCATCGTCATCGTTGATTTCATTATAAGTGAGAGAATTTGCAAACAAATCCTCGTATTTTACGTTGAGGTAACTGGGTGTTCCTTTGGTCTCTCCACCCATAGGAGGAGTGTAAGCATCTGGGTCAGAGTAAATCTCGGACTCCAGGGCATTGACCAAGGACTTGAGATTTTTCAGGATAAGCTTGAGGCGTTCCCGATCGGGTTCCATAAGACCTGTTCGTTTAAGTATATAGTAGCACAAAAAAAGAGGGGTCGCAACCCCTCTCAGTCGATCTTCCAGTTTTTTCTGCCACGTGACTTGAGATAAACCCACTTGGCATAATGTACACCACGATACGTTAAGAACGCGAACGTTTTATCTGGATCGTGTTTATCTGGATCGTAGTCTGGAAGGTCATACTCAAGTTTGACCTTCATTGTTCTCCTTACAGTTTGTGCAGGAGAATAATCTCACCGTAAAGTAATGACATAGCTGCAACACAACTCAGGGATACGATCCCAGCGATTTGTAGTGCTTCCATATCGATCACTTGGTGTAAGTGCGACCACGATAGCAGAAAGTGCCGTGAGTCTCTTTGGACTCTACACAACGTGTATCATACTCAACACCACGATAAGAGGTGTGAGAGATCTGAGCATCGTGCAGTGCAGCAGCTTTGTTGATCTGCTTTTTGATCAGGTTAAGTGTGTTAAGCATTTGTCTACTCCTGAAATACTAGGGTGAATTTAATCTCCCGTTCCTTCAGTCGTTTGCGTCCCAGTAATACTCACATTCTGGATTTGATTCCTTTACGGTCTCTACCAGCTCCAACTTAAGTGCATCACTAAGTTGTTGGTTTGCCGTAATCCTCAGCAGTAATGCATCGGTTTGTTGGCAAGAGAGTACTGTATACAGTAGAAGTTCCACCATTGGGATGAACGCTCCGTTCCGCGACTTACTTGCGTCCTATGTATAAGCACCGTCGCATTGACCTTCCACCTTTGTCTTGAGATACCCAATTAAACCCCACTTAGATCTTTGATCTAAATTAGGATCCATTTGAATCTCCACACTACGCTGGAGGAACCTTTCACAGGACATATGCCACCCATAGGGTGACCCGTCATTATGATGGGCAAGGGTCAATGCCAACAGTAGACTTACCATTGGATGAACGTAGGACTACTATAGTCCTTATGTTCTATATAGTCAAGTCTTTTGGTATAACGTGTTACAGTTTACTTTCTGTTACCCCATTGGATCTTAGGAAACGCTTCCTTGACTACGTTCTCAGTGATCCGATATTTCGATTTAAGTTTCTTATCTTTTGCCAAGCACACGACTTCAGCTTCAGACTCGTGTAACCCCTCCAGGAGACCCACAAACATCGTCTCGCGCTTCAGAGATGCCAGACTATCAGCACCACCCTTCACGAAGTAGTGAAGCAGTCTATGCTCCGTACTGAGTCGCGAGTGCTCTGTACCAGCTGGCGACTCGTTCGGTTTGTATGGGACACTACCCTCAGGAAGATTCGATTCGATACTAGGATCGTAATTGATAATCAAAATCTTCCGAAGAGCATCACTGTTATGCTCCCTCAGGAGCTTGATCTTCTGTTCTTTGGTTTTTGCATTGCTCACCTTTTGGAGCACTTCAGATACTAATAATTCTGCCATAGTAAAAGTATTTTTTAGTATTTAGTCTTCTTCCTCTTCGTATTCATCGCTGAATGTCAGAGAAATTAGTTCGCCAGTATATGCTCTACCGTTAGAGTCATACATTTCGGGATGATCAAATGGTTCTTCTTCATTACCACCGTTCATTGAAAACACAACGTCGTTACCTACCCATCCGATGATGCCTCCTAAGACAAAAAAGATGACGCACGCTACGCCGCTAAAGAATAGTGTAATTGCTACTGGCATTTCTTACTCCTGTGATGTGTCCTCCCACTCTAGAGACAATCCAAAATAGATTCTCTTGCGGAAGAGTTTAAGTGAGGGGTTAAAAGCGAACCCCTTGCGCTGCTTGGGTTCCTGAGGTTTTTTTGCCCTCCTTAACATCAACTCTATGCCTTTATTTATCTTGGTACTCACACAAGACCTCGTTGTTGGAAAAGCTTTGCAGCATCTACGAGACCACCCACGTTTCTGCCTTCAAAAATAATTTGTGGAAAGGATACATTTTCTTTTTGAAGAGTTTCTTTGATCTCTTCGATAGTAAAATCGCTGTCAAGTTTCATCTCAACGTAATCAATATCAGCTCGTTGAAACAACTCTCTAGCAAGGTCGCAATAATGGCATCCCTTCATCGAGTAGATAATATTAGGCATTAAAAAAGAGGGTCGTTAGACCCTCTGAGTATAGCACAGGTTAACTGGATTTTGCCAGCACCTTTAGCGGCGACGATATACTTTATTTAGAGAGCATTACCTCTAGGAAGAACTTCCTCAGGGAATACAAACTGTTCGTGTGGTTGGTCAACTGGTGCCATCCAGGCACGAAGACCTTCGTTCAAGAGAATGTTCTTCGTATAGAACGTTTCAAACTCAGGATCTTCCGAAGCCCGAATCTCCTGACTAACAAAATCGTATGCGCGGAGATTAAGAGCGAGACCAATAATGCCAATAGAACTGGTCCAAAGACCCATAACAGGAACAAACAACATAAAGAAATGAAGCCAGCGCTTATTGCTAAAAGCAATTCCAAAAATCTGAGACCAGAAACGATTAGCAGTAACCATACTGTACGTTTCTTCCTCCTGCGTGGAATCGAACGCCTTGAAAGTGTTAGCTTGTTCTCCATCTTGATACAGTGTATTCTCTACAGTGACACCGTGAATAGCACTGAGCAGTGCTCCACCCAGTATACCAGCAACTCCCATCATATGGAAGGGGTTGAGTGTCCAGTTGTGGAAACCTTGTAGGAAAAGTAAGAATCTAAAGATCGCCGCAACGCCAAACGATGGCGCAAAGAACCAACTGGATTGTCCAAGTGGGTAGATGAGAAATACACTAACAAATACGGCAATAGGACCTGAAAAAGCAATCGCATTGTACGGACGGATACCTACTAAACGA